CTAAGATATATGTCTTCTTCAGGAACCTCTGGGTATCCCCAGCACTTCCTGAAGATTACATCTCCAGTAACCTGCATTATATGAAACAATTATAGAAATGTCTTAAAAATGTTGAGTTAATATAAAAAAATCGTAAGGTAACGAGTATCAATAAGACATTTAATTTAATTTCAGAAACAACTACCTGAGGCAATAAATTGCCTCACGACTTGCTCTGGAGATATGAAATGATTATAGTGATACCTCAGAAATGTTGAATTGATATAAAACCACAAGGCAGTGAATATTAACAAGGTATTTAATATTTAATAAGAAGGTTATCCGGAGGAAATCCAGCCCCTAACGGAGCTGGATATCCTCCGGATAACCTTCATATATGAAACCATTAAAGGAATGTCTCAGAAATACAGAGTTAATATAAAATAAAATGAAAGGAAGTAGATAGAATGAGTATTTATGGAGATTTCTTATCCAATTTTAGCAGTGAAAACAAAAGATGGAAAGCAGATTTAAAGAATAAAACATTAATTTGTGAAGATAAAAAATATATAGAATCTTCTATGTATGATATTCGTCACGATTTAATCGTGATTGACGGAATTAACTTTGATACATCAAGAAAGAAATGTAATGAAATATGTTTTGAGATCATTGAAAATCTGTATCACAAATACAAATATTCCATTCCAAGTGAAAGAAGCGAAAAATACAGACAAAGAGAATATTTTCGTGCATTAAAGCCAGACGAAATGACGGATGAACAGTTAGTTACTGGTGAAGACCGAAATTATGCAAGAGCTGCGCTTGAAGCATTCATTCTTTGTGCCTCTTTGGCAGGATATTTGACTTGGGACGAAGAGCAGATGGGCAGTCATTGGTTCTATCAGGGAAAGGATAAAGATTTAATTATACTGAAGAAGTGGATCAAATGTTAGGAGGAACGAAAAATGATTAAAAATCCAAAAATTGGGCAGGAAGTATGGTTTTTCGAACCGTGGGCAGAGGACATCCATAGTGCAAAAATCACGGCGCTTGGCGAAACAGAGGTTTCTGCCAGAAACCCGGAGAAGTATCCATACGCAGATATACATTGGGATGACGGCGGAGACAGCAGCTGTCTGCTGAAAGATTTGTATGCTTCGCGAGAAGAACTTCAAAACAAATTAAAAAAAGAAGAAAGAAAAAAGATTGCCGAAATCAAGGATAGTATCAAAGATGCCGGTGACCTGGTGAGGTTTATGTATGACCACTGCGTGGCCTGTGCGGAAGAGTATACTGACTGGACAGCGAGAAGAGCCGTGAAGGAAATAGCGAAAGAGATGCTTGGGTTGAAATTAGAATAATGAGGTAATTAATTACAGCAAATAGAATTTTGAAATTAAATTAAAAGGAGAATGTAGATTATGAATTGGAATTATGGTAATACCCCAGAATTATATAAGGAAGTAGAAATTCTTTTAAAAAATGGAACTACCAAAAAAGACATGATGATCAAAGGTAAATATGGCAATTATGAATGGCGTAATTATACAGATAGCGCTGTACTTGGTTGGAGAGAAATTACAGAAAATAAAACAAATACAAAGGAGAATAAAACTATGAAAAAATCAAGAGAGAACAGAATGGAAGCATTAAAGGCAGCAAACATTGAAACAGGAAAATACTTCAGCGTAACATTACCGGAAGGTTTAAAACCTGGCAGTACAATTAATGTAACAATCAGCGAAGACGGAAGTCCTGTCATTGTAAGTCCAGAGAAGAAAAGGAATTCAGAAGAGGAGTCTTTCTTATCTCAGATTTATGAAGATGGATATGTAAGAAATACTCGTCTACATCGAAGATGGGTTATGGCACAGATGTTCAGAATGCTGAATTACAAGAGTTATTATACAGGTAAATCTGGATATGACGCATATTTAAATGATCATTATGGATATCAGTATCAGTTTGAAATGATGTTAGAAGAAATCCGAGTATTAGCTGAATTACAGGATAGAGATCCGAAAGCTTTTGCTGAAAGATCAAGATTCTTTATTCCGGATGTTGTTTCTTATACTTGCGAGGATTATATAAATAAACTTGAGATTTATGTTAATAAACTTCCGATGCATAAATGTAAAGGTGTTCCTTATAAGAAGGTTTTTGGTAGAAATATATTTGTTGAAGATCTTAACAAATATGTATATTATCCACAGAAAAGCAATTTTGCAGATGTAAAACGAGTAGTTATTAACATCAGAAATCACTCAATGACATTTTCATATAAAGATTTATATAGAGTATTAAGAAAGTTCTGTGCCAATATGTATAGACTGCCTAATGAAACTCCTAAATGTAAAGAATGGAAAGACGCATTCAAGGGAGAAGGTTCTTATTATACACTTATGAATTTAATTAAGTTTCATGGATGCAGAGTTCCTGGTGTTAAAGGCAATATGATGTCTTTGAAGGATTCTCTTGTAGATGTAGAAAGTGCAGTAGAGCAGTATAGAGGTTTGTACTATAAATTATTCGCTTATATGAAACGCGTTATTGAAGCAAATAATTTTGATTTCAATAAGAGGATGAAAGAGCTGTATCCTAAAAAATCTGTATAAATCGAAAATATGTTCGATCAAATATTGACCTCAGCCTCTCAGTATGGTATAACAATAATATCAAAAAAAACAGAACGAACGTTCGTATATAACTGGGAGGCTGGGATAACATGAAGAAGATAAGCGTAATTATTATACATAGCAATAAAAGGGCAGAGGTGATTGAGTGTTTAAATATTAGTGATGCAATAGAATATATGAAACAGCGATACGTAGATGAAATTCGAAAAGCACCGTTTTATGATTATGAGCATTCATTTATATCCAGAAGTTTTAAGTATGCTCAAGTATCTGCTGGTGCATTCGGCGTAAAAATGTGGATCTGCTGTAATAGCAGATATTATAAGCGAAAGGCAGGTAAGTGGAATGGAAAACACAAAAAATACAAAAGAAGCAAGAGAAAGAGCGGATTTTATCAATAAAATAAACAATAGAGCATATGAGCTGGGAATTATGTATGGTTCCCGGCTCAATCATACTATGGATATTGATTATGCCACACAGGTATTTAATATTGATTTAGAGGCTTGGTTGGATTCTGCTGATACTGATTTTATGCATGACTATGTAGGAATCTATAGAAACATTGATCGTGATGCAATTTCTTTAAAACATTCTGCTAGCCAAAATGATTTTGGGAGATTTGTTCCACGATTTGCAAAAAGAAAAAACGAAAATAATTTAATTAAAGATTGTTATGAATCATATAAACTATTGAAATTAGAAAAGAAAATTCATGAGTCTGCAATTTTATTTCAGATAGTGGCTCTTATTCTTGCAGAAATGCGGTGTCAATATAAAGACGGAATTAAGGTAAAACGCCAGGGAGATGATGCTGATGATGAAATTTTATGTCCGGAATGTGGTTATTCATTAGCTAGAAATGATGAGAAAGAAGAGTTACGGCCTAAACATTGTCCGGAATGTGGAACAAAGTTGATTTATTGACGGAGAATATGGGAGTAGAAAATTATGACAAATAAACAGTATGAAAATGGAGAGCATTTGAATATACATAATGCTACAAAAGAACAGTTAAAGCTTATGGTGAAGGACAGAGATGAGACGATAAAGAGGTTACAAAAAGAATTGAATGAAAAACAGGCAGCGTTAAATGAAGCGATAGAAATGCTAAAGAATTGTATTTGAAACAAAAGTTTCAGGTTGAAAATGGAAGAAATTATGAAAGGGCGGTATTCAAATGGCGGATTTAACACATTTGTTTAAAGTGGGTCAAATAGTAAAATGCAGGCTTGATGGAGATACACATACAGGTACGGTAAGAAAAACATATATAGATCATATTATTGTAGATATTCCAGATGTATCAGATCATTGTTGGTTTGAGAATGGATTTAACATTGGTGATGTTCAGCCGGTATATGATTTTTGTAGTGGAGAATAATTATGAATGACAAATATTTTAAGAATAGAATTGAGAACAGTCCATTAGGAAGTGCAGGATTGAAATTATTAAATGCACAAGAGAAATTAATTTCACAAGAATACGAAATAGAATTATTGAGAATTATTGCAGCTCAATATAAAGCGTTTTTCTTTCATAATTGGGATTTGGGAGAGAAATTACAAAAACAACGAGAAGAGAATAAAGATGCAGTTGTTGGAGAATTTGATGGTCATTGTTATGCAAGTTGGAGAGCGAATGCGATATTTAGAACGCTTGAAGATATGTATAATGAAGGATTAATTACAGAATCAGAATACAGAGAGTGTAAGTCAATTTAAATAAAGCAATTAATAATAAGGGGTGAATTTATGAAAAATAAATTGATTGAAGCGGCTATTTTTATAAAGAATTGGTGTGCTACTAGAGGTGTATATGATGAAAAAGAATGTCCTTTTTTTAAAGGGTATGTTGAAGAAAACGGTATAAAAACAGTTCAGTGTGAATTAAATAAAGGTAAAACTTCACCATGTAATTGGGATGTCTGAAATGAGAATTTTACGGAGGAAATAAAATGAGGCTTGGAGATATTTATGTAAATAAAAAAGATAAGTCAATTATTCAAATTGATAGCTACGCTACACACATGGGAGAATTTACAGAGAAAAGCATTGTTATTTTTAGACAAATGGAAAGACATAATGCCTATGAAATTGGCAGTGTTCCTAGTTTTAATGGATATGGATCACAAGAAGAAATTGAATCAGAATATGAATTATTAGTTCCGCAGGAAAAAGTGAAAAATTATTCTGATTGGAATGAAATTTTTGATATGGTTGAAGCAGGAAGCTCGTGTCTTTAGACATGAGTAATTTACAATAGTAGATGAAAACCAGTTTTCAAAATAAGAGTTTTACAAAACAACATAAATACTACATATGGAGGAAAGGTATTATGACACATTGTTGGCTATGCGGAGCAAGTGAAATTAAGTTACCTAATTCAAAATATACTTATTATGGCAAGATATTAGGGAAAAAAGTACAGAAAACGATTCGAGTTTGTATTTGCTGCAGCGCTATGCAATCTGATGAAGATATAAGAGAAGAAGTTGCGGAAATATTCGGATGGGATTATAATGAGGAAGATGATTAGATGTGGAAAACTGGATGTTTTGGAGTATATATAATGGAATTGAAAGACTGAATTTATTAAAATGGAGGTATGATATATGGGACACGTTAATATTTTTAAAACAAAATCAAAAGAAGAATTAATAAAATTGTATGGTGAATTTCTTAAAGTAGAAGAAACTGGATTTTTTGATCCTGAGACAGATTTGGGTGGAATCAGAGAAATTTACAGCTGTGATTTTGGAGCAAATACGACATGGATGTTGCAAATAGAATTAACTCATGCAATTTCTGATTTGTGGTACGAAGAAAATAAATGAATTTCGACTTTCATTTTATGAGAAAGATGGTGTTACAAAATGGCAAAAGTAAAAGATACAGGGTATAGAATGATTATAGAAAATCATGGTGGAAGATGGATGTTTGTCAATGACGATATTTACAGTTTTATGAAATGTTCAAATTGTAAAGAGCAGATTTTAATTAAAGATATTGAAGGGTATTGTCCTAATTGCGGAGTAAAATTAGAGGGCGTGGGAGGTTAATATGGAAAAAATTAAAGCAAGGTGTGTGAATTTGGAATAACTGTAAATAATTTGTTATGAGGAGAGTTTTATGTATGAACGTAATGAAATCAAAGAAATAATTGATGAAATTGTGTTTCTAAAAAAAATATGTTATGATGAATTTTATGAACGGTAAATTATAAATTTTTGATTGGATGTGAAAAGATGATTAGAGTAACAGGAGAAAAACAGAAATCTGAAATTGCTTATGCAATTCAAAAATATAACAAATCTACTATTTATTCTTATGGTGACTTCTGTCCAAGTTATCTGGATACTTATATGACGTATGATACAGAGTGCGATCCTATAAGTTTCTGTAAGTTTGTGATGGAAAATTTAGAAGAAAAAGTAAGAGATAACGAAGGATTACCTATTCCAATGATTGTGATTTATACAAATTTAGATGATTTGGTTAAGATTACCATCATTGAAAATTATATAAAAGAAATGGAAAATGAAAAATTAGTCGGAAATGTAGTATTTATGACACGATAAATCAGACATTTCATGGCATATATTGGAGATAAAAAATGAATAAGGAGATATGTATAAAATAAACAATGTGGAGTTTGAATCACCAGTAGACCTTATGGATGCTATTTGTGATGAACACGGATGGCAGTGGGAAGATTTTTATTATGATATTGAGATTGCTTTGGATTAAGAAAGAATGAGGTGTATATTATGGAACAATTGCTTAAACATGTAGAAGAACTAAATACAAATACTCCGGATGGTCAAATTGTTGATGCTGACACTATTTTAAAAGATATAATGGACGAGCAGGATTTTGAAATATCTGGTATGGCTCAAGAAATATTCAATATTTATCATAAAAGTAGCGACAAACAAGCGGTAAAAGAAATGTTCTTTGAATTTACCGGTATGGAATTTGATCAGTATTTGATGAAATGTAGCAAAGAAATTACACGGAAATAAGATTTTTGATTTATAAGAGAGATATAAAAGAGGTGGCTAAGAGCTGCCTCTTTTTATTGCAAAAATATAATACAACAACAATATAATATCATAGGAGCTGATGAAATGAAAACAACAAGAGAAAAATTCTTGACAGTAGCAGAAGCTGAGAAAGTAACTGGAGTTCATTATACTGTAAAACACTCAGGAAAAATGGAAGGAATGCAGAGTTTATCAACTAGCTGCTTATGTAATAAATATTGCAAGAATCGATCAAATAATTCTGAACTGGTATGTTCACATTGTTATGCACAAAGACAAATGAAAATATACAAGAATTTAAATGCATGCCTGGAGCGAAATACAGAAATTTTAACTGGCAGGATATTAAAGGAAGCAGAGATCCCAATGATCAATGCTTCCTTTTTTAGATTCGAAAGCTTTGGTGATTTAATTAATGTTACACAAGTGATTAATTACTTCCATATCTGTAAAAAGAATAAACATGTGCGTTTCGCTTTATGGACAAAGAATCCTTGGATTATCGAAGAGGTATTGGATAGTGTCGAAAGAAAGCCGAGTAACTTACAGATCATATATAGCAGTCCTTGCCTTAATGACCAAGCAGATCCTGGATATGATTTTATTGATAAGATCTTTACAGTATATGATAAAGACTATATCAGTGCACATGATGTAAGCATTAATTGCGGGGCAAAGAGCTGCCTTACATGCCATAAATGTTATGTAAGAAGTAAAACAAAATATATCAATGAAAAACTGAAATAAAAATTTAATTAAACATAATGAATGAAATGTTGAAAACGAAAATAAGGAGTGGTATAATGAAAACAGCAATTGGTTATAAGCTTTTTAGGGTGTCTAAAAAATATCCGGGGAAATTATTTCATCTGTATGTAAATGCAAATACGAATATTCCAATTGGAGAATGGATTAGTGCAGAACCGGGAGAAAGATTAGAAAATGGAAAGGTAAAAAGTAAACTCGGACCATTAAGATATCGTCCTGGTTTCCATATCAATGATATAGTTCCGTATGTCTCACATATAGGGCAAAAGGTAAATGGCAAGATTACTTATATGCGGCCGGATACTGTATGGGCTATGGTTGAATATTGTATTGATCATGATTACTGTGAAGAAGCAGAAGCAAATGGGATTTCTGAATCCGGAAAATTTAATTATATAAAAGCTGACTTAGATTATATTCCAAAACATGGATTTTACCGGTATAAAACGTCTCCTGTAATGACTGGAGAATGGATCATTGCCGGAGAAATGAAAGTAATTAAGATATTAAGTGATCAGGAAGTCAAAGAAATTTGTGATTCATGTGGATCAGATTATTTACCTCGAAAAGAAACAATTAATTTATCAGAATTTGGATTTGCAGCATAAGGAGGAAGTATTAAAATGTCTAAAAAGAAACGAAGCGCTATATCAAATTTTATATGCCCAGAATGTGGACTTGAGTTCCCTATCCCAAGAAAAATTGGACAACAGAGAGAAAAGGGGCATATTAAAGATTTGTATTGTCCGATTTGTAATAAAATACAAAAATTTACAGAATATACATATAAGCAGTCTTATAAAACATTAGAAGGTGAAATAATAGAGGAAAAACCATTAACTGACTTTAAAATAATTATGGAGGATGGTCACTCAAAAGAAGAGACCATATCATATTTAAAAAATGGAGTTCTTGTTTTTGATAAAGAAGAATTTATTGAGAACTTTAATTCTTACATGATTGAATGGTGTTTTGACAGAAGGCGTATTGAGAGATTGAAGAAGATGATAGATACAGGAGTTCCAATTCGTAATTGGGGAATAGTTACTAAAAATGGTAAAACTTATTATATTAGATATACTTGTTTAGAAAGGGGTAAGGTGATTTTAAAATGAGGTTAACAAAAGAAGAAGCCAGAGCATATAAGGGATATGCTCTAACTCCTAAGCAACTCATTGAGAAAGCAAAGAAATTTTATGATGATTTAACACCAGAAGAAAGAGATGAGGAATACATTGTCTATGGAAATAATATAAAATTTGAAAAAGTGGAGGTAGAAAGGCTTACTACTGGAGAATTTTATATGCGTTGTGTTAATGACATTGAAAAAAGATATGAAGAATTTAAAAATAGGGAACGTATTTACAATTCTTCAGCTGTAGCACCATATGATTCAAGATATAAAATGGATGATTTTACAGAATCAGAAAAAATGGTAAGTTTTCTATATTATTTAATGGACAATGGATTTTCTTTAGCCATATTATATCCTGAATATCCAATCGAAGTAATAGAAATGATTTTTTGGAGTATACCGGAAGTAAGAAAGACACCACAAGAAAGAGCAGCATCAAAAATAACAGAAGAATATAATAAGTATATAAAACCAGGAGAAAAAAATGTCGGAGGAGCAGAACTTGTTAAAAGGAGAGCAAAAGCAAACCCACCACAGACTTCTTTGACTCCAGATGAAATTACGAGTTTTGATCGTATGAGCGAAAAATGGCTAGTAAGATGGTGCAACTTTTCTACGAATTGGTTATGGGTAGCGCCATGTTTATTATTATGTATTGTGGTGAACAAAGGACTTATTTCAGCAATTGGATTACTTTTGTTTATGGGGATTGGAGAATGGTATTCATGGAAAGTCAAAGAATATTGTAGTGTGATACTGCCATGGTATCAACAAGCTGGAATTATGTTAGAGAGGAGAATGAAGTTATGAATGGAAGGTTGGAGCATGAATTAAAATTAAATAAGAATGTTAAGAAAATTCTTAATGATATGCCACAATGCGTGAGTGATTTTTATATGAGTATTCAGGCTGTTCGCAGCCCGAATACTTGTTTAAATTATGTCAGAAAACTTCATCATTTCTTAGATTATATAGATGTAGAAGATATAAGCGAAATTGACGCAGATGATATCGCAAGGTATCTGGAGCATATTAAATACGTAAAAGATGGTAATGGTGAAATTAAAAAGTCGTCTGTGGCATATACTAAATTGGTATGTTGCACATTAAATAGGTTTTTTGATTTTTTGTATCGGAGAGGAGATATTGAAAGGAATCCGATGGACAATGTAAATCGGCCTATTAGAAAAGACTCGATTAAAAGAGTGTTTTTATCAATGGATGATTTAAATGGAATATTGGGCGCCGTAAAATATTCTTACATGCCAAAAGAATGGCATTCAAGAGATTATGCTATATTATATTTATTTATGGTTACCGGCATGAGAAAAACTGCATTAAGCGAAATTAACTTAAGTGATTTAAATTTTGAGACTCACAATTTGACTATTATCGACAAGCGAGATAAAGAACAGGTATATCAATTAAATGATGATTCCATACGTGTATTAAGAGATTGGATCCTTGATCGAGATAAAATACTATATAATATGGGGATTAAAGAGGATGCTCTTTTTATATCAAAAAATGGAAAACGTATGGATCCACAAACAATCTATTGTATGGTAGTCAAATATGCCGAGAAAGGAATTGGTAAACATGTGTCTCCGCATAAGTTAAGAGCTGCTTTTGCTTCATTATATTATAAGGAAACAAAAGATATCGTTGCTACGAAAAATGCCGTAGGGCATGCTGATATACAGACAACCAGTATTTATACAGTTGAAGAAAATAACTCAAGAAAGGAAGCAACGGAGTTCATGTCGAAAAATTTATCATCAAAAATATAGACAAAATTAACTTTGCGTGATATAATCTGAGGAAAGAGGTGAGAAAAATGAATGTCGATAGAAGTATTTTAGAAGATTATTTATCCAAAAAGTTTTTTAATATCTTAATTAATAAGAGTGACGAGCTAGAAATTTACAATTATGCATATGAGAAGTATAATTATCCCAAAGGCATTTTTTCAGATTTTTTATCTAGTAGAAAGAGTATTGAAGAAGCAAATGATTATACACTTTTTGTAATTGCAGATAGTATATTAAATGCCACTAAAAAAGATTATCGCAAAAAGTTATCTGACTTTTTTACAGACAGAGAAATAAGTAAATATAGTGGGATGCGATACGAAGAACCAAATAAAATTGAATTCCCGTTGGTGTTCAATATGATTCAGGTAAGCGATGATCAATGGATAGGATCTTTAAATGTAGATGCATTTTGCGCTCTGCAAGAATCAGGATTAATTAACTATAATCCTGTCACACAACGTGCTATGGCTAAAGTAACACGAGATAATAATGAGCTATATCGTATTACATTGAATAAGAGTGCAGTAAAAGAAATTACGGCAGATATGTTGGAACATATTTATGTTCCGGATACAATCACTTTGAATATCCCGAAAGATGATATATACGCAGATTTTCATTATGATGAGCAATCACGTCAGCTTATTATTCATTCTTTAGAGGCATTTGATATAAACGATGGATATCATAGATATGTATCAATGTTCCAGGCCAGAAGTAAAAATCCAAATTTTAACTATCCAATGGAGCTGAGAATTACAAACTTTGACATTGATAAATCTCGCCGTATGATATATCAGTATGACCAGAAAACTAAAATGAGCAAACAGTTAAGCGACACATATAACTCATATGCAGCTCAGAATAAAGTGGTCCAGCGTATTAATGAAAGCAGTATGTGTAATTTGCAAGGGGAAATAAAAATAGGCGGGCTTATTGATTCAACAACTCTGGCAGAATGTATTAAGAGATTATATTTCAGTAAAAGGCAAAGTGATTCTCCTGAGCAACGAAAAGAAATCATTAGAGTATCAAAGGAATTTATCGAAGATCTTAATATGCTTACAGAAGAAGATGACAAGTATCTTGAAAAAGAATATTCAAAGAAAGAAATTATAATTCTTACGATCTTGTTTCATTATTATGATGGAAAAAATAAAATATCAATGATAGAGAACTATAAGCGTTTTCTTATTGATGATGCGGAACGTGAGGAAAAAATAATATATGATTTTTCGAGAAACTTTAATAGGATAAGGAAAAGATTAATTCCTTTTTTAGAGGAGAGAATGTAAATGTATAACGAAGATAGAAAACAAAGGTTTTACGAATTTAAGTTAAAAACTGTTGCAAGCGTTACTCCTCTTGTGCCTAGATTTAAGAGAGTTGCGCCGTTTGAACATATGTATCAAAAGGATTTATGTGACTTTAATTTAAATGAGATTACAGAAATGTATAAGTTGTTCAAATTTACAACATTAGAGTCCATTATTGTAGTAAATAATACTCTTACACAATATACGGACTGGTGTGTTAATGAGAATTTAGTGTTAAATGGACAAAATATCTATGCAACTATCACACCTGATATGCTGGCAGCACTATTAAATAAGACATTGTTAAATCATCAGATTGTATCAAGAGATACGATTTTAACATGGATTGAAGCATTAAAGAATCCTAGAGATCGATTTATGATTCTGAGCATTTTTGAATATGGCAAGTCTAAAGATTTTGAAGACACGATTAGAGCAAAACTTGATGATATCGACGTAGAAAATCATACAATGAAATTGTATTCCGGAAGAGTTGTAAATGTAAGTGAAGCATTAATTTTAACTGCACAAAAGAGCAATATGACAATGGAATTAACATATCCATATGGAACTAAATCCAAACTCATGGATGATGGAACCATTATAAAAAGATCTCATATTGTAAAAGATGATCCGCATTGTCTTGGAAGGCAAATGTATAATTCATTAGCGGCAGCATTGAAGTCTATAGATGTATCATATATGACTGCTGAAAAAATTAACATTTCCGGACAAATTCATATGACAAATGAATTAATCCGGAAGTATAATTCAAATAAAAACAAGATTTTATATGATGTTGAAACTCGGTCTATGATTGAACACCAATATGGAATTAAGATTAATAGACCTTCATATTTTCTTAAAAAATATGGTGACTATTTAATATAGTCGCCATGTTTAAATAAAGTAACAAGTTAAATTAACTTTAATTAAAGAGAAAATGTAATGAGGAACAAAAAAATGGTTAGAGAATTTGTAAAGAATGCAAGTAAAGTAGCTCAGAAAATCGATATTATGTTTGAAAAAGCAGCATATGATAATAAAACTGTTGCGGTACATTTCTCTGTAGGAGAAAAAGAATCTGCAATAATATCTCATATGCAGTTGAATCCAGTTAATATTACAGTAAATGATAATATCATTACTTTTGAAGAGGGAACAGCAGAACATTATATTGATATTTCTCAGTTTGATTCCGTCAAATGTGATGACGAGTGCGTTAACGATATCGCGGATGCAACAATTGATATGATGTGTGATCATTGGTCAGTACATTTTGATATTTTGACGATTTAATTATACATAATACAGGAGGAAAAAATGAACAAGATTGAAGAAATGAAAGCATTGGTTGAAAAACTTAATCAGTACCGAGATGCTTATTATAATAATGCAGAAAGTATTGTTACGGATCATCAGTATGATGATCTATGTGATCAGTTGGAAAAAATGGAAAAAGAAACAGGAGTTATTTTAAGTAATTCTCCAGTCCATAGTGTTGGATATGAAGTAAAAAGTAAATTAGAGAAAATTGAGCATTCACATTTAATGATGTCTCTTGATAAAACTAAAGATGTGAATATACTTCGAAAATTTATTGGTGATAAAGATTCTTTGCTAATGTGTAAAATGGATGGATTGACAATTCTTTTGACGTATGAAGATGGAGAGCTGATCCAGGCTGAAACTCGCGGAAACGGCGTCACAGGAGAAATTATTACTCACAATGCAAAGGCATTCGAAAATATTCCTATGCATATTAATCAGAAAGGCCACGTTGAAATTGAAGGAGAAGCTATTATTACATATACAGATTTTGAGAAAATTAATAATTTAATTAAACACGAAGAAGATAGATATAAGAACCCGCGAAATCTTGCTTCAGGATCAGTTAGACAGCTAGATAGTAAGATAGCAGCCAAACGTCATGTTCGTTTTATAGTATGGAAGGTACCTGCCGGTATGGATGAACTACCTTTAATGTCAGCAAGATTTGAAAAAGCAAGAGAACTTGGATTTGATATTGTACCTTATATTCGTATATATAAAGAAAATCAGAATCTTGAAGAGCTTATTAATCTGTTAAAGGAAAAGGCAGCATACTTATCTTATCCAATTGATGGGCTTGTTGCTGCATATAATGATATTGCTTATGGATTATCACTTGGAATCACAGATAAGTATCCACGTCATTCTCTGGCATACAAGTTTTATAATGAAGAATATATTACGACACTTATTAATATTGAATGGCAAGTTGGTAAAACCGGAATTATTTCTCCGATAGCCGTATTTGAACCTATCGAAATAGAAGGAAGTATTATAACAAAAGCTAGTTTATTTAATCTTTCTATATTAAAAGAAAAATTGGGGCATCCTTATGTTGGACAAAAATTATGGATAATTAAAGCAAACCAAGTAATTCCATATATTACAAAAGCAGAAATGGTGGATGATAAATGGATAATATAAAAATAGAAATATGGAAAGATATAATAGGATATGAGGGGTATTATCAAATAAGTAATTTAGGTAATGTTAAAAGTTTGAATAGAATTGTAAAAAATAAAAATGGTTATAGAAATACTGGCGAAAGATTATTAAAAATTTATTTACCTAAAGATAGTCAGCATTATCCATTTGTTATTTTATGCAAGAATGGAAAAACTGAAAACAAATTAATACATCGTTTAGTAGCCACAGCATTTGTAACTAATGACGATCCTATACATAAAACACAGGTAAATCATATAGATGAAAATAAAATGAATAATAGTTCTGATAATTTAGAATGGTGTACTCCTAAATATAATGCAGAATATGGAACAAGAATAGAACGTACTAAAAAATCTACAACAAATAATCAATCGTGGAAGCGCGTTTTATGCGAAGAAACAGGTAAGACATACAGGTCTATTCGTTCAGCGTCTATGGATACAGGTGATTGCGAACACATCATTGCAAGAATGTGTAACGGATTAAAAACTAAAAATCTAAAATACCATTGGAGGTATGTATAATGAACAATATAAAATTTATTAAAATCCCTGAAGTATGCCCGATTTGTGGTAAGCCGGTGTCTGTTGTGAAAGAGAACGATTCTGAAGTATTGATGTGCATGAATGCTGGATGCAAAGGCAAACTTCTGGGTGAATTAAATGCTTTTGTAGGGAAAAAGGCCCATGATATTAATGGATTATCTGAGGCCACATTGCAGCTATTGATTGATACTGGGCTTGTGGCATCACCAATTGATCTGTATTATTTGAAGGATCATTCTACAGAATTGTCCAGATTACCTAGAATGGGAGCAAAGAAAATTGCGAATATTTTAGATTCTATTGAGTCTAGCAGGAATACTACCATAGAAAAATTTATTGTAGGATTAAATATTCCGTTAATTGGTGGTAGAGCTGCAAAGGATATTGCTAGATATGAAGAAATAAGAACTAGGGAATCAGGAATGCTTTATCCATTTGAAACTTTTATTAAAGATGCTGCTTCTGATTTTAATTTTACCTGTATTGAAGGATTAGGGACGGAGCGAAATATTTCTATCCATAGATATTTTAAGGAAAATTATGATTACGTTATTGCTTTGTCAGAACAGTTCATATTTTCGAAAATTAATAATGATAAAATATCTTCTGAAAGCGATTCATTGTCCGGAAAGAAATTCTGTATCACTGGGAAGTTACATATATTTGCTAACCGTGATGAACTTGTGGCGGATATAGAATCAAAAGGAGGGAAAGTTGTGTCCGGAGTTACAAAGGCAACTGATTATCTAATTACCAATGATAAAAACAGTGGATCTAGTAAAAATAAGAAAGCTTCTGAGTTGAACATTCCTATTATCAGTGAAGAAGAATACAAAAACAAATTAAATTAACTTTTACTATTGACAAATGTAAATAACGGTGATATAGTTGACCTATCAAAACGAATTAGATTAACTCAATCAGAAAGGCATGAACAATGATATGTTACTATTTAAAAGGGAAAAATGGAGAGTACATCGCAAGAGATCCAACAGGAAGAATCAAATTAGTATCTGATCTTGGTGATGCACTCTTGGTTCCTGAAATTGAAAAGAAAAAGATTAAGGCAATTCAAGCAAATAATATTCCAGACGTATTAAAAAAATTTGGACCATATGAAATTTGTGAAACCGATTATAATGGAGTTGAAGCAATTACGACAGATGATATAGTTGGTGAAATTATCGGTAGTATAAATGAATTTTCAAGTAAGATGAATGAAATTACTGATTATTCAAAAGAACTTAATTCTATTATTTCATATACTGATTTACAAATTTCAGACATTTTGCATTATATTGAATTTCATAAGTTTTCTGCGGCAGAAGGATATAAATTATGCAAAAAGTTGCAAGAGATTTGTGATAGACGAAGAGAAGCCAAAAATAAAATACAAATTATAAACACGATAAAACATCAATCGTGTGCAAGTGTTTTATCTGGAAATGCTACTAAAATAATAGAAAAAATTGTACCAGATAAAAAATATACTCCAAGAGTATTTGATGAATTGTTCAAAAAGAATCAGTCACGAATAAGAAAAGAAAAATCAGTGAAAATAAAAATTTAATTAAACAATAAGGAGATAAAAATATGTTTAAAGATTTTGTAAAGGCAATCCAGAAAAATTTACAGCAGATGTCTAAAGATTCTTCAAGATTATTCACAGTAAATGTGGATACCGAGGAGCTTTATAATTTATATCTGGATTCGTTTCCGGCAGGTACAAATGAAATTTACAGAGAAAGAAGAGAATATGACTGTAGTTGCTGTAGACATTTTATCAGAGACGTTGGTAACGTCGTATCTATTAAAAATGGTGAGTTACATACCATTTGGGGAATTAATCCAGTATCAGATGATAAATATAATGTAGTCGCAGCTGCGCTTGATGCCTATGTAAAACAGAAAGCGGTATTAGGGGTATTCCTCAAAAAAGAGAAACGAATTGGTACTCCTGAAAATAGAGAAATGCTCCCGACAGGAAAAATTAATAAATACGAGCATTTCTTCGTAGATCTGCCAGAAATTTGTATCTTTAAGGAATGTTATGGACATACACTTGAAGGTGATTTAAGTCAATTCAGAGATGTCCGTAATGTATTTAAACGTTCTCTTGATGAAATTAGTAAAGAAGCTGTAGATACTGTACTTGAACTGATTGCTCAAAATTCTTTATATAAAGGTGCCGAATGGAAAAAGCAACTTACTGAATTTAAGAATTATCAGAAAGAATATGGAAAGCTTACGGATGAACAGAAAGAACTTTGGATCTGGGAAAAGTCAATTGCTGCAGGTGCCGTTATCGGCAAGATTCGTAACCATAGTATAGGAACATTACTTGTGAATATTTCCGAAGGAATGGATCTTGACCTTGCCGTTAGAAAATATGAGCAGATTGTAGCCCCTGTAAATTATAAACGTCCAAAAGCAATTTTTACAAAGAAGATGCTTGAAGATGCAAAGAAGACTATTACAGAACTTGGTTATATGGATTCATTACAGAGAAGATTTGCTACCTTGGATGATATCACAGTGAACAATATACTTTTCTCTAATAAAGACGCAGCAAAGAGAATTACCGGCGCTATGGATTTGTTTGATGAAATGGAACAGAATGTTGCAATTGATCCAAAACGATTCTCTAAGGTAGAGGAAATAAGTGCAGAAGATTTCATTAAGAATGTTTTGCCAGTGGCAAAGGAACTGGAAGTATACCTGGAGAATAAACATATTCAAAATATGGTATCTTTGATTGCTCCAGAAGTTGCTGATGCGAAAACAATGTTCAAATGGAACAATGGAATGTCTTGGGCGTATACCGGTAATATTACAGATTCAGATATCAAAGAAAATGTAAAAGCTGCTGGTGGTTCAGTCACAGGCATTGTAAGATTTTCTATTCAATGGAATGATGGAAACGGTAAGGATAATTCAGATCTTGATGCTCATTGCCTCGAACCACAAGGCGGAGATCATATTTATTTTAGTCATAAAATATCAAGATATACTGGTGGTGAATTAGATATTGATATTACCGATCCAATATATCAATGTAAATCAAATGGTGGAGTAGCAGTTGAAAACATCACATATCCATCAAAAGAAAGAATGAAACCTGGTACATATAAATTCTATGTTAATCAGTATTCATTCAGAAATTCTCAGGGATTTAAGGCTGAGGTAGAGGTAAATGGTGAAATTCATTCTTACGAATACAATACTCCAGTACGTGGTAATGTATATGTTGCAGAAGTAATCCTTGATCAGTCAGGAAATTTCAAAGTAGTGGACAAACTTCCAGGAAATTGTGCAACAATCAGTAAAGATGTCTGGGGAATTAAAACTTTGCAGTTTACACCGGTATCAGTTGTATGTTACTCACCAAATTACTGGGATGAACAGAAGGGAATTGGTCATCAGCACTTATTCTTTATGCTGAAGGACTGCATCAATCCAGAAGAGCCGAATGGATATTATAATGAATTCTTGAAACCGGAACTTGAGCAGCACCGAAGAGTATTTGAAGCGCTTGGAGCAAAAGCACATGTAAAAGACGTTGATGATCAGCTTTCAGGAGTAGGATTTTCACTTACAAAGAGAAATGATCTGATTATTAAAGTAAAAGGCGCTACAGAGCGAGTATTAAAAGTAAAATTTTAATACAATTTAATTAAACAAAGAAGGGAGAAAGTTATGAAATTTAAAGAAGCATTTGAAGAAATGAAATCTGGAATTCCAGTAAAACTTCCGTCATGGGCGGGTTATTGGTGGTGGGATGAAGAATCCCAGACAATCCTTATGTACACAAAAGATGGCGGCTGTCTGGATATAAGAGAAACACAGAATGTGGAGTATACGCTTCAGAATATTCTTTCCGATGAGTGGGTTTATGCGGATAGTCGGAACTGCCCAATACTTGGTGGAGAAGCAACATTCTCATTCGGAGAAGCGATTAAGTACCTGAAAAGAGGATTTAAAGTGACACGTAAAGGCTGGAACGGTAAGAAACAGTATATTCAGCTTGCGACTGGGATTTCTTATAAGACTGCCGATAATGAGATTGTAAATTGTGAGCATGACGCAATCGGAAATAAAGCCATCGCTTTTGTTGGAACATCTGGCGTACAGATGGGATGGCTTGCTACCCAGTCGGATATGCTCGCAGAAGACTGGATGTTTGTTAAATAAAATTATATGTATTGGAGGAATAAAAACATGGAACTTACAAATATTTTTGAGGCGGCAACAAGATATAAATACAGATTCCCGTTCAAAGGAATGATTTCAGTAGAGGATTTATGGGATCTGAAATTACAGGATCTGGATTCAGTATTTAAACTGCTGAATAAAGAGAAAAAGCAGAGTGATGAAGAAAGTCTGTTACAGGTTAAATCTGAAGCAGACCAGGAGCTGGAAAATAAAATTCAGATTGTGAAATTCATTGTACAGGTAAAACAGACAGAAGCTGCAGAGAGATTAGCTGCAAAAGATAAGAAAGAGCGCAATCAGAAGATTATGAGAATCATTGAGAGAAAGCAGAACGAAGCTCTGGAAGGCAAGAGTCTTGAAGAACTGACAGCTATGTTAGAGGAGTAATATATGGGAATACTTGGAGATATTGCAGCATTTTTGTTTATGGCAATTGTGATATTAATTTTATTGCTAATTTTGTGTTTTATATGTGCTGCGGTATTAGCTGTAATTGTAGAAGCTATATACGAGGAAACCGGAAAATTAGAAGCTTTGTATAATATTTTACGCCATATTCTTTAAGGGAAATAAAATTCAGATTGCAAAATATATTGTTAAGTTTAAGCAGGAAGAGATTGAAGAGCGTCTTCAGGCAAAAGACAAAAAAGAATACAATCAGAAGCTGCTTGAACTGATCGAATGCAAACAGAATGAGGAGCTTGCCGGAAAGTCTATTGAGGAACTGCAGGCAATGCTTAAGGCATGATGTTGATTACAGAATTGTTAAATATTACATTACTTACTGTGTACTTTGTATTGGTATCAATGGGAATATTAGTCTTTATAGTGTTTCTTACAACCTTTATGTACGCAGTAGTAATGATAATATATAGATTCACTGGAAAGCTGGGAAAGCTTTACAGAATACTAGAAGAAATAGAAAGGAAATTTTAAATGAAGAATGGCTTATCAAATGAACAGGTCGAAGAGAGTCGAAGATTACATGGAAGTAACAAGCTTCCGGAACCGAAACAAAAGAAATGGTATCATTTTGCAAAGGAAGCACTGACAGAACCAATTACATTGATTTTGATTATTATCGCTGTATTTGAACTTGTGCTTGGAATATTAGGTGTAGCGGAGTTATCCGAACCAATTATGATCCTCTTAGTTCTTGCCATTGTTACTGGTTTGGCAATTAAGACTGGGCTTGGTGTTCAGAAATCAGCTGCAGAGCTAAGGGCCAAAACATCCGTGCGATATTGCGATGTAATTAGAAATGGAAAATTGCAGACTATTAATAAGAATGATCTTGTAGTTGGAGATCTTACTATTATTAGAACAGGCCAGGAAATTTTTGCAGATGGATATATTGTCGAAGGGAAAATTTCTGTAAATAATGCAGCAATTAATGGAGAAACAAAAGAATGCGTCAAGACTCCAATAGAAGGATTTGTTTATACTAAATCAACATCTACAGATACATATACAAATCAAAATTGTCTTTTTTCAGGTACTACAGTAGTTTCTGGAGAAGGCAAAATGTTTGTGACGGATGTTGGTGTAAATACAGTCAATGGAGACACACTTGTTAAAATGCAGACGCTTGAAGCTCCAAAAACAGCTCTTGATATTGCAATTGATAATCTGTGCGATTTTATTTCCAAGTGGGGAACAATCGCAGCGGTTCTTGCTTTTATTGTTATGACTGTATCCGGAATTATGAATGTTGGTGGTTTTGGCTCATATTTTTCAGGAGATATTCTTGAAATCGTACAGAAAATTGCACAGAACTTTGCAAATGCATTGACGATCATTGTTGCTGCGGTCCCGGAAGGATTGCCACTTATTATTAAACTTGTCACAAAGCAAAATGTAAGTACTATGGAAAAATTTAATATCCTGGCCAAAAATCCAGGAAAGATTCCAGAGCTTGCATACGTAAATCTTATTTGTACTGATAAAACAGGAACTCTCACCACTGGAGTAATGACTCCGAAGACAATGGTAAACGGATTGTGTGAGAATATTATGAATTCAAAATCTGTGCTTAATGATTTGATTATGAATAATATTTGCCTGAATAATAGTGCAGAATTTGATTCTGATGGAAATATTACTGGAGGTAACTCTATTGATCGTGCTGTACTTGGTATGTATTCTTCAACGGATACTTCCGGTGTTAAGAATAGATTTACAGTCAAGGCAAAACAGCCATTCAGTAGTGAAAACAAATATTCGGCCATTATGGTAGACAATGGTGAGAATGTTGTAACATTTTACAAAGGCGCACCAGAGAAGTTAATTGACGGATGTACTCATTTTGTTCATTCTGATGGTTACATAGACGAGTTCGGAGAAACTAAAAAGGACGCACTCAGATCATATATTAAAGGAATGACAGAAAAAGCAATGCGTTGTATTGTATTAACTATGTCTGATAGCTTTAAAGAAAATGATCTTCCTAACAATATGAGTTTTTTATGTGTGATTGGTGTTGTTGATCCGATCAGACCGGAAGTGCCAGAGGCGGTCAGAGTAGCACATAACGCAGGTATCCAAGTTATTGAGATTACTGGTGATTGTCTTGAAACAGCAAAAGCTGTAGCAACGGAAGCAGGTATTTACAGAACAGGAGACTTGGCTGTTACCAATGATGAATTTGAAGCTATGACGGATGAAAAAGTAAGAGAAATTCTTCCAAAGCTTACAGTAATTTCAAGATGTTCACCAAATACAAAGCTTCGTCTTATAAATATTGCACAGAATACAGGGATGTCTGTTGGAGTCGGAATGTCTGAAGGAAACGCTGGGATGTCTGTCGCTATGACAGGTGATGGTGTAAATGATTCCCCGGCACTTAAAAAGGCAGATGTTGGATTCGCAATGCAGGCCGGATCAGACGTAGCAAAGGAAGCAGGAGACATTATTCTTACAGATAATAACTTCGCAAGTGTCGTAAAAGGTATAGAGCTTGGTAGAACATTTATGCATAATATTATGATGTTTCTTGAGTTCCAGCTGCCAATCAATATATCATTACTCATTATGAGTATGTTATATCCAGTTATTTCTGGAGGAAGCCCGTTCTTAGCAGCAGTACAGATCCTTATTATCAATATCATCATGGACTCTCTGAATTCTCTGAGTTTTGGCGGAGAACCACCGAAAGAAGAGTACATGAAAGAGAAACCATTAAGAAAAGGATCTGGATTATTTATTAATGGTGCAATGGCAAGAATACTTTCTACAACTGCTATGTTTATTCTTATATTCGGAGTTATTATATTTGGATTTGACAATATATTTACAACAGATGTATCAGCGATGACCGCAAGATTTGCCACACTTTGTATCATGGCAGTATTTAATGGATTCTTAATTCGCACAGATAGCATCAATTTATTCAAAGGAATTGGGAAGAATAAACTGTTCATTTATATTGCAATTGGAATCTTTGTAATGACATTTCTGTTATGTAATGTGGTAGGTAGCTTTGTACAGACTACAGTACTTAGCTTATATCAGTGGGGAATTGTATTTGGGCTTCCATTCTGTATTGTTATTGACATTTTGGTTGCACGTTTGATTGAAAAGACAATGATTAATAAGAAATAAGGAGAATAGAAAATGGGATTTTTAGGAAAGTTATTTGAAAAAAAAGAAAATGATACGATAGAGAATACGGTAACGCAGCAGATTACAACAGAAAAAGATTTACAGAACCAGAATGATGAGGAGCCAAATTCTCCTATGATGCCAATTGATATGTCAAAACACCAAGAGAATTTAAATACTGTCCTGATCAATATGTCAAAAGATAACAAAATTGACATGACAAAACATGTAGCGAGAGTAGCATTGGCCATGGATTATTCCGGAAGCATGAGCAATCTTTTCCGTAATGGATCTGTTCAGGAAACAGTTTCTCGGCTGTTACCAATTGCTCTTCGATTTGATGATAATGGTGAACTTGAGAGTTGGTTATTTTCTAACGGAAGTGAAAGACTTGCAGCTGTTACAAAAGACAATTATTCAACATATGTAAGAAAAGTAATGAATAAAGCAAATATGAGTATGGGCGGGACTAACTATGCACCCGTATTAAAGGAAATGGTTTCTTATTATAAAGATATTGAACCAAGTGAAGTGCCAGCATTTATTATTTTTATCACAGATGGAGAAAATTGGGATACGAATGAGACAAATAAAATCGTAAAAGAACTTTCTAATTACAATATGTTTGTACAGTTTATTGGAATTGGAGATGAAAGTTTTAATTATCTTCGATCTTTAGATCATATGGAAGGCAGAAAACATGACAATACTGGTTTTACAGCAGTAAAAGATATGAACAAAATGACTGATGAGCAGCTGTATACAGAGATTCTTCGTCAGTATAAAGATTGGCTCAATAAAAAATAATTCTATACTGTAAATAATAAATTATATATAAATAAAGTAAATTAAAGGAGATTAAGATTATGGCAACAATTAATATGAGCAAAAAACAGAAAATCAGTATGACAAAGGAAGATGGATCTGCAGTAAAGAATTTTTTTATTGGTGTGAACTGGGAGCAAAATAGATACGCCGGAGAAGCCGATATTGATTTTGACATCAATGGAATGCTTACTAATGGAGATCGGAAGGTGACATATCCGGGAGATTTGGTAAATTATAATACATATGGAGATGGATCTGCTTATCCGTGGATTGATTATTCCGGAGATAATTTCACTGGAAATGATTCTCAGGGCATGATGTTTAATGGAAAACATTACGATGAATATTTTATTGTCCACGCAGATCAGTTTCCGGAGAATAAAACAGACTTTACCATTTGTCTTACTATTTTCAGAGCGGTACAGCGCCTTCAGAATTTTGGTATGGTAAGTAATGCAACTATAATGATCTGTGATTATGATAATCCAGACGGAGATAAGTACGAATATAATCTGTCTGAGAATGAGAATTTTGAAAATCTGAACGCCGTAGAGATGGGAAGGCTTTATAAATACGGAGATGGATTTAAATTCCAGGCACTTGGATCAGGATATACCGGAGGAATGACAGAATTGTTTAAGAATTTCGGTCTTGACATTGATGAGGGAAGGGATTAATCATGAAAATTACATTTGGAGCAGTATTATTAATTGCTATTATTGTTGCAGCGTTTTTCTTTTTCAGAAGTAAAACAGGGAAACGAGTAAAAACAAGAGCAACGGGTACAGCAACGGAGGCTATCATTAAAGATGCCTCCACCCCGGAAGGGGCAAAAGCTTATTATAACGAAGCTATTGATGCTAAAAAGGATCAGTATAATAAGGCAAATCAGATCTATACACAGATGCTTGGCAAGATCACTTCTTATGAGGAGCAGCTTCGAGCATTACAAAAAGAAAATATGCAGCTTAATTTAAACATTAACGCTTGTATCGATAAAGGCGATGATGAAGGGGCTAAAGTATATTTGAAGAAACAGCAGGATGCAGAAGATAAGATTGCTGTTTTAAAAGATACACTTAAAGAACTTAGATCTAATGCAACCGCTCAAAAGGAAATGCTTGACAGTGCGCTTCAGGCGGTAAATGATCTTAAGTCTGAAAAGGATAAGGCAATTCTTACTCTTGAAACGGCGCAGGTTACAAAATCCTTACAGGTTACTCCTGGCGCTTCAGACAAGGAAGAAGACAAAATGCTTGAAGTTGTTCGTGAAGGTATCAAAAAGCAAAAAGAAGCTGCAGACGGTACAAAGGCTGCATTTGATGCATCTGCAGATGTACAGCAGAAGCGCCTTGATAAGAAGATGAAAGACGAGGCCATTGATAAGAAACTGCAGGAGTTAAAAGTAAGGAAAGGAAAATAAAATGGTCGCATTAAATATGGGAACATTTGTTATATGCCTCGCGCTTGCCTTTCTGGCAGGCGTGGTGGTAAAAACTATTATATCGAGAAAATAAAGGTGTGCAATATGTTGATAAGAAAAGAAATTATTCCAATAGATGAGGTATATTCAGCAGTAAAAGATGTATTGTTCGAACCAAATAGAAAGAAATCTTTTGTTAATATTCGTGGGGATTTAATTAAAGGAAATAGTCAGCGATTTCAGACGTTTTTTACAAAAGGATTGAAATGCGTCTCTTGTGGAATAGAAGGCAAATATTTCGCAAAGGAAAAAACAAAGGGAGATAAGAGATATCATTTAAATCTATATGCTATAGATGGTAATGGAAAAGAGGTATTAATGACAAAAGATCATATTTTTCCTCATAATAAAGGCGGAAAGAATAATATCTCTAATTATCAAACTATGTGTGTGAAATGCAATGTAGCAAAAGGAAGTAGGATATTATAGGAGGAGACAATTATGAGTTTTGTTGTAAAAGGTAGTTTTGGAGAGATTGAAGTGGATTGTATTATAAATGGATTGATAACACCTAATAAGATGATTATGTTTAATGCTATGCTTGTGGATGGCAGGAAGATATTTGTAGGGATTGCCCCAATAAACAAAGGTTATCAAGAAGCATTAGAGCAGATTCAAGAAATCAATAAGATACTTGAAGGGGCAAATTGTAAAAAAGAAAAAGCAGCACCAGCCCATAAACCTAAGTACAAATGGGGAGACTGGAAAGAAGTTTACACTTATTTTATGGACCCATTTTCTCGTAGAGAAAAACTATTAGTATATAATGTTAGAACTAATGGTAAGAGAGTGCAGGTAGAATTCGACGGTGTAAAAGCTATGGCTTCTTGTAATATTGAAGCAGGAGATCAATTTGATTATAAGTTTGGTAGGGAACTGGCAGAGCGAAGATTGATTGCGAAATTGATTGAGAAACGTGCAAATTCATATTATATAAGCAAAATCAACAAAACAAATTAAATTAACTTTGCGTATTGACAAACACAACTTGATATGCTATACTAAATACATAGTCAAGGATGACAACAGCACAGAGGAGTGAAAGCTCCCTGTGCTAAATAAAAAGAAGAAAGAAATTTAATTATACAAACAATGAATGTAGCGGTATGATGAAATTGGCTAGACATAATAGACTTTGACTCTATTGAGCAGTAGCTCGTGTGGGTTCGAATCCCACTACCGCCGTTTGGCAAGTATTTTATACAAATATACTCCAGCCGAATTGCAGAGAAATATAATTTAATTATACAAAAAGGAGATAAAAATGAGTAAAATTATTAGTACAGGTTCCACTTTTAGAATCTACGGAGATGATCTTGTAACACATAATCAACTTCCGGCACAAATTTATTCTATCAGATGTTCAAAGATGACAGGATTTTATTTAGAGAAACATGCTGATATTGAGATCAATGAAGATAAAATATACGGTGTGCACATGGAAAAAGTAAATAAAGTATTAAATGCTTTTCCAAATTTCAATAAAAATCTTGGCGTGATCTTATCTGGAGCCAAAGGAATTGGCAAATCTTTATTTTCTAAGATTCTTGCTGTAGAAGCTGTAAAAAAAGGATTGCCAGTAATTATTGTTGATACATATATCCCTGGAATTGCTAATTTTATTGAAGAAATTGAACAGGAAGTATTAGTAATGTTTGATGAGTTTGATAAAACATTTGGTAATATTAAAGCTGCTGATGGTATGGCTAATCCGCAAACAGAGTTGCTTACATTATTTGATGGATTAGCTCAAGGGAAAAAGTTATATGTTATTACTTGTAATAATCTTAATACTCTGAGTGATTATTTGGTAAATAGACCTGGAAGATTTCATTATCATTTTAGATTTGATTATCCGACAGATTCTGAAATCACAGAATATATGAGAGACAAGTTACATAAAGAGTATTATGGAGAAATTAGTAAGGTAATTGCATTTTCTAAAAGAGTCAGCTTGAATTATGATTGTTTAAGAGCTATCGCATTTGAGCTTAATACAGGATTACAATTTCAAGAGGCAATTAAAGATATGAATATCCTTCATATAAATAATACCGTTTATATAGCTACTTTGTATACTAAAGATGGGAAAAAAGATACAGAAGAAAAAACTCTTGACTTGTTTGATAAGACTTCTAATCATAGTTTATATTTTACAATAGATGGAAAATGGTTCTATACAAAATTTTCTGGTGTTGATGTAAGATATGATTTTGACAGACACATTGATTTTGTTGATGGAAAAGATGTTGAAATTATTCCGGATGAAAACTATGCGGATCTTACAAAAGAAGAAAAGAAAAAATACGAAAATATTAAAATTGATCGTATCGTTTTTGCAAGAAAAGAAGAAAAGGTACTTCATTATAATCTTTCTGTATAAAAATTTAATTAAACATTCCGATGAATAAAAACTTTAGATATGTAGAAGTTCGGTTATAAGCATATGTCTTTCATTTTACTTTTTACCTCTTATAACTCGTTTGAAGCAGGTCTTACGAGTATAAATAAACTGTATAAGGGTAAGCCGGTAGTAACCTTATACAACAAGCGGATATGGCGGAATTGGCAGACATAGAAGGCTCAAACCCTTCGGAGAAATCGTGTGGGTTCGAATCCCACTATCCGTATTCGGACTATTCTTACGGATTTACTTGATGGCCTAAATAGTAATGAGGAGAAATAAGTCCGAGAGGTTAACCTTTATATTATATAGCGTCTATAGGACATTAAAGAAGATTGAAAAGTTGGTGGAATACTGGAACCCAGTGATGAGGAAGCTGCGAATGTGTTGGTTGTATGGTTTGGACGCATTGAAAGGAAACATTTATATAGATGTGCTTTGTGCTAATGAGGTTGTGAGTGGGCGTTGGAGGAGGATCTGGTAACAGATGTGTAATTAGTTACGAAGCGAAAAGTCAGTGAGGTAGAAATAATGTGGGAGGGCTTTTGAGAGTGATGACGATCGTTCGTGTAACTGACACGATTGCATAAGCAAGTTTTTTACAGATATTGTTACATTTCTATATTGTGGGTGTAATTATAACGCCCACTACATGGAAACTTAGCTCAGTTGGTTAGAGCAACCGGCTCATAACCGGTCGGTCCTGGGTTCGAGTCCCAGAGTTTCCATTTCTCCTGACGAAGGAGTGACTTTTATAGGCTGTAGAGTTCCAATAAGAAACAAGCCGTTTCTAGTTAGGGCGTGAAACTGGTGTTTTTTTTGAGATGTTTTATAAGTAAAAATATCCAGCTTTAGAGAAAATGTAGTGAATTGAGCTGATCAAAGAACACATAATCCTGTTAGGACTGCAGCACGACAGGTCATGCATGAAAAGTGATAAGTAGCTCAGTTGGGAGAAAGAGCGCACTACAAAAGTGAGGTCGGTGGTTCGAGTCCACTCTTATCACATTTGTAATGATGACGCGCGGATCGTTACAAAAGAAAATAGTAACTACTGAAATGTATATTTAAGGAGGCAGTAAACATGACAAAATATGATTTATGTACGGGTGATATCGTTCTTTCTACAAAGGGAAGCTACGGTATTGTGCTAATCGGAACTAATGGAGATGATCAAATCAAATGGTACAGTAATAATAAAGGACAGGTTATTAACAGATTTAGATCTTTTTCTATGATTAACGAAGATCTTACATTTAAATATGATTTAGGTAATCGTATTATTAAGGTATGGAGAACGAAAGACAAACATTATCTTGGTGATAAAGCAATTACAGAATATAATGCAGCAGAATGTCATGGATTTGAATGCATCTATGAAGAGTTAATTAAGGAAGTAACTATGGCTGAAGTTGAAGAAAAGTTTGGCTGCAAAGTAAAAATTGTAAAGTAATAAAATTTAATTATACAGGCACGTATAAATGAGGAATAGGAAATAATATTTGAAGCACTATCTTAAAAGATCAGTGCATAGATGTCAGTGTGACAATAAACTGCAAAGTTATTCCACTTCGGAAAGCGAGGTGAAATAATGGAGCAGAAGAAATTTATGGATATTCAACGTCTGAAAGAAGGATATGCAGATGGATTTGTACCGGGTGACTTAATTGTTATCCAGGAAAAATTCGACGGATCCAATGCAGCAGCTAGATATGATGCAGAGACTGGCAAAATGGTAGCTTTTTCCAGAAGACATACGTTGGATCAGAACAATACATTAAATGGTTTTTATAATTATGTGCAGGAGTTAAATCCTGAAGATTATAAAGACGTTCCGGACTATGTAATATTTGGAGAATGGTCTGGAGCAAGAAATGCGATTATTTATTATCCAGAAAATACTAAGAAATGGTACGTATTTGATATTTATGATGTAAGGGAAGAAAAATATCTTCCTCAGTCAGAAGTAAAGGCATTTGCAAAAACGCATGGACTTACATATATCAATACATTTTATGTTGGACCGTTTGTCAGTTGGGAACATGTACAAAGTTTTATGGATCATCCGGGATATGGAGAAATTCAAGAAGGTATTGTTATAAAGAACCAAACAAGATTAAACGATCCGAATAGCAGATTACCATTTGTAGTGAAAATCGTTGGAGATAAATTTCATGAAGTCGCAAAAATGAATCATGTTAAAAAGATTCAGGATCCGCAAAAGTTGCAAGAACGAACAGAAGCGCAGGAACTTGTAAAATCTGTCGTGACGCGGCGTAGAGTTGAAAAAGAGTTATATAAAATGCGTGATGAAGGAATCATCCCAACAGAGTGGTGTGAACAGGATATGAAAACTGTTGCAAGGAATCTTCCAAACAGAATTTATACAGATTGTGTAAAAGAAGAACCGGAAGTAGTTCGAGCAGCAGGACAATATTTTGGAAAATTCTGTTCCGTTATTTCGATGAATTACGCACGAGAGATTATTCTCGGTCCGACTGGAGCAAAGTAAGGCGAAAGGAGGACACGAATGGTGGCAACAGCATTTAGTAGATTATGTACTTCTTGTAAAAAAAGATTTGCATACAAACAAACAGACGCCATCTTTGATGAGAATGGATATGGATATTCAACCAAGCTTGTGAAATGCAAACATTGTGGGCGATTAAATGTGATTCGATATTTTGAAGATGACTCGATGAAATTAAACAATGATAGAAAATATTATGATTATGACATGGTATAGAATAGGAGAATAATAAATAATGGCAAAACAGAAAGAAAAAAAACCGTTAGATAAAAAAGGCTGGGTTCAGACATTTGAATTGATTGGAAAGGCATGTATTAAAGATTACACATTCAAAATTGATGAACATTCTAAGAAAAGCGACTGGATTTACAATTCTATTAACCTGAATGTTGACTGCGGTGATAAATACGGAAAAGTTGGCTGCGAATTAATGGGTGGTTATGGAGCTGGCAGAAACAATGTTATTTATGTTCATGGCAAAGATGAGAATGGCGGAGATGATTTTGATAACAGATATCAGATTGATTTTGATGATCGATTTGACGAGGATATTCTAAAAGATATCGGAGAGCTTTGCTTTATCAAAATTGGTATTGAGAAGGATACAAAAGGTGAAGTTGTTATCAATAAATTCTTACATGCATATGATGCAATTAAATATCTGTCTGAAGCATTGCAGGATGGCATGGAGATTAAGGTAAGAGGGCAGTTAAAATATACTGTATATGACAAACATGTACAAGTAAGAAAAGAAATTAACAGTATTTATCTTCCAAGGGAGAAAGAATTGAATACTTATGAAGCAGCATTTACTCAGTCGATGCTTCTTGACAAGTATTCAATCGGAAAAGCAGATAAAGATAAATGTGCGTTCCCGATAACGGCATACATTCTGGAGAAATTCAAAGAATATAATGGTAATGACTTGACTGAAGGTGGCGCTGTAAAAGGCGGAAAGTTTGTACCTTTGAGAAAGACATTTGAATATGTTTATGATCCGGAAGATGAAAAATCTATTGAGCGCGCAGGAAAACTTTTCAAAGTTAAGAAAAACGTGACATTGATTACTTGTCAAGGAGTATTTGTTGAAGGCGGTGCAGTGATCCAGACAACTGAAGACGATTTACCAGACGATATTAAAGAACTGGTAGAAATGGGAGCTTACAGTTTGGAAGAAGCATTAGCACTTTGTACAGAAAATGCTAGTAAAGAACGCAGGATGTTACTTACTAGACCAGTTATTAAGTTAGTTGGAGAAGACGGATCTAAGATTCCACAGATTCAGAAATTTGATTCTATGTATTCAGAAGATGATCTTGTATTAGATTATCTGATTGAAGCAGATGATGACGAAGAAGTGGATGAAGTAGAAGAAGATTCAGAAACTGATACAACGGATCAGGATGAAGAAATTGATTATGATTCAATGTTAGATTCGCTGCTTGATGATTAACTATAATAATTAAATTATACAAAGTACAGAAAGGAAACAAATACTATGGGATACGGAAAAAAGAATACAATTAAAATTGATCCTTTATCATATAATATTGGACTTATTGGGGAAAGTGGTATCGGAAAAACAACAATTATTAAAGAGATGTGCGAGAAACTTGTAGGTGAAGATGGATATCGTTTTCTTGAGTGTGGTAAAGAAGATGGCGCTGACGGTATTAATGGAATCAACTATTTGAATTGTCCGGAATGGTCAATGGATTATGATGAAGAAACAAACAGTATTGGATTTGAAGATTTTGTGGATGATGTCGTTGAGAATAAATCCACAGAATATCCTGATTTGAAAACAGTTGTTATTGATACATATGATCAGCTTGTAGAAATTGCAAAGCCAGAAGTTATTCGTATGCATAATGCGGAGAATCCTGAGAAACCGGTAAAATCTATCAAAGCAGCTTTTGGTGGTTATATGGCCGGAGAGGATAAGGCAACAGAAATTGTTCTGAATAAGTTATGGGAACTGAAATCGGTTGGTGTTCATTTCATTATTATTGGACACGTTAAGCAGCGTACACAAGATGATGTAACAACAGGACAGACATATACTTCTCTAACAACTAATATGTCAATGAGAGATTTTAATGCAATTAAAACAAAATTACATTTTCTTGGTGTTGCTTCTATTGATAGAGAAATCGTGCAGGAAAAGACTGGCAAGACTAAAAAGGAAGGTAAAAAAGATGTAGATATTATGAAAGGTGTAATTACAAGCGAAAGCCGTAAAATTACATTCCGTGATGATTCTTATTCTATCGATTCCAAATCAAGATTTGCTGACATTGTTCCGGAAATTGAATTTAGTTCAGATGCATTAATCAAGGCTCTTACAGATGCTATCAAAGCCGAAGCATCTAAAGGGAGTAAATCTGTTGATGAATTAAAGAAAGAACAGGATTCAGCTGCAGAAAAAAGAGCTGAAAAGATTGCGGAAGCTGAGGCAGAAGCTAAAATACAGAAAGAACTTAGTGAAATCACAGAAAAGATTAAGGCGTTCTGTATTGCTAATAAAGGTAAAACAGCAAAATTAAAACCACTTGTAGCTGCAGCTAAAGAAATGGGTTATGACAATCCGATGAAAGTAACAAATATTGATGACGCAAAAAAGATTCTTGAACTTACTGTTGCGTAAATAAATATTGATCCCAGGGCTTCTGCCTTGGGATTTCTAAGGAGAATAACATTGAGTAAGGAAAATAAAAAGGACACAACTGGTTGGGAAAATGAAGACTTCTTACAAATGTGTAATTGGGTTGAAAGAGAATTGATGGGGTATTCTGGGACGCAGCGTTTGCATAAGAACGCATGTCTAAGACTGCAAGGGCTAAGAAAAGGACAAAGTATGGCGAATAATTCTCATGAAATGTATGGAGAATATCCTATTGATGTTATTTTTAATACTTTTAAAGCGAACAAATATGTCATTTTAAAAGCAATAAAAGGAAAAACATTTAACAGCGAAGATCAGAAAGTGGCTTACATTTGTGCTATTGTAAGCAGCCGAATTAATGATATGTACACCAGAATGAAAAATGCAAAGAAAAGCGAAGAGAAGTCTGAAAAGATTGATATAGGAGCACAAAATAGTGAAGCTGCTAAATATCAACGTCAGACAGAAGAGGTCGTCAATTCTACATTTGAGGGGATTTGGTAATTGACATCTATCACTACTAAGACGAAAGATCGCAGTAGTGCGAAAACAATGTCTCCTTTTGAAAAGGAATGTATTGAGACTATTAAAAAGGTAAATGAATATAAGTTAATTGCAGAAGCAAATGCAGTGTCTTCTATTTACAAGAACCCGGATTTAGTCAGAGACACTTCTTTGAAACTGGAAGATATAACAAATAATGCTTGGAGAGTATATTTTTCAATTGCGAACGATATCATCAATGTAGAACAAAAAAATACATTAGATGAAATTACAATCAATATGTATCTATCGAAACATTCAAAATTAAGTAAGAAATACGATGAATATGGTGGATATGAGAAGATTGAAAGTTCATTTACATATATCGAAGAGGCTAATTTTGATTCTTATGTGAATGAGGTAAAAAAGTGGAACGCTGTAATGAAATTAGCCCGAATGGGCTTTCCTGTAAAAGAAAAGTTAAGTAAATATGTCGATGCTAAAGCTGAAGATATATATAACGAACTTGAGGCACTTTTGAATCACACATTTATTAATGTGGAATCTGAAGTTAAAACTTATAATGCCTGCGACGGATTATTTGATTTGATTGATAAATTAAATGCTGGAAGTCAGGTAGGAATGCCACTTAAACATTGTGATATTTTGAACAGAGAAATTGGCGGCATTAATTTTAATGGAAACATTTATGGTCTAGGTGCCAATTCAGGTGTTGGAAAATCAACAACAGCAATCAACTACTTAATGCCTTCAGTATTAGAACATAATGAAAAAATGGTCATTATGATTAATGAAGAAGATCAGGATAAAGTAAAGAAAGAGTTACTTGTCTGGGTTGCAAATAATTTATATAGTGCTGGACTACATAAATATATTTTACGTGATGGCCATTTTAGTAAAGATGTTTTAGATAAGCTTCGTAAGGCAGCAAAATATCTTGAAGAGTTAAAAGAACGCAGAAATATTACAATCGTTCCCTTTGAAAAATATACTGTCAAAGCAGCAATCAAAGTAATAAAAAAATACTCTAGCATGGGAGTAAGGCTGTTTGTTCTGGATACATTAAAAGAATCATCTGATTCAAGAGACACAGAAACATGGAAATCTATGGAACGAGATATGGTTGATCTTTACGATGTTGTGAAACCAGCTGCTAAAAATGTAGCATTATTTGTTACATATCAGTTAGGGAAAGCTTCAGTAAAGATGAGGTATCTTACAAATAATGAAATTGGACAAGCAAAGAATATATTGGATGTATTTAGTGTGAATTTAATGATGCGTAAACCATTTGAAGATGAGTTTCCTGGTGGTTCACATGAGATTAAAGCTTATAAGTTGGCGGGGAAAAATAATTCCTCAAAGATTCCGTATCATCTGGATCCGGATAAACATTATATGATTACATTTATTACTAAAAATAGATTTGGGGCTACAGACCAATTTCAGATAATCTCAGAGTATGATCTGAGTACAAATATGCACAAAGATGTTGCTATTTGTAATATAGCACAAGATTTTTAAGCGGAGAGTAAATATGACTGCATTAGAGATTAAGGAATACATTCAAAAAAATGGAAAAATACCTTATGTTTTAGAAAGCATTGGGTGTAGCAATATAGTATATCATGATAACAAGGATTATTATAGCTGCTCTAATGCGGTGGGTGGTGACTGTAACAATCCAGCCGCCATCAATATAAGAAATAATAAATATCTGAATTATCGAAATTATACCAGAGGAGTTGAATATGACGATGGTGAGGATTTAATTTCTTTAGTTCAGTATAATAAAAATATTGATTTTGCAAATGCAATGAAATATCTTCATAAACTTTTAGGATTGAAAAATTTATACAAAGGAAAAGAGGAGAAGAAAAAGCCGGATGATTCCTGGTTCGTGTTCTCAAGATTTGTGGTTAAGCGTAGGAAATGTATCGTAAATGACTTTGATCCTATGAGTGAAGATATTTTAAATGATTTTGTTCCATATATTCATATTGATTTATTTCGCGAAGGGATTGTAAAACGAACAATTAAAAAATTTGGACTTGGATATTCGTATAGATGGAGGAGAACAATATTTCCAATTAGATATTGGCTAGATGGAACTCTGATGGGATATAATGCCAGAAGTTCCATCGAAAATTGTTCTGAATTTGGAATATCAAAGTACTTTATAACACCTGGGATGCGAAAAGAAATTAATATATATGGATTGTGGGAAAATTATAAAGATATTCAGAAAGCAGGATATATTGTTATATTCGAGGCCGAGAAATCTGTTCTTAAAAGAGATAGCAGAATGGATCCAACCGGCGGTGCAATTGAAGGCCATGTACTTTCAGATGAGCAGGTGCGAATTATACTTGGTACCGGAGTAGAAGAAGTTATTATCGCGATGGATAATGATGTTCCAATAGAAGAGGTCTGGAATATGTGTGAGAAGTTTTACGGATTACGTAAAGTCAGCTACATTCGTGATAAATGGAAACTGCTTGGCCCAAAGGACTCACCTGCAGATGCGCCAAATAAAATATACAATTTTCTGTTTAAATGGAGAATTCCTTATGATGAAAGTAAACACAGAGAATATTTAAAGAGTTTGAAAAAATAGTTGAGATTAAGCTATGAAGAACTGCAGAAGATGTGCGAGGCACTTGGAGTCGATAGACTCAATTCATGGAGCCGTGTAAACTGCGTACACAATGGTCTCTATGAGTATTTTTTGAAGTATGTATTACATAAAAAAGAGGATCGTGATGATTCTATTTATAAAGTAACTGGCGGTATTAGTCATGATATTATAGAGCGATTTTATACTGAAGAATTAGCTTATGAAAAAATGGCTGAAGAGTTTGACGAAGGATGGATGATGGCATTTGATATTGCTGATCTAAAATTTGTTCGTGGAGATGGTGCCAGAAACAATAGTATTGCAACTAAGTATTATTATGATTTGAAAAATTTCTTTGAGACACACGAGAAGATTACTGATCATATTGATATTGAAAAGTTTGTAACCGTAAAGGTTGGCGATGAATATTACCAGGGGTATATTGACGCTCTGGTGACAGATGAAAATGGTAATTATACTATATTAGATTGGAAGACAAGCAGCATATATAAAGGAGATAAAGCGAAAAATGAATGTGGGCAGTTGGTAATGTACTCTCTGGCTTTACATCAGATGGGAATTCCGTTTGAAAAGATCAAAATTGCATGGAACTTCCTTAAATATCAGTGTGTAACTGTTCAATCTAAAAAAGGTGTAAAGAAAGTAAGAGAAATCGAACGCTTTGAGCTTGGTGAGAAGCTACAGGCAAATGCAAAGATGTGGTTAAAAGAATTCGGATATGAAGAAAACATGTTGGAGTATCTGGATAAATTAGCTCAAACAAATGATATTACCTGTCTTCCACCGGAAGTACAGGAGAAATATGAATTGCATGATTGTTATGTATATGTTGACTTAACTCCGGAGCTGATTCAGTATTGGGAAAATTTTATTATCAATACTATGAAAATGATTCGTGATAAAGAAGCTACATATGCGGAACTAAAGGCAGCAGGAAAATATGATGAAGCAGATAAACTTTGGTGGGAAGATGAAGAGAGTCTAAAAAAGCAAAGTTATTATCTTACGAATTTGTGTGGTTATTCCACTAAACTTTATAAACCGTTAAAAGCTTATCTTGATGCTCAAGATGCAAAGAAAAATGGAGATATTTTGGGTACGAAAAATAAGCAGGATGAAGAATACGACATTGACAATTTAGATTGGCTTAACGATTTATAAGGAGATAAAATGGGACAGTATACTATTTACCATTGCCACTCAAACCGTTCTCTTCTTGATAGTTGTACTGATTATAAAGAATATGCAGACCGTGTAGCGGAGCTAGGGTATAAAGCCTTAGCTCTGACGGAGCATGGGAATGCCTATAATTGGGTTAAAAAAAAGATGTATATCAATTCAAAAGGGCTAAAATACATACATGGAGTTGAATGTTATTTAACAGCTTCACTAGAAGAGAAGGTAAGGGACAATTATCATACAATTCTTTTGGCTAAGAACTATGAAGGTGTAAAAGAAATCAATCTTTTGATTGATAAATCTACACAACCGGATCATAGATATTATAAACCACGTATTACATTTGAAGAGTTCTTTAATATTTCAGATAATGTAATCAAGATTTCTGCTTGTTTGGCATCACCTTTGAATAAATACCCAAAGGATATCCAGAAACAAATGGCAGAGAAAACTGCTGCATTGAAACAGGAACTGGCAAATAAAGTTGCTGAACTTGAAAAGCAGAAGAATGATCAAAAGGCCATGATTACATGGTTGAAACAGTTTGATGAAAATGGATGCATCCTTGAAGATTCATATTTGCATTATATCGAAGCTCAAATTGATAAGTTGAAGCAATATTATGATAATTTGCTTGAAGAAGTTCAGCTTATGAATGTGACAGCGAGAGAGACTTTTTATAAGTTACTGGAAACATATGATTACTATGAAATTCAGCCGCATGATTTTCCAGAGCAGAAACGATATAACGAATTTTTATATGCTGCATCAAAACAAACAGGGAAACCTTTAATCGCCGGAACAGATACACATAGCATTGATTATTATAAAGCTGAATGCAGAAGCATTTTACAGAAAGCAAAACGTATCGAATATGCTGATGAAGATAAATTTGATCTGACATTAAAGACTTACGAAGAGTTGGTTGAAATGTTCCGCATTCAGAATTGCGATATTCCATTTGATGTGATTCTGCAGGCAATAGAGAATACAAATGTGATGGCTGATTCTGTTACTGATTTCGAACTTGATACTTCTGTAAAATATCCAAAATTGTACGACAATGAAGAGGAAGTATTAAAGAAAAGAATTTTTGATAAATTGCATGAGAAAATTGATGCAGGAATTATCAAAAAGGAAAAAATTCCAGAATACGTGAAGCGTATCAAAGAGGAAATGCGTGTATTTAAAAAGATTAATATGATTGGATTTATGCTCTTTATGTCCGAACTGGTATGTTGGTGTTGGGAAAATGGTATACCAGTTGGGCCATGTAGAGGATCTGTAGGTGGTTCTACTGTTGCATACATAACAGATATCATTGATGTTGATCCAGTTATATGGAATACAATTTTCTCACGATTTGCGAATGAAGATCGTGAAGAGGTCGGGGATATCGATCTTGATATTTCACCAGATCAGCGAGAATTAGTTTACAATCACATCATTGAGTCATTTGGATATGATAAGACAGCATATATTCTTGCTATCGGAACTGTGTCTGATAAAGGCACTATTGATGAGATCGGGCGCGCTTTAGATATTCCACTTGATGAGGTTGCGCATATCAAGGAGATGTATAGCGCCTATAAAGATACAATTGAATCAACCGGAAAAAGAATTAAAGAAATCGAAGATATGATTCATTTCGATGAGATTAAACAGGCAGATAAAGAATCAGAATATTATGGCTTACGTCGTGATTATGAAAATAAGATAACTGAGCATGATAAGGCTATAAAACATATGAATGATTTGAAAGATAATCAGTACAGGAAATTGTTCTATTATTTTGATGGAATTAATGGCACTCCGGTTTCTCAGTCAATTCATCCGGCAGGCATTGTAGTTTCTCCGGTAACACTTCCAGACAACTATGGTACGTTTTGGAATGATGGAAAACGTATTATGTGTATTAATATGGAAGAAATTCATGATGGTGCCGGTCTTGTTAAATACGATTTACTTGGCCTAAAGAATCTGGAAATTATTCGAAAGTGCTATGAATATGCCGGACTTCCATATCCAAAATCACATCAGATTAACTGGAATGATAAGAAGGTATGGAATGATATTGTTCTTTGTCCTGCTGGCGTATTTCAGTTCGAATCGCCATACGCATATGAAATGCTTAAGAATTATGGCCCACAATGTATCAACGATTTATCAATGATAAATGCGTCACTAAGACCATCCGGGGCTTCATATCGAGATAGGCTGCTAGCAGGTGAGACAAATAAAAATCCATCACCACTTATTGATGAATTGCTGAAAGATAATAGAGGATTTCTTATTTTTCAGGAGGACACCATTAAGTTTCTTCAAAATATATGCGGGTTAAGTGGGTCTGCTGCTGATAACGTTCGACGAGCAATCGGACGTAAACAGATGGATCGACTGCAGAAAGCTTTGCCTGATATTTTGAATGGGTATTGTAAAATGTCTTCTCAGCCAAGAGAAATAGCAGAGAAGGAAGCAAGGGCGTTCTTACAGATTATTGAGGATAGTGCAAATTATCAATTTGGGTATAATCATTCAACAGGCTATTCTATGATCGGTTATATGTGTGCATTCTGTAGGTATTATTATCCAGAAGAATTTATCGCTGCATATCTAAACTGTGCAAACAATACAGACGATATTCTGATGGGGACTGAATTGGCGAAGATAAAGAATATTGAGATTAAGAATATCAAATTCAGAAAATCCGGAGCTGAATATACCGTAGATAAAGCGAATCATGCATTATATAAGGGTATTGCATCAATTAAATTCTGTAATGCTCAAATAGCAGATGATCTTCTTGAACTGGCAACGAATCAATATAACAATTTTACAGAAGTTCTGGCAGATGTAAATACAAAAACATCTGTGAATTCCAGACAGTTAACGATTCTTATTGGATTAAATTATTTCGAGGAGTTTGGGAAAAATCAGTATTTGATGCAAGTATCCGAGATCTACGACAAATATGCTTTATGTAAGATTATCAGTAAAAAAAAGATGGAAAGTCTTGGCTTGACAGAGTATCTGATGAAGAAATATGCCGGGAAAGAGACTGCTTCTCAATATAGGGATTTGGATAATACAGGGCTTATAGCTGAGTTATCTAGTCGTTTAGAAAATAAAGCAATGTCTGTCATTGATCAGGTAAAATTCGAAAAGGAATATCTTCAGTATGTTGTATATGTAAATCCAAAAGTAAATCAATGTTTTTACGTCGTGACAGATTATAAAACTTTCAAGGAAGTCAGAAAACCATATTGTGTATTACATAATATTAAAACCGGAGAGGATGTAAAAGCAAGAGTAACCAGTATAAAAGTATATCAGGATAATCCATTTGGTGAATTTTCTATTTTGAAAGTTCCACACTTTACAAAGAAAAAGAAGAAAAAATGTGTGAATGGAACATGGCAGGAAACAGATGAACTTGAAAATATACTTGATGAATATGAAGTAATTAAATAGGTGTGAATATGAGTAAAAAAGAAGTGAAATTTAATTGTAAAATCGTAAAGTGCATGTATAATTCAGAGGATTATAAAATTTATGCTACAGACGTAGATAAAAAAGAGTTCCCTAATATTAAGCATAATAAATATGATAATGTTACTATTTATGGAAATGTACATAATTTAGTAGTTTCACAGTCGTATGAAATTACGGCTGTGGAACAGCTCGATAAATATGGTTTTGGGTATGATATTGTAAATGTGAGAATGGATAAGCCTAAAACTGAAGAAGAAGTTTATATGTTCTTAAGAGAAATTTTAACTGAGAACCAGGCAGGAGTACTTTGGCAGCATTATCCAGATATTATTGATATTGTGTTAAGAGGAGAAGCTGATACTGTTGATCTTGATAAATTAAAAGGTATCGGAGAAAAAACATTTGAAACTATTAAAACAAAAATAGTTGAGAATTATTGTATCTATGATTTAGTAATTGAATTTGGTGGAATTCTCACAATGTCAATGTTAAAGAAATTATATGATGAATTTAAATCAATCCCTAAAATGAAACAAGAATTGAGAAAACAACCATATAAATCTTTGACAAAAATATCTGGTGTAGGTTTTATTAAGGCAGATAGTATTCTTTTAGAATTGCAGAGACTTGGCAAGATCAATTTTCCGTTTGAATTAAAATCATCTGCGCAAAGATGTGCAGCATGTATGGAATATTATTTGGAAGAGAATCAAAAAGAGGGAAATACTAAAATGGATCTCCGCGATCTCAGAAAACAGGTTGTAAGACTTGTTCCTGCTTGTTCATCACATTATGTTGAATGTTTAAAGGATCCAGATATTTATTATAACAAAGATACTTTTGAAGTATCTTTAAAAGCCACACATGATACTGAAACTGCTATAGCTGCTATATTATTTGTAGCAAACTTAAAACCTAAAATATGGGATTTTGACTGGAAGAGTTATCAGACGTCGGGAGAGTATCATTTAACTGACGAACAAACCAGTGCATTGGAATGTATATGTAACAATAATATTATGATACTGAATGGTTTTGCAGGATCAGGTAAAAGTGCCACTTCCGCAATGATCATTAAAATGTTGGAGGATAACAATATTTCATATACTTTAATGGCTCCAACAGGACGCGCTGCAAAAGTGTTGAGTGATTATACCGGTAAGCCAGCGGCTACAATTCATCGTGGCTTAGGTTATATGCCGAAGAATAGGTGGGGATATGATAGTGAATGCAAACTCCCATTTGATGTTGTTCTTGTAGATGAATTCTCTATGACAGATATATTTCTGTTCTTACATTTGTGTGACGCAATTGATTTTAGCAGAACGAAACTTATTGTTGTAGGTGATTCAGCGCAGCTTCCATCTGTTGGACCGGGAAATCTACTTTATGATGTGATCAATTCATTTGTTATACCTACAGTGACTTTGAATCAAATTTTCAGGTATGCTGAGGGTGGGTTAATGAAAGTTGCTACTGATGTTAGAAATATGAAACCATATTTATATGATTTGAGTAATGGTATGGTAAAATTTGGCAAGGATTATACTTTTATTAATGCTAATAATGAACAAGCAGTAAAATGTGCAATTGGATTATATCAGAAGCTTCTTTCTCAATATGTTCCTGAAGATATTCTTGTTCTATCTGCTTTCAATAAAGGTGATTGTGGTACTATTGCAATTAATAATGCAGTCCAGAAAATTGCTAATCCAAACTATGGATCAGAAAAATGTATCAAATCTGGAGATACGACATATTACGTTGGTGATATAGTAATTCAGATCAAAAATAATTATGAAGCAGAAGTGGATATAGGGGATATGAATATAGAAAATGCTTCTCAAAATGATGAACCTTCTATAAATAACACATTTATTCCTAATGGTATGTTAGGAAAGATTATTGATATTTATGACGAAATTATTCCATATACAAATGAACATAAGACAGGCGCTATTATTGATTTTGATGGTGTCAGAGTAAAATATGAAAAATCAGAAATGTCAATGTTGCTGCTTGGATATGCAATTTCTATTCATAAAAGCCAAGGAGGAAGTGCTAAAGTGACGATTACACTTACACCATCTTGTCATGCTTATATGATGAATTCTAATTTATTATATGTGGCATTAACACGTACAAAAGAAAAATGTTTTCATATTGGAGATAAAGACACTGTAAACAGATCCATTAAAAAGAAAGAGAATTTTAAGAGGAACACTTTTTTATTAGATATATTAAAGAAGCTAAAAATTAAATTAAACAAAAAGGAGAACAAATGAAGTCAGAATTATTTAAGAACGAATTAAAAACAATTACTTCAGATGATATTCGTGATTTTGCAAAAGTTGTTTTGGACGATGCCCCAGACTATTTTTTCAAAGTTGCGGCAAGTTCTACAGGTAAATATCACCCGGCATACGCGCTGGGTGATGGAGGTTTAATGCGCCATACTAAAGCAGTATTAAGGATTTACAACTATATCATCGGATTAGAACAGTACCAGAATCAGTTTGATGAGAGATGGATAGATCTTGGACGTGTTGCTTGTTTGGCACATGATATTCAAAAGTCTGGTACTGCAGAAACATATGAAGAAAAGGCAAAGGATGGAAAAAAGGTGTTTACTGTATTTAATCATCCGTTGTTGGCAGCAGAATATATTCGTAATTATAAAGGATTATATCTCGAAGATGATGAACTTGAGATTATTGCTGATGCTGTTTCGTCTCATATGGGACAATGGAACACAAGTGATAGAGAAAGTATTGTCTTACCAAAGCCAAAATCACAGTTAGGGAAAATTGTACATGTAGCAGATTATTTGGCTTCCAGAAAAGACATTGATATTTCTTTTAAAGATGATACTGATGCATATGATTTACCGGATATTGAGACATACAAATGTCCATACAAAAAGCATAAGGATGAATTACTGACAGATGTTGCAAAGACAGATCCTGAGTATCTGGAGTGGCTACATGAAAATGTTAATATGAGAGAACCTATGAAAACATTCGTAAATGAACTTTTAAAAAATAAAACAAATTAAATTAACTATTACTATTGACATCAGAAACCTATAGTGCTATTATAATGGCACAGGGAAAACAAATTAAATTAACTCAAGGAGATATGTAGACATGAAAGTGACCCTTACAGAAATGCACTCAATAAGAGATGCAATCAGAACAATGTACATGAGCAAAAGAACATGGAATGGAGAGATAGAGCAGCAACTCAAAGAAATGGTAGATCATTGCACAGATCGTTATGGGAGGCCATTAGATCTGCCAGAGGATGATGAATTAAAAATTAAATTCGACAAAGAAGTAGCAAAACTTCTTAAATGGGGACAAAAGCATATCACAATGCTGCGATTTGAAGATATTTCAGTTGTTGTAGAAGGTCTTCATAGAGGAGCAACCGACGATCTTGACTCACACGCAAAGAGAATGGATAACAGAATTATTCGTAGCAGTACAAGGCTTGCAGATTACCATGAAGGAGAAGTTTCTGAATGGTACGAAGATAAAATTATTACATGGGATGAAGTATTAAAATATCTTGGTACGAAAATTCCTGGTGAGATTAGTTATTATGGTGATACTTATGTAAGGTCAAATAATGGTTTCATCAAAAAAGGATTAGAAAATAATAAAGATGTAAAACGTGGTTTATATCCACTGGCAATTCCCATGAATTTTACTTTCAAAATAAATATTACTGAATTAGCGCATATTTATGTTGAGAGAGGATCAAAAGATGGTGGCGCTCATGGAACAGCTGCTCCGGAGCTTCAGATCATGATTGAAGATTTAATTAATCAGATTGAGTCTTGGTATCCGGGAATTAATAGAGAATTACTTTTAAAGATTGCGAGCAATAATGTATGAATGTATATTTTGCAAACGGAACTAATATTATAGTTGGATGCGATAATGAAAAAGATAGTTATTATTTTTGCCAGAAAGATGGTAATGAGTGCTGCAAGAAAGATACTTGCAAAAGATTTCTTGATTCAGATGGCAATGTAAGCACAAGACTTTTTAAGATTATGTGTAATGATGAAAATCATCACATCTTATATATACCGGAAAGGAATGAAACAAATAATGCATAAAAAGTTAGTATTTTTATTTATTGGAAGAACCGCTTCTGGTAAATCATCGCTTGCAAGATATATATGCGAGACATTAGGACTTCGACAGGTAAAAAGCATTACAACAAGACTGCCGCGCAAAGATGAAATAACAGGATATGAAGATCATTACTTTGTATCTGAGAGTGAATTCGATGAAATTAAATTTAAAGAAGGCTTTGTAGCGTATACTGAAATCAACGGAATTAAATATGGCACTACATATAATGAAATTGTGAATTCCGATATTTATGTAATTGATCCGAACGGAGCAAAGTATTTGAAAGAACATTGCAAAGATGAATTTAAATTTATCGAGATTTATTTTTCTTCCCCATTTGAATTAGCAAAAGACAGGTTCCTTAAAAGAGATGGATCAGAAGAAGAATTTTACTCCAGATATAACAGTGAAGATGAACAATTCACTAAATATGAAGAAGCTGAAGGGTATGACCACTTATTTGTGAATGATATGAGCTTTTCGAAAGCTGCAGAAGCATTATGTGACTTACTTAAGAGTGAAATGGAAAAGGAGAAATCGTTATGAATGTAGTTAAAAAGGATTTAACAGTTGAACCTTTTAACGATCAGAAAATTGTTGATGCTGTAAATAAGTCAGCATCACGAGTAATGGTCGAGTTAACAAATGATGATTATAAAAGAATCATAGATCTTGTTTGGGACGAGCTTATTGCTGATGATATAGATGAAAATACCACATGTACAGTAGAAGAATTACATAATGCAGTAGAATCCGCATTGGATGAATTTAATCCAAAGATTGCAAAATCTTATAAAGATTATCGTAATTATAAGAAAGAATTTGTTCATATGATGGATGACGTTTTCACCAAGAGTCAGGCTATCCGCTATATTGGTGATAAGAGTAATGCCAATACAGACAGTGCGCTTGTAGCTACAAAGCGAAGCCTGATCTTTAATGAACTGAACAAAAACTTGTATAGAAAATTCTTCATGACAAGAGATGAATTACAGGCATGCAAGGACGGATATATTTATATTCATGACCAGTCTGCCAGACTTGATACTATTAACTGTTGCTTATTTAGAGTTGGAGAAGTTATGAAAGGCGGCTTCGAAATGGGAAATGTCTGGTATAACGAACCAAATTCTCTTGATACTGCGTTTGATGTTATGGGTGATATTATCCTAAGCACTGCTGCACAGCAGTATGGCGGATTCACAGTACCGGAAGTAGACAAGATTTTGGAACCATATGCAGAAAAAAGTTATCAGAAATATTATAAAGAATTTTTTGAAGTTTTTGATTCCGATATTGATGGTGTTTATGTTGATGCTTTTTCAACATCAGAACATTTGATTGAAGAAAAAGCTTGTGAATATGCAACAAATAAAGTAAAACGTGATTTTGAACAGGGCTGGCAGGGAATTGAATATAAGTTAAATACTGTAGGATCATCAAGAGGTGATTATCCATTTGTAACAATGACATTCGGTCTCTCAACCACAAAATTTGGTAAAATGGCTTCTATCACATTCTTAAATGTTCATAAAGAAGGCCAAGGTAAGGCCGGTAATAAAAAACCTGTGTTATTCCCCAAATTGGTATTTTTATATGATGAGAATTTACATGGACCAGGAAAGGTTAATGAAGATGTATTTAATGCAGGTATTGAATGTAGTATGAAAACAATGTATCCAGACTGGTTATCTCTAACAGGTGAAGGATATGTACCAAGTATGTACAAAAAATATGGTACGGTTGTTAGTCCAATGGGGTGTCGCGCATTCTTAAGTCCTTGGTATGAAAAAGGTGGGATAGAACCGGAGGATGAGAACGATAAAGCAATTTTTGAAGGACGTTTCAATCTTGGTGTTGTAAGCCTTCATCTTCCAATGATTTTGGCAAAAGCGCAGCGTGAAAGTAGAGATTTCTATGAAGTATTGGATTATTATCTTGAGATGATTAGAAATATTCATAAACGTACATACGATTACATTGGTGAAATGAAAGCAAGTACAAATCCTCTTGCATATTGCGAGGGTGGCTTCCTTAATGGTTATTTAAAACCAGATGAAAAAATACGTTCAATTCTTAAACCTATGACTTTATCATTTGGAATTACTGCTTTGAATGAATTGCAGGAACTTTATAATAAGAAGTCATTAGTTGAGGATGGTAAGTTTGCTGTAGATGTAATGAAATACATTAATAAAAAGATTACTCAATTTAAACATGAGGACGGATTATTATATGCGATTTATGGAACTCCAGCCGAGAGCCTTTGCGGGCTTCAGGTAGAACAATTCCGTAAAATGTATGGAATTGTGCCGGGAGTTTCAGACAGAGAATATGTGAGCAACAGTTTCCACTGTGGAGTGTGGGAAGATATTACACCGATTCAGAAGCAGGATTTAGAAAATAGATTCTGGGATCTGTTTAATGGAGGCAAAATTCAATATGTTCGGTATCCAATCAATTATAATCGTGAGGCCGTAGTTACTTTAATCAGAAGAGCAATGAAGATGGGATATTACGAAGGTGTCAATTTGGCGTTATCTTATTGTGAACATTGTGGCCATGAAGAATTAAATATGGATATGTGTCCTAAATGTGGCAGCGAAGACATTACAAAGATAGATCGCATGAACGGATATATTGGTTATACTCGTGTTCACGGTGATACAAGATATAATAAAGCGAAAATGACTGAAATTGCAGAAAGGAGATCGATGTAATATAACAAAAGATTTTCGAGAATATATTGGACGAGAATATACTACTAACGAAGGATATAAAATTACCATTTTAGATTATATTGGAAGACATGAAATTTTAATAAAATTTAATGATAATCCAGATGTCACTATTTGGACAACTTTACAAAATATCAAAAATGGTCAGATAAAAAATCCATATAAAAGGTCTGTATATAATATAGGATATTATGGAGTTGGTAATTATACCGCTAGAAATAATAATATAAAAACAGAAGAATATATCAAATGGATTAGCATGTTTGTTCGTTGTTATGATGATAAATATCATGAAAGACAACCCTCATATATAGGATGTACTGTAGCAGAACCATTTCAAAATTTTCAAATTTTTGCTGAATGGTATAACCATAATATATATGAATGTAATTATCCATTAGAACTTGATAAAGATTTCTTATATGAAGGTAATAAAATATATTCGCCTGCAACGTGCTGTTTTCTACCTAAAGAAATAAATACTGCAATTAATTATAAAAGACATGATGTTGAATATATGCAAAAATTATATTTGAAATATAAAATGGAATTACCTTATAGACTACGCATGGAATTATATTATGTTTCTCATCCTAAAGAAATTAAGAAAGCGAGTTAAAATGTAATGAATTATCACGATATTAAACACGATGACATGAACAATGGGCCAGGATTAAGGGTTACACTTTTTGTTTCCGGCTGCGATCATTATTGTAATGGTTGCCAAAATCCGGAAACATGGAGCACTAAATCTGGGATTCCATTTGATGATACAGCAATAGAAGAGATTTTTGAACAGCTTAATAATGATTATATCTCTGGGATTACTTTTTCCGGCGGAGATCCGCTAAATGCAAACAACAGAGTTGAAGTTTGTAGTTTAATTCATCAGATTCGATTGAAATATGGTAAAAGTAAATCTATTTGGATTTATACCGGATATACTTGGGAGGAAATTGTAAATACTTTAACACCCGTATTATTAGGAGTCGATGTTCTTATTGATGGTATGTTTGACAAAGATCTTGCAGATGTAAATTATCATTGGGCTGGATCGACTAATCAAAGAGTAATTGATGTACAGAGATCGCTTGAAGAGAAAAAGGTTATTCTGTATAAAGATAATATTGGCAATGATTGATAAGCTATTAAAGCTTTGATATAAAAATTTAATTAAACAAAATACAGAGAAAAAGGAGAACTAAAAACATGGCAGAAATTACAATGAAATCAACAAAGGCAGAAATTATGGAAGCGTATAAGGCAGCAGTGGAGAAACTTGATACAAGAGACAGAATGATTGATGATCCTGCAAAAGAAGCAGCAAAAGCTAAAAAGGTAGAAGTTATCGAATCTGCAGATAAAACAGCTAAAGAAGATATTTTTAATCCAGAGATTATTAAGAAATACAATGATCTTACACAAGCTATTGAAATTAAACAGTTTGAGTTAGATGAATTATATGGCATTGAGACAAAAGCAAATGCTATGGCAGCCATGATTAATGCTTATAAAGAGAAAAATGAAGAGTTAAAAGAGGCTCAGGCAGCGAAAGAAGCAGAGATTGAAGCTGAATTAGGAGAGAAAAAAGACACACTGAGAGCTGAAATTGAGTCGCTGAAGCAGCAGAAACAGGAAATTATTGATTCTATCAATGCAGAAGCTAAAGCAAGAGAAAATGAAATTAAATTAACTCATAGTCGTGAGGAAGATGAATACACCTATAATCTGAAACGCAGTCGTAAAGCTGAAAATGATAAATGGGAAGATGAGAAAGCTGCTAGAGAAAAGATTTTGGAACTTAGAGAAACAGCGGCTCTTGAGAAAGAAACAGAACTGAATGCAAAAGCTGATCATGTAAAGGAATTAGAAGCAAAAGTAGAAGAGATTCCGACATTGATTGCAGCAGCAACAGAGGAAGGTATTAAAAAAGGTAAAGCCGATGCTGATAAATCAAATGCTTTTGAAGTTAGAGCACTTAAGAAAGATGCTGAATATCAGAAACAGCTTCTGGAAGATAAAAATGAAAGACTTGCAGAGGATCTGGCTAATGCGAGAGCAGAAAAAGTTGAATTACAGCAGAAACTTGACGATGCATATGCTCAGATGAGAGAACTTGCTGCTAAGACTGTAGAATCTACCGGTGGAGTTAAAATTCTGAACGGACAGACTCAGCAGAATAATAAATGATAATTTAATTATACGGTATGCGTGAGAAAACGCATACCGTAGCAAGGAGAATTATATGAATCCGGTATTTATATTTTTGGTATTAGTTGGAGCAGTAATTTTATGGTTTCTATTATCTGCACTGTTTTATCCATTTGGGAGATTCTTACATAGAATCTGGAAAGATGCAGCAGATGAAATAAATAGAGAAGATCAAAACAAGGAGAAAAAAGATTAATGAAAAAAGGATTTTTAGGTAGTATTGGATTAGCAGTGATTATTGTAGCAGGATTAATTTGTGTAGCAAAGTGTACGGTAAGAGTACCTGCCGGTTACGTGGCGGTACAATATGAGATGAATGGAGGAATTTCTGATGATACGCTTACTCAGGGATGGCATTTAGTTTCTCCAACGATCAAAACATCTTTATATTCAGTGGGTATCGAGCAGTCATATCTTACATCTGAAGATAAGGGTGATTCTCCAAAGGATGAAAGCTTTAAAACTCCTACTGCAGATGGTAAGCAACTTCTTGTAGATCTTGAGTTTTCATATAAATTTGATCAGGAACATGTTGCTGATGTATTTACAAGATTTAAAGGTCAGTCCGGAGAAAGTGTAAAAAATACTTTCATTAAACCTAAAATGAAAGCATGGACACAGGAAGTGACTGCTAAGTATCCAGTAACAGATGTATTTGGTGATAAACGTCAAGAACTGAACGAGGCTCTTGACACATATCTGAAAAAGAAATTTGAGCCATATGGAATTATCATTGACACTGTAAACTTTACTTCAATTTCTACAGATGATGAAACTCAAGCAGCTATTCAGAAGAAAGTAAATGCACAGCAGGAACTGGAACTTGCAAATATTGAAGCCAAGACTGCAAAAGTACAGGCAGATAAAGATAAAGAAGTTGCTCTTATTGCAGCTGAACAGGATAAAGAGAAAGCTGCTATTGAAGCTGAACAGGCAAAAATCACTGCGGAAGGTAAGGCGGAAGCTACAAAAATTAAAGCGGATGCTGAAGCAGAAGCAAATAAAAAGATCGCTGAGTCACTTACTCCAGAACTTATTGAGAAACAGAAGATTGATAAGTGGAATGGTGATGTGCCGAAGGTACAAGGTGGAAATGCTGCAACAATTGTTGATGCAGGTGATTTAACATCAGGAACAGCAAGTGTAAAAGGAGAATAATATGGGGGGGGAATGTTACTTATTATTATGTCATTATTGGCATTAGCTTTCAGTTGGATCGTAACATGTGGAATTATAAAATTAATCACATTATGTTTCGGGGTCGCTTTCAGCTGGTTGATTGCTACAGGAATTTGGCTTGTAATCTTATTACTGAAATCAGTATTTGGGAAATAAACTATGATTAGATGGAAAATAGAAAAATTTATTGTTGGCGATTATGTAAAATTAACCAATCTCCCTCAAGGTTACGAACGCCTTGAGGGAACTGAGGGAATCATCACGAACATTAATTGCGAATTATATACAGTACATAATTCTGATTCTATGATTTTTGAAGTAGAAAAACAATATTTGACGCATTTATATAAATCAGAAGAGGAGAATGGACAAATGGCAAAATTAACAGGATATTATGCAGTAGCAGTAATTGAAGAAGTAACTTGTTGTTGTAAGAAAGACTATTATTATGCAGTCTTTGACGATGGCAATACATATAAAGCCGGAGACCAGGTTTTAGTAAGTGGTTGTAACAAAGATGTTCTGACAATTAAAGAAATTTTAACTGTGTCGGAAGCAGAAGTAAAATGCGCCAAGAATATTACTGCAGAAATTATCTGTAGAGTTGATACATCTGCATATGACCAGCGTGTTGAAAATAGAAAGAAAGCTGAGAAGCTTAAAAAAGATATGGATGCAGTTATTAAGCAGATGGATGTAACAAAGAAATATGAAATGTATGCGGCTGAGAATCCGGAACTGGCGACCTTGCTTGATCAGTATAAAGAGTTAACAAAATAATGATTAAAACGATATTAAAAAATATTGTGTGTTTCATTATCAGTGGGATATGCATGAGCATTGTTCTGAATAATGTTGTTCCGGGTGGTTATTGGCCTTCTGCAATATCATTATTTATTTTAAGTGTTAACTACTTCATTTGGGGATCACGGACATGATTTGGGTAACTGGAGATACGCATGGGGATTGGATCCATAGAGTTAATATAGATTCTTTTCCCGAACAGCGTGAGATGTCGAAGGACGATTATGTGATAATTCTTGGAGATTTTGGGATATGGAGAGATTCACCGCAGCAAAGGTGGTACCTGAATTGGCTTGAAGAGAAACATTTCACAACACTCTTTATTGACGGAAATCATGAGAATTACGATATATTAGATTCTTATCCGGTAGAAGAATGGCATGGTGGTAAGGTGCATTTTATTAAACCATCGATAATTCATCTTATGAGAGGACAGGTATTTGATATAGACGGATTAAAATTCTTTACCTTTGGAGGAGCTTCAAGTCATGATATTTCAGATGGAGTATTAGAGATTGACGATCCAAGAGTAAAAGAATGGAGGGATGATCCGGATAAAATGTACCGAATCAATCATATTTCATGGTGGGAACGAGAAATGCCAAATCAAGAAGAGATGGATGAGGGTATAAAGAATCTGGCAGAACATGATAATAAAGTAGATTTTATCCTGACACATTGTACAGCTTCTTCTACAGCAGCATTATTATCACATGGATTATATAAGCCAGATAAGTTAACTAATTATTTTGAAGAAATAAGGTGCAATGTTGATTATAAGCGTTGGTTGTGTGGACATTACCACGACAATAAAGCAATAACAATAAAAGATATAGTTCTATATGAACAGATTGTGAGGATCGCATAATGATAGATATGTCAGAACTTACAGAAAGTGTTAAGGGATACATTGAAGGATTGCAAGATGTATTACAAAGAAAATATCAAATTTCAGAAGATAAGGCTTTAAATATGATTACTTCTTCTTATATTATGGATTCTCTTATAGATTACCCAGAGGAGACGTTACATGATGACATTGAAGCACATGCAGATAATATATATGAAGACCAAGTATCAAAAACAGAACGGTTATTGTTAGAGGCCGGATACGAGGGAACGATATTCTTTACAAATCCATCTTATGAAGATGCGTTTCTTGGTATTTCTTCTGATGATAGAGCAATATATGATTACGAAAAAATGGTTGAATCTTTAGTTAACCATGAGGATATGACAGAAGATGAGGCTAGAGAATTTATAGATTACAATGCGACGTTCTATATTGAAGGTGGACCAATTATTTTGTATAGACTGGAGGAATAGTAATGCCGGAACGTAACAGAGGGTATTTGAGAAAGCAAAGACTACGAAATATTGAACGTAGAAAAAAATTAATAAGTCAACGAGAACTTATGTATCATGGATATAAAACTTTGAACGATCCTGATTTTAAAGAGGGGATGTTACATAAAGGACACAGTGGACGACTTGGCATGGGTGGAACTGCAGTAAAAACTAATACTCGTAAAGGACATGCTTCATATCGACATAAAGGTGCTTATGGTCCGGCAGATAATTATTCAAGACATGATAAGCAGCAAGTTGAAGATGGATCACAGCAAATTAAAGAATGGGAGAACGAAGATGGAAAAAGAGAAAAAGAAAGTTTTGATTGTGATTGATGTACAGAATGATTTTGTAACCGGTTCACTTGGTACGCCGGAAGCTCAGGCTATTATTCCGAATGTAAAAGAGAAATTTGATGAATATAAGAATAATAAGAACTATGTAATTCTTACAAAGGATACTCATCATTCAGATTACGCAGATACTTCAGAGGGCAGAAAACTTCCTGAACATTGTATGTATGGTACTAAAGGTTGGGAAATTGTTGATGAACTTGATTATAAAAATCTCGATAGTTTTATGGTATGTTGTAAATCTACTTTTGGATTTGATGACTGGGATTGGGAAGAAACATTTGATATCGCAGATGATTCTTCTTTATTAGATATTGAAATTATTGGCATATGCACAGATATCTGTGTTATTACGAACGCTCTTTTGATTAAAACTTATTATCCAGAGGCAAAAATCACAGTTGATGCATCATGCTGCGCAGGATCAACACCGGAAAAGCATAAAGCGGCTCTTGATGTAATGGAAAGCTGCCAGATTAATGTAATCAATAGAAATTAAATTAAACAATGGAGGAAATTAAAATGATGAATAATTTTATGAATGGAATGTTTGGGAAAATTGGTAGTGGAATGTGTAAGTTATCCATGAGCGGTAATATTGCAGTAAAAACTTCCAATGGATATAAGAGCTACAATGTTAAATCCGGAAAGCTCACAAACTGCGGCAATTTTGTATTTCCTGGAGTAGATGAGAACTTCTTCTTCGTCATTCCAACAAATAAGGTGGCTAAAGGAGATATTATTCTTGTAAATGGAAGACCCAAATGCGTTATTGAAGCAGATAAAACAAAAATTACTGTAATCAATTATGAGGATTCTACAGTTGAAACAATTCTGCCGGAGCGCCATGTATTTATGGGAAATACTTATTTCTATGGAAAGATTGTATCGATGTTCGGAAGTAATCTTGGAAAAGACAAGAACAGTGCAAACAAAATCTTCAAATACATGATGATGACTCAGATGATGAATGAAGCGGCCGGTACCGGAACTGGAACAGACAGTAATCCAATGAGTGCTATGATGCCATTTATGATGATGAATGGTGGTATGGGTGATGTATTTGACGGTATGTTTGATTTTGGCATGGATGATACAGACACAGAAGATAGTGAAGATGATGTAGAGGAGGATGAATAATTATGGGATGTGGAAGTTGGGATACTAAAAGTTTTGTAAGTTATTCAACTGCAAGAGGATATGATACTGATTCACGAGGAGTAGTTACAGGAAGCTATTCTAACCAGGAAATGTTTAAAGCAAAAAATATTGATGCAGCACTCGATCCTAAAGGTGTTATTAGAGAATGTTGTGATAATGAAGAGCATCCGAATACTTTACCGGTTATTTTGGCTTTAGATGTCACCGGATCTATGGGACAGACCGCAGTAGAAATTGCAAAAAGACTTAATGAAATCATGACAAAATTATATGGTCAGATTAAAGACGTAGAATTTATGATTATGGGTATTGGAGATTTGGCTTACGATACTTATCCAATTCAGGCATCACAGTTTGAATCCGATATTAGAATTGCAGAACAGCTTGATAAAATTTACTTTGAATTTGGCGGCGGAGGTAATTGGTTTGAATCATACACTGCTGCTTGGTATTTCGGATCTCGTCATACTAAACTTGATTGTTGGAATAGAGGTAAAAAAGGTGTAATTATTACTATTGGAGATGAACGTCTTAATCCGTACTTACCAGTATCAGGACGACGCTCTGGATTAGGAATTACAACTGGCGATACGCTTCAAGCCGATGTAGAAACTAAAGATTTATATATGGAAACATCTGAGAAATTTGATATTTATCACATTAATGTAAATCATCGTGATGGATATGACCAGAGAGGAATAGTTGAGTCTTTTTCAGAGTATCTTGATGATAATCATTTTAGGACCATTAATCGTCTTGATGATATTGCAGATGAAATTGTAAAGATTGTAGTTGCGGCTGCAGAAAATAATGAACCTGTAGTAGTCTCATCCACTGTAATTTCTGCAGAGACAGATGAATCAGGAGCTATCATTTGGTAAGGAGAACTTATGAAAGATATAAAAATTGTCATCGGGACAAACTTTGGTGACGAGGGTAAGGGCAAATTAACAGATTATTATACTAAAAATGCAAATAACTGTATCGTTTTGTGTTCAAATGGCGGCGCTCAGAGAGGACATACAGTATTAAAATCAGACGGAACCCGGCATGTCTTTCATCATTTCGGCTCTGGAACATTAAACGGAGCAGATACTTATTTACCGGAGGATTTTATTTTAAATCCTCTGGTATTTAAGGAAGAATGGGAAGAGTTAAAGAAATTAGGATGGAAACCTCATGTGTATATTCATGAAAAATGCATGATTACAAATCCTCTTGATATGATGGCAAATCAAATTATTGAACGAAGTCGTGGTAACAATAAACACGGAAGCTGTGGAATGGGGATTTATAATACAATTCAACGCTATAAAAAACATATTAATTCATATTCATTGTCATGGGCATACTATATGAATATGTTTAAGCGCATGGAGATTACATTATCTGAACAGGAAGAAGAATTATTTCATCCAGTAAAAAATCCTGGGCTTCGAGATCATTACTATGAAGATTTTGATTTTATGATGTCACATGTACATGTTGTAAATAATGATCAATTACTTAATGGATACGATACCATAGTATTTGAAAATGGGCAGGGGCTTCTTTTGGATCAAAATAATATTGAATATTATCCGCATCTTACTCCATCTAACACTGGTATTAAAAATCCTGCAAGAATTATAAAGTCTGTAAATTGGACTGATGAGATTAATATAGAAGCTTGTTATGTGACACGTACATATATGACTAGACATGGAGCCGGTGAATTCCCAACTGAGTGTAATAAGGAAGAAATTAATCCTGACGTAAAAGATTTAACTAATGTTCCAAATCCGCATCAGGATACTTTAAGATATGGGAAGTTAAATGTGGAAGAATTACATGAAAGATGTCAAGCAGACATAAAAACTGCAGGACTCCCGTGCCAGAAAACCTTAGCTATAACGCATATGAATGAATGTGGAAAGATAGCTTTATCTGTTCGTGATACATTTAAAGACGATTGGGAAGTAAAATATTTTTATTTTGAGGTGAACTAAATGATTAAATTAAACGGCGTAGAAATCAAACTTGATAAATATCCGGATGGAACATTCTTATTTAAGGATATTCCTCCTATTGGAGGATGGTGCAGAGATAATATTGAATGGTTCTTTGAATCAATGGAAGAGTTAACAGCAGTTGAATATATTACTAGATATTGTTGGGATCATAGAGTAGTGCCTAATTTATATATGCCTTATATCCCAGATGCACGTATGGATCGAGTCAAGCATGAGAACGAATTATTTACTTTAAAATATTTTGCTCAGACTATTAATTCATTACATTTTGGAAAAGTAGAAGTTTTAGATCCGCATTCTGATGTATCTGCCGCATTATTTAATAAAGTACATGTAGAATCCCCGAATCGAATGATTGAGGATGCTGTTAAGAAGATTGCGAGTAATAACCTTATGATGTTTTATCCGGATGCGGGATCCATGAAGCGATATTCTTCAGCAGTACATCTTCCATATGCTTTCGGTATTAAGAATAGAGATTGGGAGACCGGAGAGATTAAAGGTTTAGATTTATCTGGTGAAATTGATCAATTACCAGGTAAAGACATTCTTATTGTAGATGACATTTGCAGCAGAGGTGGTACTTTTTATTATAGTGCTAAAAAGCTGAAAGAGGCCGGTGTAGGTAAGATTTATCTTTATATTACTCATTGTGAGAATACTATTTATGAAGGAGAACTTCTGAAAAATAATGGATTGATTGAGAAGATTTATACGACAGATACGATTCTGACAAATCTGGAAAGTCCTAAGATTGAACTTGTTGAGAGGTTGAGATAATGAATATTGCATATAAAATATTTATATTATTTACAATGATTTTCTGCCACATTGTAGATGATTATTATTTACAAGGATGGTTGGCATCTGCAAAACAAAAATCATGGTGGGAAAAGAATGCACCAGGAAAATTATATAAATATGATTATTTAGCAGCGTTGTTTATGCATAGCTTTAGTTGGTCATTTATGATTATGTTACCACCAACAATTGCGCTTATGATTATTGGCGGTAAATGGAATCCTTTATTATTGGTTATGAATTTATTGATACATATGTTAGTAGATGATATGAAAGCCAATAAAAAGAAAATTAATTTAATTCAAGATCAGATAACTCATATGTTTCAGATTGCTTTTACTTGGGGCTGTTTGATAGGAAAGTTATAAGGGAGATAAAAATATGAAACCGATTATTAGTCCTTGGTTGATTTATTTTGCTAGTAGAGCAGATAATTTAACAACATTTTTTGGAATGATCGCAGGAATATGCGGAGTTATTGCTATGTGTGCTTTATTTGCTGGATTAACCGGATATAACGAACCATTTAAGTTTAGAAAAACTATTAGCAAATTAATTATCGGATGTGTTGTAATGACTATCATTACAATCATGACACCTAATACAGAAACAATATATACGATGGCAGTTGTAAATGAAATCACACCAGATAATATTCAAACAATTGGCAAAACTGGTAAAGATGTAGTTGATTATATCACAGATCAGATTGATAAAATTGTAAATGACAAAGAGGAGGATAAAAAATAATGGATACCTTAGCAATTCTGTTAAGCGATACTTACAAACAAGTACACCACAATATGTTTCCGAGAGGATTGACGAAGTTAGTCTCTTATTGGACTCCGAGAAGATCAATGTTAAAGGAGCAGGATCATATGGTTTTCTTCGGACTGCAGGCTTTTATTAAAGAATATCTTATTACATATTTTAAAAGAGATTTCTTTAAATTAAGCACTGATGAAGTTCAAGAACTTTATACAATTAGTATGGACATTCAGTTAGGAGAAGGAAATTACGATATTTCTCCAATCCTTAAACTTCACGAATTAGGGTATCTTCCGATTCAGATCCGTGCATTACCGGAAGGTACATTAGTGCCTATGGGAGTGCCATGCATTGAAATCACGAATACACATCCAGATTTTGCATGGGTTGTGCAGTGGATTGAGTGTATTCTGCAGGTTGAGCTTTGGAAGCCGTGTGCTCATGCAACAATTGGACATATGTACAGAGAACTGGCAAATTTCTACTATAAAAAGACCTGCGACGACATTTTAAGACCTGAAATGGCCTGCTCAGACTTTGGAATGCGTGGAATGTCCTGTATGGAAGAAGCAGAGAGATGCTCCGTTGCTTGGCTATTATCCTTTGATAAGACAAGTACGATCCCGGCAATTGATTATTTGGACAAATATTATTTCAATGACTGTAGCGTGAGTCATATTGGAATTGGTGCGATTTCTACCGAACATGCGGTCATGGCTTCAAATTATGCTGTGGACGGAGACGAAATTACATTTGTGAAAAGACTACTTACAGAATTATATCCGAATGCATCTTTCAGCATGGTATCTGATACATATGATTACTGGAACATGATTGACAATATTCTTCCAGCTTGCAAAAAAGAAATTATGCAGCACAATGGTAAGCTCTTGGTTCGTCCGGATTCTGGTGATATGGTAGAGATTTCAGTTAAGACTATCAAAAAACTCTGGAATACATTTGAAGGATCAGTAAATAGCAAAGGTTACAAAGTACTGGACCCTCATATTGGAATTATCTATGGTGATGGCTGTACTCTTAACAATGTAAAAAAGGTATGGGAAGAACTTGAGAAGAAAGGATTCGCTGCAAACAACATTGTATTTGGAGTTGGGGCTTTTTGTTTCTCGGCAGTTGTAGAACCTGATGGACGTATGGTCGTTGTAACCAGAGATATGTTCGGCATTGCTATGAAAGCTACATTTGGAGAAGTTAACGGACAACCGATTATGATTTACAAAGATCCCAAAACCGATACGAGTCATTTGAAAAAATCTCATAAGGGGTGTTGTTGTATATATTACGATGACAATGGAGAATTACAGTGTGAAGACGGATATGATAGTATATTTGGTAATGGAACATTAAGAACTGTATTTGTAGATGGGGAAGCTTGCAATAAAGAAACATTTGAAGACATTAGAGAAAGATTAAACGGAGGAAACAAAAAAACAAAGATAAGTAAAATTACAGATTATTTATTAAAAGATGATGTGATTGTAGTAATGGATGTAGATGGAGTACTTGCCCCGTATGAGTTCTCTGAATTAAGTCACAGTATGACTGACGATGAATGGGACAAACTTGTAGCTTCAGGTGAGAGTCCGTATAAAGATGTGCGTCCGATTAAATTAATGCAAAAGTTTATTCAAAAGAAAGGTATTGATAAAGTATATACTTGTTCAAAGAGTCCTTCTAGTGAGATCCCCGGCAAAAGAGCTTTTATCAAAAACAACTATAATCTTCCGGATGATAATATCTATTTTACTTTAGAAAAGACAGAAAAACTTACTGTGCTTCAGACGCTGCAACAAAAGCTTGGGCTTAAGCCATCTCAGATTGCAATTGTAGAGGATACAGTAAAAACTTTGGATTATATTCGTGCACATAGTGATTTTGTAACTGTACACGTTTCATCATTTATGGAGTAAAGAGGAGTAAAGAGAATGAATTTACAAAGTATTAGTAGATATATAAGTCTTATATTAAGACATAAGCCTGAAGTTATTGGTATTACTATAGATGAATATGGTTGGGCGAATGTAGAAGAACTGATTCAGGGTATTGAGAAGAGTAATCCAGAATTTAATATGGAAGCTTTAGAAGAAATTGTCAAAACAGATAATAAGCAGAGATATTCTTTTAATGATGATAAGACTTTGATCAGAGCGAATCAGGGACATTCAATTCAAGTAGACGTAGAATTAATAGAAAAAGAACCTCCATGTATTCTTTATCATGGAACTGGTGAGAAATATATAGCGTCTATCGATCAAAATGGATTGATTCCTAAAAGTCGTTTATATGTTCATTTGTCAAAAGATGTTGAAACCGCCAAAGCTGTCGGCAAGAGACATGGTAAAGAAGTTGTTTATTCTATCAATAGTGAACAGATGTACAAAGATGGATACAAATTTTACTTATCTAAAAATGGAGTTTGGCTGACTAAAAGGGTTCCAGTGAAATATGTAATGAAGGAGGTATAAAAATGAGTAGTACATATTTTACGGATTCAGTTTCAGATCTTTGTCAGGGGATTATTGATAAAGTAGATACTTATGAAAAACGAATTAAATATTTAGAAGAAGAAAATAAAAAGCTCAAAGATGAGCATTATAAAGATTCTGAAATGCAGAGAATGGAAGCAGAACTAAAAAAAAGCGAAAGAGGATCTGTACAGAGGATTTCCAATTTCAGAAAAAGAACAAGAGAAAATCAGAGAGTGGGAATTAAAACATGATGCTGAGAAACATGGTTTGAAAACTATGGAACAGAGATTGAGAGCTGGGGGATGTTGTGGCGGAAGATATACATATCAATTTGTTCCCACAAGTATTGGAACTGTTGGAGAAGTAATCTGTTCTTGTGGTGAGAAATTTACATTTCAAGATTTTATATAGGAGGAAGTAAATGATTAAAATTATTGAAGGTAATATCGTTAATGCAAAGACAGATTTTATAATTCATCAGGTTAACTGCCAAGGAGAAATGAACACTGGAGTCGCTAAAGCATTAAGAGATTATGATGAAGGCATTTATAAACACTATAGAAAGTTTTGTGAGTTTTGTAAGTTCGAGTCGGAAGAACTACTCGGAACGTGTGATGCATATTTATTGAAAGATAGAGGTCAAATTGTATTGTCTTTATTCGCACAAAATAAATATGGATATGATGGTAAACAGTATACAGATCTTGAAGCTTTTAGAGATGGTTTAAGATATATTTCGCAACATTTTGGAGTATGGCGTGAAAAAAATGGACTAGAAGGAAAAGATCTTTGTAGAACCTCAGTAGCACTTCCGTATAAGATTGGTTGTGGAAGAGGAGGAGCTGATTGGGAAGTGATTTATAAAATCATTGAAGGGGAACTTAAAGATTATGATGTGGAATTATGGAGGCTGGATGAATGAGCGAGGCGATGAATATTATTATAGCCGGTTCACGAGATTTTGATGATTATCGTTTGCTTAAGAAAACTGTGTCAGATTATATCGAAGAGAATCAAGTTAATAACACTCAGCAAATTAGAGTTATCAGTGGCGGTGCAAAAGGTGCAGATAGGCTTGGTGAATGTTATGCGTTTGATAATGGTTACTCCGTTATAAGATTTCAAGCTTTATGGGGAGTTTATGGAAAGTCTGCTGGCCCTAGACGTAATAATGAAATGGCAAAATTTGCATCAGAATCAGGCTCTGGTACGTTGATCGCATTTTGGGATGGTGAATCGCGAGGTACAAAAAATATGATTGATACTGCCAGAAGATATGGATTACATGTAATTGTAGTTGAATATGAAAAAGATTCGGAGGAATTAAATGAACAGAAAAGATAATACATTAGAAGGAATAGGTGCGTTTACAGTAATCATCCTTGCGATTTTCACTCTTGTTATCAGTCCGGCATTATCATTTATGTTTGCTTACATAGGTGGATGCATACTGAAATTTTTGTAGGGGACGCATTGGTTAATGGACTAAATATCATATTTAATACAACTAGGTTTACGAAACCAATGATCCCTGTTATTTGTGCAACAATTGCAACAATTGGTAAATATTTTAAAACAACAGTCGATATGTCAAGACATAAAGGACAGTAGGAGTTTTATATGAGAGAGTACCATATTTATATACAACATACAAAATGTGTAGAAGCTCATTTTAATTACATTATATACAGATGGCTCCCATGGGAATATGTAGGATGTGTAGAAGGGACTAAAGAACTGTATACATACTTTAAGTCAAAGTTCCCATACAGCATGAGAAGTATCAATTTATATCATTCATTCAACTATTTTGATGATGAATATTTAAAAATAGATAATAATTGGGATTTTATGTGTACTTGTCCGCGTGAATATCACAGATATTTGATTATGGATGATTATGGTAATGTACGAGACTTTCATCAACTTACTAAGAAATATAAAAAGAAATACTATCGTACGTATCATAAACATCATGGTTGGAATATTCATTGGGCTTCAACAGTGCCGGATCAGCGTAAAAGTATTACACCAGAAGAGATTGTAGAAGTAAGAAATGAATATGGTATTACTCTCAAACCTATAAAACCAAAAAGAAAAACAGATTCATGGGATCATGTGAGAGGATTAAAAGTGTCTGGTTGGAAGATGCAGAGTAAGAGAAGAAAACAATGGAAACCAATGGAGGGCATTTAAAATGATTAATAGTTTTACTGGAGATTATTACTTTTTAAGTAACTTTTATATGGCACCGGTAAGTTACAACGGATGGGACTATACAAATAATGAAGCAGCTTTTCAAGCTCAGAAAACAAAGAATCGTAGACTAAGATTCCAGTTATTTTCTAAAGCTAGCCCATCAGAGGCAAAGGCAACAGGCAGAAAGATTGATTTGAGATCAGATTGGGAAGAAGTAAAAGATAAAGTAATGTATGAAATCGTACTGGCTAAATTCACTCAGAATCCAGACCTTAAGGAAAAGTTACTTGCTACAGGTGATGAACATTTGGAAGAAGGAAATACATGGGGAGATACAACTTGGGGAACTGTTAATGGTATTGGAGAAAACAGGCTTGGTAGAATTCTTATGAAAGTAAGAAAGGAACTGCAGGAGGAATCAAAATGAAAAAGGCAGCTACTATATTAATTCTTCTGCTTATCAGTGCATTTATGTTAACTGGATGTGCTAAATGTATTGATAAGAAAGAAGAAAGTGTGAAAGTCAAAATTGTTAATGAATACTATAAGCCGAAAGAAACTCGTTTCATAGGTATAATTAATCATGTTCCACAATTTCGGACAGATTATGCCGAGTATGAAATTACGGTAGATTATAACGGAACTGAATATTCTCTTAGTGATGAAAGTACATATCGTAAATATCATGGAAGAATAGGACAAACAGTGTCTGCCGTATTGATTACAAAGACATATGATAATGGCAATGTTAAACAATATATTAATTGTTTAGGAGGATTATAAGATGAAATATTACAATGGATATTTTAAAGAACTCAAGAATGAAATTGTACAGTGGATCAGAGACTGGTTCGATCAGAATTGTCCCGGCTGCAATGCAATTGTAGGAATCTCTGGTGGAAAAGATTCTTCTGTAGTAGCAGCGCTTTGTGCAGAAGCTCTTGGAAAAGATCGTGTAATTGGTGTACTGATGCCACAGGGTCAGCAGAAAGATATTTATGCTGCGTACAAGCTTTGTGAATTTCTTGATATTAAATCATACGAAATCAACATTGGCGACACAGTTCGAAGTGTATTGTCAAGACTCGAAAGCTCAGGAATCGAGATCAGCGAACAGACAAAAATAAATCTTCCGGCACGTATTAGAATGTCTACATTATATGCTGTCTCTCAGTCTTGTAATGGAAGAGTAGCAAATACATGTAATCTTTCAGAATCATATGTCGGTTATGAAACTAGGTATGGTGATTCAGCAGGTGATTTTAGTCCGTTAGGAAAATTAACTGTATATGAAGTTAAAAAACTTGGATATGAATTATTGCTTCCTACAGAACTTATTGAAAAGATTCCAATTGATGGATTATGTGGAAAGACAGATGAGGACAATTTAGGATTCCCATATGAAGTTCTGGACAGATATCTTCGTACAGGAGAGATTGACGATCTGGCTGTAAAAGCTAAGATTGATTTAATGCATAAACGATGTCTCTTCAAATCAGAGAAGATTCCGGTATTTAATCCTGAATTAAAAGTGGAGGCAGAATAATGTAGAACATATTTATATCATTCTTGTTAATCGAAATTCTTTTCACAACAATTTTAATAATTAATTGTGCAATTGATGAATTATTACCAATAAAAGAATATAAAAAGTGGTCCCAAAATAAAAATTGGTTCGGTAAGATATATATATTTCTTACAGTTATATTTACTATTCCTGCAGCAATTATTATATATATCGCTTTTTCCATTGTGTTCTTAGTAACATTTATTTATACACTTGGAATTAAAGAGGAGAAGAAATAACATGAAACCATATGATGTTGGGCTTGTTTGTGGGCGTTTTCAAACGTTCCACAAAGGCCATGAAAAACTTATTGATACTGGGTTATTGCTTTGTGATCGGATGCTTATTCTTGTTGGCAGTGCACAAGAATGTGGGACAAAACGTAATCCTTTGAATGTTAATACTAGAATCAAGATGATACGTGAAGTATATGGTGATGATCCAAACATTATGATTTATGCATTATCAGACCTCACTGATGAAAATGATATTACTCCAGATTGGGGTAGATATCTTCTTCAAAATGTGGATCGGTATATTTATAAAAATCCAGATGTAATGATTTATGGTAATGATGATAGCCGGAGCGGATGGTTTGATAAGAAAGATTTAAAGAACACAACCGAATTAATCATTAATCGTGAAGAATTACCTATTTTAGGAACTATGTTAAGAGAGCTTATGATACATGATAAACGGCGAGAATGGATGACTTTTGTTAATCCTAAACTACATAAAATGTATGATGAAATTCGTGGCGAACTTATGGAAAGCATAAAGGAGAATTAATGGAGGAAGCAGATATGACACCAGGAAGGCCGCAACAATTGCCTTACGTATCACCACCAGATAAAAAAACGTCTCAGGAAAAATCTGGTAGTAATATTGTTGTTGAATGGATGTCAGCAATAAAAGAAATTGCAGAAAATGGATATGCCTTGCCTAGCGCAAACGTTCATTCGAAAGATGAAAAATTTCAAAGGATTATTGGTATGTGTAATGCAGTTATTATGGTATTAAAGGAGAATTAATTATGGAATTTACAAAAGCAGCAGCATGGATTTCAACTGCATTAGCAGTAATTGTAGGCATTGAAGTCACGCATTCAGCATGGTGCTTATGGGCGTTTTTGTTACCTTTATTAATGAGTTAAGACAATATGAGGAATGAGGTTTTAAATGGCAAAATATCTAATGAAATATAAAGGTACTTACAGACTAAAAGCTGCGATAGATCAAAGTACCAATGATTATCCCAGAGATGATTCTGGAGGAATAGATTCAAGTTTTGATGATATTTATATTAAGTGTTATGGTGGTGCTCAAATATATCATTATGGTTTTTCTACTCTTGTAGCTTATATCCCATCTATAGGAAGAGGACACAATATTTTAAAAGCTATAGCTAATGATATTGGGTTACCAGAATATGAAACTTATGAAGAATTATATAAGGCACTTGAAGATGAAGGAACTGTACGAAGTATCATGGAAAATGACAAAGAAATAGAGTTTAAGTTCCATGCTCGTAAGTTAGGATACATAGCACTTTTTCTTAAACCTGCGATTGCAGGAGCTGATATTAGTCCTTTCTCGACTAAGAACTTACCCAAATGTGATTACCCTATTCCTGAGGAAGATTTAGCAGAATACAACGCTATTTTGGATTCTATGGACAGCAAGGATTACTTGTTAGTCTCTAGGGTAACCGATGCTTTTTTGACCAATAAACTTCAAAAAAGTAAGCAGTATAGGACAATTGATTTGAAAAAAGATATGAAGAAAAAATGTTTAAAAACTAAAGAATATATCCATTCATTAGGCGAATGGAATGAATATATTGAATATTTAAAAAAGGAGATTTGTAAATGCGGATCGAAAGATTAACTTACGTTACTGAAAATGGAGAGATTTTGTTTCACCCAGACGGTTATCCATCTGATAAAGGACTTACAATTAAGCAACTTGCAAAAAACAAAAGATGGAAAATTCTTAATAAAATTGCTCGTCAATTAGCAAATTATGAACAATCTGACAATATTAAACAATCAATAAAATTAAGTAACGATATAATACTTTATTATATTGATTTTATATGGTCGAAATGTCATAAAGGAATAGAACACGATGGATATAGTGATGAATGTAACCATTGTAACGACTATGGATGTAGTAGTAAGAAAGAATACTATATAGACACGATTAACCTTATTAGTCACTTGGATTATATTTCTAAAAAGGATATTGGTAAAAAATACTTTTTTACGTATGAAGAAGCACAAACTAAACTAAAAGAATTGCAAAATGCTCATTTAATATAAAGTTATACTCAGATAATATATACATTAAATTACATACAAAAAGGAGATTAATAATATGGCAAAAAGAGTAGCAAGATTTGAGAAAGTTACATACAGACAGTTTGAAAAAGATTGGATTGATGCATTTAATGTTCCTGAATTAAATATGTCAACTAGGCGAAATATTAAGGATATTTATGATGCAATTACGTTACCTAAAAGAGCAACAAAAGGCAGCGCAGGATATGACTTTGTAAGTCCTTTGACATTTACTTTAAAGCCGGGTGAAACCATTAAAATTCCTACAGGGATCAGATGTGAAATGAACATAGATTGGGTCCTAATGTTATATCCTAGAAGTGGATTAGGATGCAAATATGGGTTAAATCTCATGAATCAAACAGGTATTGTGGATTCAGATTTTTATTACAGTGATAACGAAGGACATATCTTTGTTAAACTGAAAAATAATGGTGATAAAGAATGTACAATTAGAGAAGGTGACAATGTTGTACAGGGAGTATTTTTAGAATATGGTATTACTATTGATGATGAAGCTGCAGGAGTACGAAATGGCGGATTTGGAAGTACAACAGAGAATAAATAGAGGTGTAAACGCTTATGAAGAATAGAGAGAAATTTGCTAAAGAGATTTTGGATATTGCTTGTAGTGGTAGGAGTATAGCAGTAACAAAAGAAAATAAAATCGCTTATTGTAGTAATATATCATGTGAATCATGCATGTTTGATGGTTGTGGTAAACATATTGGACGTTCACAGGCATGCTCCGATCGATTACGTGAATGGGCTGAATCAGAATATGTAGAGAAACCTACAATTACATCAAGAGAAAAGAACTTCCTTGATGCCCTTCTGTCTAATTGTAAATATATTGCAAGAGATAGCAATAATGATCTTTATATTTACTATAATAAACCAAGACGTAATTCTATGAATGAATTGTGGATAACTGAAGATAGTAATTATTTTTATGTATCAAGAGATATGTATGGTAATATGTTTAACTTCATTAAATGGGAGGATGAAGCACCTTGGGGCATTGAAGACTTGAAAAAATTAGAGGTGAGAGACGAATAACATATGATTACAACAGACAGAGAAAAAGCTATATGCGAAAAATATAGCGCATATGATAAAAATAATCGTGTCCATTGTAATGAGTGTCCACTTAGTAAAGGGAATCCTACTCAATATGACTTCCGGTGCAAAGCGAATAGTCATTATAATAGACACACTCGTGCATGGGAATATGATGATTAAGAAAGGATAATTATGAAGATTCGTTTAAACAATTCTACAGATGCTAAAACTGTAGTATCTATTGCAAATAAATTTAAAGATTGTGATATTGATGGTAGTATAGGACGATGCATTATAGATTTGAAATCTATATTAGGAGTATTATCATTTGGCCTTCCGAAAGTAATTGATGTTACAGTAAGAAGCGATGATAAAGCTTTAGTTAAAGAATTTGAAGATAGTGTAATGTTCTGGAGGTGCGATGACGATGGATGAAATGTTAACTCCAACAGATATACAAAAACATCTTAAAATAGGACGTAACAAGACATATCAGCTTATTCAATTAAGTTCTTTCCCTAAAATAAAGATAGGAAATACATACAGGATTCCTAAAGAAAAGTATCTTAAATGGATATCTGATAATATACGTAAAACAATATTTTTATAGTAAAAAATGGGAGCTATATCGAAATGATATAACTCCCTTATTTTTAATCAAGTAAATTTATGACTTCTGATTTATGTTTATTCATGATATGCATATATATGTTATAAGTTGTAGAAACATCTTCATGTCCAAGTATCTCTGATATCACCTTAATATCTACAGGCTGGTTCTGTTCCCATCCTTTCTGCAGCAGCATGGACCCAAATGAATGTCTGAGATCATGTAAGCCGAAACCATCAGATTCAATATCAGCTCTCTTGAGGATCGCTTTAAGCGTCCTAGTAAGAGTTGATTGTGATGGCGGAATATTGTTCTTAGTTACGAATATATGGTCATCTCCGGATGCTTCCAGTCCAGGAGACACAGTTTTAAGCCAGAGCAACTGTTCCTTTGCACGATTTGCCAGAGGAATGACTCTGATTGACTTAGGACGCTTTGGTGTATCTATGAGCCACTGATATTTGCCATCTACTTTGATACGCTCCATTGTCTTATCTATGTTAATGGTATTATTCTTAAAATCTATATCTTTCCATGTAAGAGCATAAGCTTCTCCTATACGCATACCAGTATAAAGAACTAACAGACAGAACCTGGCATTACGTCCATAGATATAATCACCTGTCCTTACGCCTGGTAAAGCAGAATCTGCTTTCATAAGAGCCGTATTATAAAACTTCTCAGCTTCTTCTAAAGATAAGAAAGAATGTTCTTTTTTCTGTACTGCATATTTTGACTTATGCGGCATCTTAATCCCTTTTGCAGGATTCTCTGTGATAATATTACAGGATACAAGATAGTCGAAAACAATATTGAAAAGAGTGCGTGTCTTTTTAACAGTGCTCTCAGAATATTTCTTCGACATATTTGTATAGTATGTTTGAATGACAATCTTGTCTATAGCAGCCATCTGGACATCAGCAATCGGATTAGTTTTAATATAGCAGCGATTTGTAGACTGAAGAGTAGCATAGTTGTTCGTCTTGAAGGTTGGCTCCAATGTCTGCAGGATATTATCTATGCATTCCCCAAGAGTCATCTTACGATAGTCTTTTTGGTTAACCCTCATACTCTTAGCTTCAAATTCTTGTATCTTGCGTCTTACATCAGCTTTTGTCCTTCCTACAAATTCTTTCCGGCTTGTCATACCATCATATTTCTTACGGTACCTATAGTATGTAATGTCATTCTTTGTTACAGTATCCCATGATCCTGAACCTTTTTCCCTTCTTGCCATATACATCCCTCCGTTGTGTAAATTTACACTAATTTTACTTACAAAATAAAAAACTTTACTTTTTTCCAAAATTGTGATAATATGAATTATGTGTTAAGTAAATTATAGCATACGGATAAGGATGAAGCAATAATTATTTCCCCCTTATCAATGCGGAAAATGAAATATTCCCCCCTTATTTCCCCCTTATGAATTAAATTTAATAGGGTGAAAAGGGTATAAACTAACACGACTAGGTATCAAGTTTGACAACTGAATATCTCTTATAAAGCGGCTTTAAAGCCAGTAAAATCAATACTTTTCAGTATTTACAAGAGTTTCAAAAGATTGATTTTCAAGATACGCGCCTGTAGCTCAGTGGATAGAGCAGTGGTTTCCGGTACCATGAACAACCGACTTAGAGCCTTATAAAACAAGCACTTCTTAAAAACTTCACCCTTATTTCACCCTTATTAAATCGAAAAGAGGTAGTTAAAAAATGGCAAGAGTAAGAAAAGTAGAGCTTACATCAGAAGAAATTAAGGCACAAATTACATCTATAGAAGAACAAATTACTAAGCTTACAGAAGATATCAAAGGCTTGAGAGTGCAGAAAAAGAATCTTTCTAAAGATCTTGTTGCAGCAGAGAAGAAAGAAGCAGCCGTAAAAGAAGAACAGTCTATGAAAGATCTTGCCAAATTACTTCGAGAAAAAGGACTTTCTGTAGAAGACGTTCGGAATATGCTTGATAAAGAATCAAAGTAAAAAAATGGGTAGCCAAGTATAATGCTTGACTACCCATAAATTATAGTACATTGTCTTTTGTATATCTGACTTCCAGAGATTCAATATCTGGAAGTAATTTCTCATGATAAATATCATTTCCACCAGCCTTTTCATAAAGCTTTCCCATCTCTAGGAATGTCTTTAATCCATCCGGTGTGATGTACCCTTGTGCCATAAAGTCTCTATGCATTCTCCAGAGAGAACTTCTAAATGATGCTACAGTACACTCATCTTGATTAGTTATAAAGTTCTGCATCAAAGTTGTAAGATCAGTAAGCTGTGTGCTCAGAGTATTTTGATTTGTTCTCAGATCATCTCTGATATTAATGGACTGGTCATGATAATTATGTTGAGACTGTTCAAAATCAGCAATTTTCTGTTCCATATCAGACAACTTCTTCTCTAAAGCTTTCTTCTGTAGAGATGCTTTTGTTTCGAGACCAAGAACATCAAGAAGTTTCTCCCATCCAGCTTTTAAAGCTATAACAAGCATTGCACAAAGAAGTAAAGATATGATCACATTGATCTCACCAAACTCATGGATTTTCTGTATCTGTTCAATACCCATGACGTACCTCCTTATGCCTTAATGATATATTTGGCTGATACATAGCCAACATATTCTTTTTTAGTGATTGATACTTTGTACCATCTGTCACCTTTAGTATCTTTTGTAACTCCGAGGACATTAATAAGATTGTCTTTATTTAACATCGGATACTCTGGAAGTAATGGATGTTCAGTACCGGGTTTTTTGCGAACATTCAATTTACTTGCAGTTACTTTTCCTACAAATGGATATTTTTTTGTAGTTGTTGCAGCAGGAGTATTAGGATTTTTAATGTTAGATTTTTCTACATACCCTATATATTTTGCAGCGATACGAACCTGATATCTTGTACCAGATTCACCGATGATATCCACAAGATTACCTGCATTAAGTTTAGGATATGTACTTAGCTTAGAAGCTCCTGTAGCGTCTGAGAATACATCTGTTCCATTAGCTGTACAAGAACCTACCCATGCAGTATAAGATGGCTGTACAGGTGCAGGAGATGTTAAAATAGATGTGACAATAGAATAGTCTGGACGACAAAACTTTGTCCCAGGGAGATTTGAATTATAATAACTCTTAGCATAAACTCCACCACCATTTGGAACAATAGAAGAGCCTCCTGAAGTGTTACCTTCAATAGTATAAAATTTATCTCCTTCGACTTTTGTTACTAATCCAGTATGAGCGAATGTACCATTACGATAGAAGATTACAATGTCTCCTCGCTGTGGATTTGCATACTTTGTGAAGAGATTTCCAAGAGTAGGACAGTATACATAAGGCCAATGTTTAAGGAGTTTTTTAGCTACATCAAGACCGAATGTTTTCATCATGCACCAACTCACAAACGCTGCACACCAAGCCTGTGCCTGATACTGAGGATATACGTCTCTCCAGTATTTAGTGTAGTTATTGTAACCTGCATTTGCAGTTTTATCATCAAGCTGAGAATTAGATTTCTTCTCTAAATATCCAACCTCATTTTCAGCGCAAGCAATAAGAGCATCAATAGCTTTATCTTTATTCATAGTATCACTTCCTTGTGTAGTTGTTGGTTTGGGAGAGTCTGTAGAAGTAGTAGAAGATTTAGAATAGTCTTTATAGAATACACTTCGATCGGTTTTTGTTGGAATACCAGGAATGGTTGCCTTACTAGAGTATTGCCATCCAATAACACCAGTAGAAGCAGGAACTCTTAATCTTTCCTGTAATTCACCGGTATCATTATTAGGATATCTTGCTGTCCATACATCGTACTTTTTAGCACCTTCTGGTAGTTGATACTGATACCAAGAATAACCACAGTAAATACCAAATTTATATCCAGCTTTGACAATAATAGCTCTAAATGCTTCAATCATTTTCATCATTAAACTGTCAGATAAATTCTCCTGACATTTATCCTCTATATCAAGAAACACAGGATAATCCAGTTTTCTTTTATTCAATGTTTTAATAACTACATTTGCTTCATTTTTAATTTGAGCAATAGTAGTAGCATAGCTGTATTTATAGACTCCAACAGGAATTTTATTCTCAATACAGCCTTTATAATTAGGTTCGAATGTGCTATCAACAATATTTCCTTTTTCTGTAATTCTTAGGATAGCGAAGCCCATTCCATAACTAGCAACAGTTTTCCAGTCGATGTTTCCATTCCATCTGGAAACATCAATTCCTTTAATTTCTGCCATAATATCAAGCCTCCTTTTAGTCAATAAAAAAGAGAGGCTTTTAATCCTCTCTTTCAAGTTCTTTCAACATATTAAGTTCTGATTCAGAAATAATCTCAAGCGCCCATTCATCTGGCACATAGTTTTTCATTCGCTTACTCATATTATTTTTTCTATAATATTTATTCCAGAAATACAGATTCCCAAGAGCACGAGCTTTATGCATAACACATATATAAGTAGCTTTTGAGTCAGGAGTACCATTCACTTGATAATCATAACCAGAACAATTAGAACATCCTGCAGCTATAGGGCAATAGAAACATTCATCTGTACTCTGTGTCCTTCTATCTATTTTTGCCATACAATTAATTCTGCATTTATAACATTCTGTGCATCCTATACCATTATCTACATCACCAATAGAGTACGGTTCTTGCTCTCCATTAAGAGAAGATTCCATATATCTGATACATGGAAATATGCGACCTTGAGGATCGCAAGCAATCATTGAATTACCAACGCCTCCACACCAACTTTGTAAATCATCAGGATCTTTAGGCTGAAAGAAGTCTTCATTATAAAGGGAACAGAAGAAATCACGTTCAAAATCAAAATTCTGTTCCAAGAAATAATCAGATATGCGTTTCATTTGATCGTAAAGAACAGTTGCATGTACAGGTGTCCAACCCTTTTCATATACACAATTGGCATTGATTTCATCATATCCAAGATCGACCATATGCTTAATAGCATCGTATAGAAAGCTGATATTGCCCGGAGCAATTGTGATCTTGCTTCCCATATGATTTCCACGTTTCATCCAATCTGACGCAGCATCGACAGCTATGTCATAACTTGGACCACCATCTGGAAAAACTCGACAGGAATCATGTAATTCTTTATTCCCATCAATAGTAACTGAGAAAGATAATCTATTGGCCCACTTACGAAGAAATGCTTGTACTTTTTCGTCTCTGTATAAAACACCATTTGAACAAATAGAGAACATAGTTTTCATGGCCCAAGGATGATCCAACTCTATGAGTTTATCCATAATATAAGTACAGATTTGATCTATAAGCTCTATCTCAAGAAAGGGTTCTCCTCCAATGAAATCTACAACCAATCCAGGAGATTTCTCTGGATTGATATAAGATTTAAAACCTTTTTCACCTGATACAACTAAATCAAAGAATTTCTTAGCTGTTTCAAACGACATTCGATTTTTTCCTTTGTGTCCTTGGTAACAATATAGACACGCAAGGTTGCAATCATCAGTTACTTGAAAAGTGATACTCTGTGTTAATATTCTTTGTCCGTCATCGGTTTTTACCTTCTTAGATGGATAAAGTCTAGCTATCTGGTCCGAATATTGTTCTGTCCTTTTCATGCTATTCCCTCTAATTCTGGAATCTCACAATTACATTTAATAGTAATAGTCATTTCATCAGAATTATTTGGAATAATCCAACTATACTGATGACCTTCGAGGTATTCTGGGATGTATTCCTTTGCCATCTCATTTGCAAGAGCAGCATACTTTCTCTGTAATTCTGCACCACGTTTATTGTAAGACATAAGAGTATCTCCATTGATGAGTTCTAAATCGCTTGGATGTGATTCAATAACTCTCTGTACAATGTCTTTTACGAAGTTTAATTCAAAATTAACTCTTTCAAGCTCTGTAGCTTTTTCTTTATCAACCTTTACGATTATTTTTCTCATATCCTTATATTCCTTTCATTCTTAATTATTTATCAGAAGCTGTTTCCGTTTTTTCTTTAGTTTCTTCTTTAGTTTTTTCTGTTGTTGTTTCAGTGGTCTCAGTAGGAGCTATGGTTTTATCTGTAGCTAATGAGATATTAATAACACTTCTTTCATTGGAGATTTCTTCTGAAATACTTTCAATTTTCATTCCAGTATAATCTTTCTGGGTATTCCCATAAATAATTTTAAAACCTGTTCTATTTTCATCAGTAATCATATCCTTAATAGTGTTTAAAGATTTATCAGAATTGAAGATAGAAATAGTAGCCACGATATTTCTATTCATATCATTTCCCAACCCATCTTTATATCCTTCATATGAATATGTATCGTTAGCACGAGTAATAATTAGTTCTTGTCCATCTTTTAAAATAAGTTTCATAACAATTCCTCCTGTAATTTAAACATGGACCAAAGCATTACACTTTGATCCATGATCCGTTTTGTTTTACAAATATTTTTCCTGATTTACGGGTGATTCGACAGAAACCATTTCCGGTATGGCCTGTTTCATTTGTTCCATCAGGTGATTTAAATGATTGATTTCCTGCTATAGTTTGCGCATTGGTAAGGTAGTAAGAAGAATTTACATAATTACCACTTGGATAATTAGCAGCAGTAGCTGAAGTGTAAACATATCCTGAACCTCCGCCATTATAGCCTTGGTAGTTAGTGCTATCACTATAATCAGAACATGCACCACCGCCATACCATCCACCTCCGCCACCGCCGGAACCATAATTATAATTAGTTCCAGAAGTTGTTGCAGAACCACCTTGACCAAACGAACCATTTGTACCTGCAGCAGTTTGTGTAGCTCCATATCCAGAAGCAGAAGAACCACCAGTAGTTCCACCGCCATATTTTGTTGTAAGCGAATTTTCTGATGATGAACCTCCACCGCCACCAGCGACAATAACTCTAGCATAAAGATCATTTTTTTCTATACGAACATCGGTTGCACCGCCGCCGCCTTGTCCATAACTACTATAATTATAAGTTCTTGAACAACCTTTTCCTCCTCCGTTAAATCCACCAGGTGTTTCACCTGTTGAAGTTGTAGCTTCTGGTTGTCCACCAACATAAATATATAAATCCGTAGAATTTTTAGTTAGAGTTATGGTTCCGACAGAATATCCTCCAGCACCACCATAATAACTACTATATGAACCTCCTTGAGCACCCCAGCACTCTATAATATATTGTCCTCTTGGAAGTGATATAGCTTGAGCTGTTCCTGTATAAGCAAAATCCATTACAGCATTAGCGCCAGCATCATAAATTTTATTGTTCATCCTTACAAATACTGGAGCTGCTTTTTTTATTTCATTGTTCATTTTACAATGTAGAGTTTTCTTTTTAACATAACAGGTGATCCTACAATAGCCATTATCAGAATGACCTGTTTCTGTAGAGCCAGAAGGAGATTTAAAAGATTCATTGCCAGATAAATTAGAAGCATCAGAAAGATAGTAAGATGAATTTAGAAGACAACCTTGAGGATAGTTAGAAGCAGAAGAGGAAGTATAAACATAGCCTGAACCGCCTCCGCCACCGCCATCATCATCTCCAGAACCATCAGGATAAGTACCTTGTCCACCGTACCATCCTCCGCCACCGGCTCCACCATAACCTGAAGCGTAATAACATCCAAAACCACCGAAACCAAAACCAGCAGCACAATTAGAAGAAGAGTTTGTGGTGCCTTGTGAATTAATAGCACTTAAAGATGAATATGAAGCAGTTTGAGATCCACCATATCCATATGAACCACATCCAAAATTTCCCCTAGTACCAGATACACCACCTGCATACCCACCATTATAACTAGGACTACCATCAGAACCACCGCCACCTGCAACGATAACACGGGCGTATAAAGAAGCACTTCCAATACGAATATCAGTAGCGCCACCACCACCTTTATAATTGTATCTATATCCACCACCATTGAAACCTCCGGGATAGATTGAATTTGATGCTGATGTAACAGAATTTCCAGATCCACCGACATATATGTATATAGTAGTTTTTTGAGTCAATGTTAAAGTTCCTGTAGAATAGCCACCTTTTCCACCATAACTAGAATTAGAACGATAACCTCCCTGTGCTCCCCAGCATTCAAGAACATATTTTCCAGGCTCAAGGGTTACAGATTGAGCTTTACCTGTATAAGCAAAATTCAATACACTCTTTTCTGAGTTTCCACCGTACACAGAAGATACAGAACAAACAGCAGTACAATTATTATCACATGAAGCTTCACAAGAAAAGCCGCATGAATTATCACAAGAACCACCACATCCACCTGTACAGGTTCCTTTGCATCCGCCAGTGCAGTCATTGGCGCAAGTGGTGGTGCAAGTAGTATTACAAGTACCAGTGCAGGATCCAGAACAGGTTGAATCACAACCGGAACAACCAGTATAACAGCCTGAATCACAATTTCCTGAGCAATTACTTGAGCAAGATCCACCACAACTGGTGCAGTCGTTGGCACAAGAAGCAGTGCAAGTATGTTCGCAATCATAAGCACAAGTAGCAGTACATGCAGCATTGCAATCATTAGAGCACCTTTGAGCACAGGCGCTTGTACAGTCTCCATCACAGTTGTTCCCACAGCCAGTGCATCCGGTTACACAAGCACTTGTACAAGCTCCAGTACAGTCATTAGCACATTTGGCAGTACAGTCAGAACAAGTACTTCCTGAACCTCCCTTACAAGTTTCATCACAATATCCAGAACATCCACCAGTACAGTTAGTAGAGCAAGAACCACCACAAGAACCACCACATCCACCAGATGATGAATGAGTGCAGTCAGTAGCACAAGAAGTTCCACATCCATTACTACAAGCCATAAGCCTCACCTTCCTTTCAGTCTTTTATTCATAAGTAATCCAAATATCTCCATTCTTTCCGTCGCTAGCTGCAGGCTCCGTTGTTGAAAGATGAATACCTATTTCAGCTAACGACCAACTTACGTTTCCAGATCCATTTACAGATTTACTTGTATTTCCTACAGTAACGGTTCTTGTTGTTCCCCAATTAGCAGTAGTAATATTAGCTGTACCATCAAAATTCGTACCATTAATAGTTCGTGCGGTTTTTAGTTTTTTAGCAGAGCCGCCACTACCTGTTCCGTGAAATATAATCGGCATAGTTAAGCCCTCCTTTTATAAATCTATGTGTTTCCAACCAGAGTTCGTTTTTACGTATAATCCATATTGTGTTGGGTTCAAATTTGTAATTCTGCAGAATCCACTGCCTGTGTGACCAGTTTCTGCTGATCCTGTAGGAGAAGGGAATGATTTGTTGCCAGCAATGGTTTGAGCATTAGAAAGATAATAAGTAGAATTTAGTAAACATCCAGAAGGATAATTTGAAGCAGTGGCAGAAGTGTAGACATAACCTGATCCACCACTAGAACCGCCCGTATATCCGGCTCCGCCACCTCCGTACCAGCCGCCGCCTCCGCCAGAACCGCCTTCTGAAGAACCAGAGCCATTGCCACCTATACCAAAAGTGCCAGCTGTGGGCATTATATTGTAAGTTGAAGTATAAGCTATTCCTCCTGCTGTTTGAGTACTATTGTAAGATGAATTATAGTTTGATAAGCCTAATATTCCACCGCCAGCGGCACCTTTAATTGTCCATCCTGTTCCAGAACCGCCGCCTGCAACAATTACTCTTGCATATAATGAATCAGTTCCGATTCTTATATCTGATCCACCACCACCAGAACCTCCGGAACCACAAGTATAATTTGATCCACCGCCGTTAAATCCACCATTAACAGTAGAATAGCTACCGGTATTTGATTTAGTTTGTCCTTTTCCACCAGAATATATATATACTTTTTGTGTTTTACTTAATGTAATGGTGCCAACACTATATCCACCAAGACCACCAACTGCATTTATATTAGAATTACCATTAGATGATCCATTCCCACCTTGAGCGCCCCAACATTCTAACTTATACCTACCAGGAGTCAATGTAGCAGTTTGAACCGAACCAGTATAATCAAAATTCATAACAGAACCATTATAATTAGCAGATCCAACGCCGTACATTTTGTTATTATTTAATTTGAAATAGAAAGCAGTAGCTTTTTTCATAGAATTGTTTATTCTGACATATAGTGCTGTATTACTGCATTCAATAACAGTAATTCGACAATACCCGTTACCAGAGTGTCCGGTTTCATTTGTATTAGTAGGCGATTTAAAAGTTTGATTTCCTGCAATGGTTTGAGCATCGGTGAGATAATATGAAGAATTTAAGAGACACCCAGAAGGGTAGTTAGAAGCAGAAGAAGATGTATATACGTAACCTGATCCACCACCGCCAGAATAATTTTCTGAGGATCCGCCATAACCTCCATACCAGCCACCGCCACCGCCACCACATTCACCTGAAGTGTAACTTGATGCCGCCGCTTGACCAAAACCGCTGCCTCCAGTTGCTGTTCCAGCGGAAGAGGATGATGAAATCCCAGAAGTGCCGCCGCCAGCACCGCCTGCTCCATTATCAGAAGCTCCACCACCAGCGCCGGCGACTATAACACGAGCATAGAAGCTATCAGTTATAATTCGAATATCAGAGGCGCCACCACCTCCGCCACCGCCATGACCAGTACTACCCCAATCACGTCCAGATCCACCACCGTTGAATCCACCTTCTCGAATATTTCCATTGCCAGAAGCTGCAGCGCTAACTCCTTGTCCACCAACATATATGTATAAAGTTTCTGTTTTGGCTAGTGTGAGAGTACCTTTGGAATATCCTCCGGCACCGCCTTTATATGAATTTCCCGTACATCCATTTCCACCTTGAGCACCCCAACACTCAAGCACATATTTTCCAGGTTTCAATGTTACGCTCTGAACAGCACCAGTATAATCAAAGTTCAATATATCTCCAGTTTTAATATTACTCATCGCCATACACCACCCATATATCACCAGGTTTACCATCAGTTGTCTTAGGTTCTTCAGTAGAGAACGTCACATTCCTTAACTGAGATTTCATAATATCTGACTGATAAGCAGTTACAGCTCCATTAACGACCGGTTTATTCTGTAATCCATTGTAATCAGTTGTACCCGGATCACCTTTATCTCCATAAACACCTATAACGGTTGCATCTGTATACAGATGATTATTATTTGATAAAACAAATTCATGATAGCACCACAAATATTTGTTTGTAGATGTCATAACCTGAGCGGAAGTCGCCCATCCAGTAGTTGATCTGGTTACTCCCTGTGATTTAGGACTTGCAAGATAATGAGGGATAACACTTGAAATTCCAACTCCCTGATCACCTTTGGGTAGTGTAAAATTTAATATTGCATCTGTATCTGTACCAGAATTGGTTACCGCAGCCGAAGTACCTGTTTTAGCAGTACCAATTTTAATAGTTGCATTCTTACCAACTCCAGCAAGACATTGTTCACCTTTGTAAATTGCCATGTTATCGCCTCCTTTTATAAATCATTTCTTATAACAATAGTAATAGGAATATCTACAGTTGGTTTCTCGGTTGCTTTTATAGTAATCTGATTTGTAGTCTGTCCTCCATCTGCTAACATAGCGTTCTGATATGCCTCTATTGCTTGAGATGATGCATTAGAAGCATAATTAATTTCTACTATATTTGAAGTAGTCGCACCAGATACAGGTAATACATATGTATACGGAGCAGAGGAACCAGTCCATTTACTAGCCGTGAGAGTAGTATTAACAAGTGTACTTTTCTTTGCATATGTTTTTTCTGATTTAGTACTTGAAAACGTACTGTTGGCTGTTACAGATGAGTCGTTAATAACATTTGCAGAATCATATTCATCAATAACATTGTAATAGGTATTTGCGTTTAAAGTTCCAGCTTTCTTTTTTGCAAGATAATCAGCCTTTGTAATTTCAACAGGAACATTAAGTCCCATCTGAGATAAAGTAATATCAGTAGTACCATCGAATGAAGCGCTACCAATTTTTCTTGCAGTAGCTAATTTTACAGCTGCGTTCGCATTTCCTCCAACTGAAGATGATCCAGCATAATTATGTGTGTGTCCAGTAGCAGATTTTCCATTTAGAGCAGTTGTAATAGCATTTTGAGTCATGGTACCATCTGTAGCCGACCCTGTGGAAGTATAGAGTTTGGCTAAACCAGGTGTAGAAGATGTACCTGTAGAATAAGTAGTATTGGTATCTTGTCCTGGTATACCTAATGCTGTAATATCCGATTTAGTAACAGCTGTAGTAGCACTTACATGTCCTGTACCATCTACTGTTATTTTATATAAACCAGATGACTTAGCAGTATATACAGGATGAGTATATTTGGTATCAGTAAGAATATCCTGAGACCAATTTCCCCAAGTTCCATTTCTACATATTCTTCTATAAGATTTATCATCAACGTATACAATCTGAGTATAATAATTTCCAGATGCACTGTGTACAACTATCATACCGAAATTATCTACACCGCTAGGTTTATTTGTTACCGAATTTCCACCATCTGCATTGTAAAATCCAGGTGTAGTAATTTTATCTAAATTTCCATTAGTTAAAGTAGTTATAGTAGCTTTGTTTTCATTTAGCCATTTACCTTGTGCTGCAGACAATGATTGATCCGTAGCTGTAGAGATAAGATTATTTTGAATCCCCCTCCATGTATCTTTTGCTGGAGGTGTATAACCAAGAGCGCCTGTTACATCGCCTTTTGTAAGTTCAGCTTTTGCATAAGATAGTTCAGACCATTTATGTGTTCCATCACCTACTTTATGTTTTCCAGACTTATCACTTGAAATAGCTACTTCTCCGCTTAAAAGAACCGGATTATTTTTATTCCAGTTAGCTTCTGTATCATATCTATGTTTAATTCGTATTTTTAAATTGTTTTCTCCCATTGCACACCTCCATTTTTATTTTCTATTTAAATAGACATAATCTATAATTTTCATATTTAATAAAGCAGTCTCCATCATAGAGACTGCTTTGCTTATTATACAGATGCGCCACAATTTAAAACTAAAGTATTAGAACCGTTGGTTAAATAATCGGTATTCAAACTTTTAACACTAAGAGCAACATTTCCTCCACCATTGAATGCTACAGCATCAGCAACGGCACCTCCAGTAAGAGAGAAATTTCTTGATGCAGCGAGCTTTGTTGCAGAAGCAGCATTTCCTGTACAAGTAGCCGCAGAAGATGCAGAAGTTGCATGACCCTGTAAAGAACCTGCAAATGTAGTGGCAACGAGTTTGCCTGCTGTTGTATCAAGATATACACCTGTATCAAATACTTGTTCTCCGATAGAAGTTGTAGCAGAAGTAGTACCTGTTACATACGCTTTAGTGGTAGCATTGAGTGTATTTTTTACTTTTTGATCAGTTGTTTTATAACCTTTTTTTTCAACAAATGCTGCAACTGCTTGTGATGTTGGAAGTTTAGTAGAAGTAGAAGCGGCTTCGATAGAAGAATCTACCTGTTTTGTAGCAGCTTCACCTACTGTAATTGCTCCAGACTGAGCACTTGTTGTAAGATTCTGTGTTGTAGTGGAATACTTAACAGTAGTAACGGTTTCATTACCAGATGGTACAACAATCCATTTTGGATCTTTTGACATAGCGACTACTAAGTCACCGACTTTAGCTGTTACAGCATCTCCTGTATAAGAATTATCAGCAGCTACAGAAACCTGAGTAATTACTTTATATGTATCACCGACTACAACAGAAGATGTAGGAAGAGCAGTAGCGGTACCATTAGTTCCAAGTGTTCCTTTGAACACCATTGCATCAGAAGCAGCAATAGAACTTGAAATTTTGGCATCTACATACTGTTTTGTTGTTGGCTGTAAAACATCGGTTGGATCGGCTGCAAGTGTTACTGTACCTGTGAATGTACCACCAGCTTTTGGCATAGCCGCATCTGCTTTTGTACCCTGAGCAGCTGTAGCGTAAGCACCTGAAGCAGTGTAAGCAGCGGAACCAAGTCCTTTAACAGCAATATCGTCAGTTGCTTTGCCATTAACTGTTAACTTGATTGTACCGTTGTTAGTTCCGGAAGTAATAGATACAGACTGAACTGATTTATCTGCTTTAGCACCCTGTGCAGCTGTTGCAAATGTCTCAGCGCCTTTAAATGCAGCAGAACCAAGAGCACCAGAGGCATGTGGAACTAACTGTCCGGAAGTATTTGTTACAACTGGAACATCGGCAGTTGTACCTAAAGCTGCTCCATTTACTGGAACTTGTCCCTGTGAAGCTCCAGCTCCTTTATATGCAGCAGATCCCAATCCTTTTACTGCTATATCTGTTGCTGCTCCAGTTCCTGTTGTTACAGAGATTGTACCGTTCGCAGTGCCAGAAACTACTTTACGGACTGCGTTTGTAGCAAGAGTACCCTGTGCGGCAGTTGCATAAGCAGAATTATTTGTATATGCAGCACTTCCTAATCCTTTTACCGCAATATTATCTGTAGTTGTTCCATCTACAGTCAGTTTTAATGTACCGTTGTTAGTACCGGAAGCAAGAGTTACGTTCTGTACTGAACCATCACCAATCAGTGCAGAGATTTCTTCTGGTGTCATAGTCGCATATGGCAATTCAGCAAATGTTTTAACCCCATCACCAATTTTAATTTTGTAAGCGCCAGATTCTGTAATTTCAATCGCTTGTTCACCTTTTAATAGAACAAGCGTAGATTTCGCCCAATTAGCGGTTGTGTCCGATTTAAGGGCGATACGAGTATTCAATGTCTGTGTAGCCATTCACATCATCCTTTCGAGCTACCACATTGCATGATGAATTCCTTTTCAGGATCAAATGCCAATGCATAATATTTGATATTATTATCATCCCATCTATAGATTGCATTTGTGGTTGTGTCCACATAAATTGCATTTGTTTTACCAATTGTTGGAAACAATGTATAAGATGCATAAGGGATGACTTCTTGCTGATCAGTTATATATTTTTTAATATAATCAACAAGCTCAGTAAGACCTTGTAAATTAAGAAATTGTTCTTTCATTATCTGCACATCCCTTCGCTTTAATGAAAGCAAGGGGAGTAACCCCTTACTTTACGCACTAAATAAACCTTTGATAGACGCACTTGGAATTGCTTCGTATCCATCTCCAACAAGCCCCTTAAGAGCGGTGATATCAGATGTGTTCTTAGCAATCTTCGGTTTTTCAGCGGCAAGATCTTTTTCAAGAGCAGTAATCTTACCTTCGGCAGTATCCATTCTGCCTTTAACAGCAGTAATATCTCCAGCATTCTTTTTATCAGCAGCTTCTAATGTAGGTAATTTCTTTTCAATAGCATCAATTCTTCCTACAGCGGCTGTCAGATCTTCAGCTTTCGCATACTGAGAAAGGTCAGAATCTGCAAGAGCCTTAGAAACATATTCAGCAATATAACTTACGATATCTTTAGATGTTGCTGTGTTTGGGAGAGTACCGATAAGTGTTTTCAGCTTAGAGATATCATCTTTATTGGTAGTAATCTGACTATTCATTCCTGCTGCATCAGATGCATGAGAAGAAATCCAATCAGAGATTTCCTTCAGTGTGTCATATGCTTCTGGGGCGCCGTTAACAATCTGAGCAACTGCATCAGAAACAGCTTTCTTTACGGATCCAGCCCCGGTTCCATTAAGAGTACTGATTGCTGCGGTATTAGCTGCAACACTTGATTTCAGAGCAGAATCATCATATGTGCCTGTCTTTACAGCTTCTTTAATATAAGAAACTACATCTTTAGCTTTAGCACCAGTAGGAATAGTACCAACATAAGACATTACTTCTGTTTTTGCTGTGTTAGCAGCTCCGGCTGCATCGAAATCTGTAGCCGCCTTTCCAGAATCTACAAGATTACCATTAGCATCAAGACCTGCAAGATGTCCGGAGATAGCTCCTTTTACCTTATCTGCTTTTCCTGTCGGCTGAGGAATAGTAATAGTGAATGCTGCTTCATCAATAGTTACTGGAGCAGTTTTTGTGTAGAAATAAAGTGTGTATCCGTCTTCTGACTGAGATACTGTTTTAATTGAGCTTTTAACAGCTTCACTGATTTTTGAGTCAATCTGTACATTATGCAGATTTAAGAACTCCTGAAGATTAGAAAGTGTAGCGAACTGTAATTTTGCCATAATTAGTTTCCTCCTTGAAATATATTTGTTAAATCTTCGGAATCAATACCTCCAAGTTTTCTTTCTAAAGCAGCGTCAATATGATCATCTAAAACATTTAAAACGGTTTCCTCAATGATATTTGAAACATATTCTTTTACAGAATCAGCACTTGCAAAATTCTGTTCATTAATCCAGCTTTCAGTGACATAACGATCAGTCGTATATTCACCATCCTGCTGAATGAAATACAATGTAATAGATTTTCCTTGCATTTTTGTGATTGTTGTGCTGGAAGTATCAGCATCATGAGATACAAGATACAGAACATCGTCTGCAGAAGATTGAACAGTAGTATTGTTTCCACCAATGATACATTGGCCTTTTACTTTATAAATACCATCATCGAGTGATGATATCTTCACAGGAACAGTAAGTGTACCTATAAGATTTACAATAGGTACATCAGATAATTTGTTATAAGATAGGCTGTTGATATAGTCTACAACAGTGGACTTATCTTCAAGATTACCGATTATATTATCTAAAAGAGTAGAAAGCTCAGAAGACTTGACATAATTATCCAATCCGATTGTTTTTTTGACCTCTTCAATAATATGATCTTTATCTTCATCAGTCATAGATATGTCATAAGAGAAAAGCAGTTTATCTCCAGAGAAAAACATAAGATTTGATCCGATGCATTTTACATCTGTAATCTGTTTATCTCCTTTGACATATTCTAATGTGTTGTCGATGGTCACCCACGCTATACTCTTACTGTCTTGGATGTAACAAAGTCCTGGGTATTTTAGCACCCCTCTTTGTAAAGCCTTTTCTGCAATTTGCTTAGTTGATGCAGAATACCAGGTTGGAATTAACGCCATGCTGTGATCACCTCTTCAATTTGTCATATTCATATTTTGAAATTTCTTTTATTGCATAAATGTCATTATCAGGCGGAAAATTATAGAGACCTTCAATGTGCCATCCATATTTTCCGTCTGAACTTAAAATAGCCTGTGCTTCTGTGATATCACATAGAAGCAACAGACTATGTTTCTCCTGATATTTGATATACAGGATATGATTAAGGACATCTACGACTTCATCATTTTTGATTACTTTATAATACATGTGATATCCTCCTTATAAGATGGGAATGGTTACCCCTCACTTGAAATTGAGAACATAAGTAAGATTCCAGAATTCTGCCCTGGATAAGAGAATCCATATGTTGCACCAGATTCATTAACCGTATACAGCCAGTTTGCAACTGTAGCATTTGGAGATCTGGTCCAATAAGATTCATACTCTGCAGGAGTAGAAGGTTTTGCTTTCTTTCTGGTATCATCATCTGTGAAATAAGCAATAGGAGCATTTGTTTCAGAAATATATGGTTCAGAAGTAGCAGTAGGATCAACTTCGTACAGAGATGGAACATAGAATCTGCAATTAGATACAGAAGTGTCATTAGACTTGTTACCGACAGAAGAGTATACTTTTACAGGTTTGATCAACGCTTTCCATAAAGGAGAGATTGCCTTAACCATACGAGTATTCAACCATGTATTTAATGTAGAATCAGCCCATCCACCTGCATTTGTGCTCTTATTATTATAAGGTTTTTCTGTACCAAGTAGATTAGAAGCAACAAATGTAATGTTAGCTCTCTTTGAAGCAACGTCAGATAGATAATATCCTTTAAACTTAGCTACTTCCATTGGAATAATTTCATGAATCCAAGAAGCAATATCCATACATTGTTCTTCACCAAGATCTGCGTACCAGACTTTAGCCCAATGTACAGTGCCTTTTGCAAAGTTTTCATATGCTCCATCGTCAGCTTTAGAACATCCAAATACGAGAGTGGAACTATTCTCTGGAATCCTGATCGCATTCAGAGTAGTAGAAGATACTTCTTTCCCAGTCATGTTTGAATTGTATACATAAAGCTTCTGACTTCCAGCTTCATGACGGAATACAATAATCTCTCGGTTTGTTCCAGCAGATGGAGTTATACTATCAGTATTCCATGAGAAACGAGGTTCCTGAGAATACCAGAGTCTAAATCCATTAGAACCGTCACCTTGGAAGCACTGTGCAAGAGTAGAATTTACACTATTGTCTGTATCGAATTCAAAGTCAATAGCAATCGTAAAGTCTCTGTCTTTTTCCATGATCTTTAATCCGGTGTCAATATAGTTTGTTCCATCAAATTTAGTCGCAGCTGAAATAACTTCATGCTCTTCAATGTCGCCATAGCTATAATCAACACCAAGTTTGAAATCTAATGTATCTTTTAATGATAATGATTTTGCTTCAAGTCCCATTTTCATAAGAGTATAAAGCTCAACCTGTGTCATATTGGCCAGATCCTTACCATCAAAGTATCCATCTACGTATTCGCAGGTTTCATATACTGCATTGATTGTCTTATCTCCATCGACAAATCCGGATTTATCCCAACCTTTGAATAAGTTGTACTTATAAGCTGATTCCTCAGCAGTATAAGTAGGAGTGTCACCTTCATACTTAATATAAGAACCATACTGTCCAGTAGACTCCTGCAGAGTTAATCCTTTAGAAACATATTTTACTGTATATTCACGCACTTTGCTATTGTATACAGCTTTGATAGTTCTGTCAGCGAAGATTCCAGTTAGAGATCCATCCCAGCCTTTGAATGTATAATCAAGTTTGATTGTGCTTTCTTTGGTAGGAGTAGGAATCGGATCAATTTCTCTTGTAATAGGATCAACTGCATTTGCACCTTTATCAACGTACTGGATATCAAGAACTGTATTTTCTTCATCGTCGTTGACGAATGTTACTTTGAACTGAGTGATAATTGAATCGTAGGTAATCTCTAAATCTGGCCATAATTCAGCGAATTCATCCAGCCTTTGCTGTCTCATAACAGGAATGTGTACAGTTCCTATAAGAACAGAATGTACAGAGTTATATCCGTTATCATCAATACCAGTCATTTTTGCTAATCTGTCAAGCAGAGTAGTATCGTCCAGTTCCCAATTGATGCCAGTTACACGAACTCTGGTTAATCCAGTAGCTTTATTGATAATGTCTTTTGCATCCAAAGTATTGCAGTTATCAAGAGACAGAGTAGTAAGATTTGCATAACTTGCTATAGTAAGATCGGTCAATCTATACAGGTTCTTTCCGGTAAGAGATGCGATGGCAGGAAGATGAGCAGTTTCAATCTTTCCGCCAGGAGCAAAGATAACACCTGTAATACCAGATCCTTCTGCTAGAAACTCTTCGAGATTTTTACAGTTAGAAAGGTCGATTGTCTTTTTCAGGTTTGGCAGATTCTCAAGATTCAGTCGTTCCAGAAGAACATTCTGTCCGATTGAGAAATCATTCATATTTGTATTCTGATATCCTTCAACATCAGAACCAATAAGAATGTCTGTCATTTTTACACCCTGATTGAAATTTGTATATCCCGGATAGAATGGCGCAATATCACCAATGGATTGCATCAAAGATGCATTATATACATAGACCTCTGTATCGTTCATAGCAGCAATAGGAGATTTGACTGTATAAGTCTGACCTCTCTTAGCTCTTTGACGAACAAGGTTAGAACCAAATCTTACATCAACATAAGAATCAGCATAAGGAACAATATGGAATGTACCGTCCGGTTTTACACCAGTCCAGTTTGTTGGAGTGTAACCACGGATTGTGATTACATCTGAGGTAGTAGTAGAACCTACATATTTAGATGCAATATATTTCTCCTGATATTTCTGGAATTGTCGTCTCTGCTGTTTCTTGCTTCCGTTCATCATTTCCAGATAAGAAGTCGTACCTTTATCCTCGTAAGGTCTGAAATACTTTCTTCTCATATCAGCGATCCAGAGACGTTCCGGTTTATAATTCTGAAGAGTTTCGAATTTATTTAAGATACGGTTTGCAGACCATGTAAGTTTGGCCTCCATCTGAAGGAACATACTCTGCAGATCATCAAACATGTAATCTCTGATATAACAGAACACTTTACTATCAGATGCATTAAAGACTGATTTTGTTCCAATAGTATCAGTATCTTCATATCCGTAAGTAAGAGTTAATCCACCTTCATTATCATTACCCATTGCAGTATCGTTATCATAATCCATACATAAATCCCAGTGAACCAAATCTTCTGTATGCCAGAAAGTATTTTTTGCTCTGTTATCTACCATAGTATGTCTTTCGGTAAATAAGTAATAGAAGAGTAATGAGTCTTTAATAAAGTGCTGTTCAAACTCTTTTACAAATGTTTCAGAATCAGCATTTACAACCCAAGTCAAAAGATCGTTCCAAGCCTGTCTGCCAGCCTGAATTTCTTCTTCTGTACAATTTGGATTCTGATATCTCATTTCGAATGAAGTATCTCCACCCCATTCTTCATTTGATAAGTCATCAGATAAGAAACGGCACTGAGGATCAGTATTATTTGACACTTCAACAATGAATTCTTTGTGATTCTCTGGATCCATTCCCTGTGCAACTGTATTCTTCTTACTGTTACCAATATCACCTGCAGCATAGAAGTGCCACTGACCATCTTTGAACTCTACAGCATTATCTACATCTGTTTCTTTTAAGAATACAACACAAGGATAGAACTGCATAGTATCACGTACACGAGGATCTTTCTTTCTAGCAGGACGGATATATGGGTTGAATTCCTGATATTCTCCTTGAAGACCTGCATTATTGATATTCTCAGAAGAAGCAATATTTACTTTGACATTGAAATAGTTGATTCCAATAGCATTTTCATCCATAGAATAAACATTGGCAGTTGTATCATCTGCGAATGTAAATCCATTCTTACAGTTAAGTTCCAGATTTCGACCAGAATCACCATAATATTCAGAAGAGGTTCCCTGTCCATTATGAATACCATCACGAGAGATCCAGTTATCAACAGGACGACCATTCTTATAGATCTGCTGTACAGATGTAAATGGTACTTTATTTTTCTTACCAGTTGTAAATACTGGTACTTCCAGTTTAATGATTCTCAAGTCTGGACATTTTTCGGCCAGTACATCAGGATCAAGTCCACCAGAAGAATCAAGAATATCATTGCGGTTGTATCGGTTGATAATTTCATTTGCATTTTTTGCATCAGCAATGAAGTTATCCAGAATCTCATCATCAGTGAGGTTCATTGTATAAGCTTTTATTCTGTATACAATAACGTCGCAGTCATCAGAACCGATTGTAATACCTACAGGATTTGTCTGCGTGAAACTATCAGAAGTGGCATACAGTTTTACTCTTGTAGGAATGCCATCAACCCACATAACCATTTCTGTATATTCACTGTCCGGCAGAATATTAAATTCCAGCTCTATATAGTAATCTTCACAATATGGGACAGAGATTTCGTTCTGTTCAGATTTCAGTGTTGCTTCCTGAGCTTTTACAGTATAACCAAGATTATCTGCAAAACAGGAGAGTACTTGAGCTTCATAGTTCTTTACATTTGTACATTTATAAATGAATTTAAAGTTCTTGCCAGTTTTCTTTGCATCATCAGCAAATAACTGATATGGGATAGTAGCAGCAGTTCCTGCTTTTACGCAGAAATAAGTATCTCCATCTTCATCGACCTGATAACCACCATTTGTTGTATCAAAGTTATCTGACACTTCAATTGTAAGATTATCATTGATCTTCAGCCAGTCAGCTTCACCATTGTTTTTACCAGATGGATTAAAGTCAAATGCAAGGTTTGTAGTTACCGGAGATACATTGATATCCAGTTTCTCAATAGTAGCAGTAAGAATCTTTGTGATTCTACGGCAACTGATAGTAAGAGACTGTTTGCCTATTGCGGTAGACTTGTAGCTCCAGATCTGAGCAGTTCTTCCAACCGTAAGAGTAGAAGCAACTTTGCCATCAACAGAGAGTTTTACAGTAGCAGGATTATGTTCTGGATCATATACAACATATTTGATGCTTGTTGTATTGTACTGTTTTGCAGTAAATTCAACCATAGAACATCCAATAATAGGAGTAGTATTTCCTTGTTCAACCCAGATAATATCTTTATATACTGACTCAGAAGTTACGTCCTGATTATTGATACTTGCAGTCATATACACTTTCAGAAGGTGAGCACCATGACTCTGTTTTGCCAGAGTATAAGTCATCTGTCTACCAGAAGCAGTTGTTTCAACTCCTGCAATTTCTTTTCCGTCAAGAACAAAATGTACAGTCTTATTAATATCACCATATGGAGTATATCTAAATGTTACCTCGTCTGAATAGAAGAGTGTATCATCAAAAATACTCTCAATTTTAAAGTCAACAATTGTAATGGTCCAAGTCTTAGTAGCGATTGTACCAAAACTGTCAGTGATAGAAAGTCTGATAGAGTTTGCACCATTTTTCAGATATTGTGTAATATCAAAACTATTCTTACCCTGAGCAGCTACAGTAGTAGCAACTGTTGTACTTCCGACACGCCATGTAGCAGTACCATTACCGGTTGTATCTCCTGTATTATCTACAGAGGTAAAGTTATACTCGATCACTGCAGAGTTTCCTGCTAAGAAGATCGCATCAGAACTTGTAATTCTCTCGATTGTGACCGTAGTAGTGTCAGATGGTCCAGAGCCACCAGTGATTGTAAACTGTTTCTTAATTACATCATCTTCATACAGAGTAAAAACATTTTCTTCATAAGAAACGTCATACTCATGACCTGTATTTTTACCTAAATCCTTAATAGATTCATTGATCGCAGTAATGTCACTATTGATGGATTCAAACTGAGAATCATAACCAGAAACATTCTGCTTCAGAATATCTACCGTATTTTTGGTTTCTGTAGTAGTAGCAGAAATTGTTTCGTTAGATTCTTTTAATCCAGCTACATCTGTTTTCAGACCTGAAATATCAGTTGTATTTGTTTCAACTTTGCCTGCCAGGTCATCTTTTGCAGTCTCAAGAGCAGACACACGATCTACAACAGGAGAGAGCTTTTCATCTGTACTCTTAGAAATGTCCTCTTTAAGAGCAGAAGTCCATGCGGCAGACGGTTCAATAGAACTAAGTTCTACAGTCTGGATCTCTGTTTCTCCATTCTTGAATACGAGAGAACCTTTGCCATTCACTACAGAATATTCAACAACAAGATTTGAAAGACTGTTAATAGTGATTTCACCAATCTGTTCTTCTTTATCTTTAAATACAAGATGTCCAGAAGTATTATCATATTCAATTTTCAGATTTTTCAGACTATCAATACCTGAGATAGCAGTGTTCAGTTCCTCAACAGTCTGGTCAATCTCTGTTTTTGTATAGTAATCTTTTAGAGAAGCAGCTACAGTCTGATTTAAATTTGCTGTTACAGAAGCGGTTACATCTGCTTTTATATCATCTACATTAATAGAAGCAGCAGACTCTTTAGCTTCATCAGCATACTGTTTTGCTTCGGCTACATGACCAAGAATCATATTTACAAAACTTGTATACCAATCTTCAGAAGGTTCAATTATTCCGTCATAATTTAATCCTTGAAGAACAGTAAACTTACCATTTGGTCTGGTTCTCCAAATATAATTGTTTCCTTTTTCATTTACGCCAGTAGCCATAATTTCAAAAATTATATCTCCGGCATTTGCTGTAACAGCAGCATCAATCAGCCAACCAAATCGAATATAAGTATTGTTGGAAGCTACATTGATAACTGTCGCTACTTTACCCTTTTTCTCAGCTACAGATTCATACCTTATCTGGATGAGCATATCCATAAGATCCATACCATCCCAATATCTTGGAATCCTAAATGGCATATACTGGCTGTTTTCTTCCTGCATGATATTAATCTGTGTAGCATCAACGGCAATATTTTTTAAGTTATCCACTGTTGAATATGCATTGTCTTGATATTTGGTATATACTTCATAACGACCATCAGTACATAATGTATATTCCTCAGTGTCTACGGCTAACTCAGCACTCAAAGTCATTGCCGAATTAGCCGCAGCAGCAATTTTAGAATCTTTAAATGACATATCATGACTCCTTTACTTTAATAATTTATCCAGATCGACAACCTGATCAAGATGAACAACTCCATCCTGTGTGCCATCAGGATCTTTACCTGTCATATCTTCGGCTACCATAGCAGAAAGATCTTTTACAACGATACCATTTCCGGTATCTTCACCATTTCTGTCTGTTAAAGTGATTTTTCTGTTTTCTGTATTAAGACGAATATCTTTCACCATACCTTCATAAGTTGCTTTATTCTGAGCATTGAGATCTTTAATCATTCCTTCCATAGCAAGGAGCCTCTGATCAATTTCAGTAAACAATTCAGAAGGTTCATATTTATCAAATTGTACAAGTGGAGTAATATGAATAACACCTGATGTGGTTTTTCGAATATAAGAAGTGTACGTTCCATCTTCATTAGCAACAAGTTTTAAGAACGTGAAAGATACTTCGATATCCCCGGCTTCAGCAGTAAGTGCTGCATCGACAGGGATTAAATACTGGATATAATTCTGTTCATATTCAAGATTATTTATAATAAGTTGTGTCATTTTAATTTTGTCTGACACTGGGAGCTTATACTTCATATAAACAGTTGTATCTGACATATCAATCTGTTCCCGGTACATTTTACTTGTTACAATCTGAATCTTATCTACATAATTGCTTCTTTCCACAATTGATTCTTTGACTGTTGTTACAACAGTATTTTCATCTGTAATTTTTAGTGTATACATAACTGCCTCCTTCCTTATTTAGTCTGAGTTTTTTCTAAAGCTTCAATTCTAGTCTGTAGTGACTTAATAGTTTCCTGCAGTGTTGTGACTGATGAATTCGCATTATCAGCACTTTTCTTGATCTCAGCAGCATTCTGAGTCAAAGTAGTAATATTGTTCTGTATTGTTTCGATATTATTGGTCATGCTAAGTAATGATGTATTGATCTGTTCAATTGAAGTGTTAGAAGAAGAATCTGCAGACTGCAGATCAGAGATAGATTTCTGTACGGCAGTCATAGATTCTTTCAATTTATCCACATCAGCTCCCAGCTGAGTAAGTTTTCTTCCAACAACAAGGGCATCAGCGAATGCACCCTGTTTAGATAATGTCATATCTGATTCAGGGAGATTAGCCAGATAATTATAATCATACTTAACAACACCAACAGAGGTTTGAATTCCCTGAATATATGTTGCCATTATTACTCACCTTTTTCTACAAATTCATATAGTACTGTCATATCAAGCATAGACAGTTTGTCTTCATTAGATTTAAGCATTTTCTTGAGAGATTCCTCTGGGATCATCTCAACATCAAGTTCACATGTTTTATCATAAATTTTCTGCAGACTTTCTTGGATTTCAGGGATGATTTTATCTTTTATGTCATCATTAAGAGCACGATTTCCTGTTTCATTACCGTTTTCGTCAACAATAGGATGTGAGTTTTCCTCTGTAAAATAAGAATCAACTAACTCCTGCTCAACCTCTGAGATTTTATCTACCTGCGCCTTAAGAGCCTTTAGATTCATTGTATTCGCCCAGAATACATCAACATCTCCTGCGATTAAATCCGCACGACTCTTCATAGAATTTAATGTTTTATACATTGCCATAATGTCTGCATTTACAATAACTTTTTTCATAATCCTTGTACTCCTTTTATATTAATATGTAACTTTATTTTCTCTGACGAGTTCTTCAATAGCATCATTTAGATATGCTTCAAAGTCAGAATATAATGTTTCGATAGCCGCTTTAGAATCTTCTGTAATCAAAGCCTTAGCTTTATCAATAGCCATCTGTTTAGCAGTTTTCTGAGCTTCTGCATCAAACTTACCTTCCTTCTTCAAAGCATCTACATAAGTTTGATTAACTGTGAGTACTGCTTTACTAATAGCATCAGTAGCAGCGTCTATATATTTTACGAGCTGATCATTCTCCAAGTTCTTTTCCTGTTCTTTAATCTTTACTTTTAGGAAGAGGATTCCATAAGTAATAAGAAGTGGAAGAATACCAGTAATGATCAGATATAATACGTCCTGAATACCCTGTTTGATGTCCATAGTCATACCTCCATTCATCCTACAGCCTCATCTTCAGATACATGATCGAAGACTGGCTTTTCTTGTGCTTCTAAATTGCACATTGCAGTATCATAGGTAATACCTCCGACCTGGTTTTCTTTACTAGCTTTGGCATAATATCCTAAAATTGTAGGAATCAACGCTGCCGGAATACCTATGAGCGCATACATATAACTCGTATCTCCAGTGAGACTTATCATATGTTCACTAAACCAAAGAATCTGCAAGCAGATAGCAAAGACTACAAACACAATAAGCTTACTTGTATTTGGCTTTTTCAAATTAAATCTTTTAACCTTTGCTGCCTTCAGATTTCGTTTCATTTCAATCTGCCGATTTTGGGCTTTAATTTTCTTTAATTCAAGTTCATATTCTCGACTGGTCAAATATTTCACCTTCTTTACATAATAAAAGACCACGATTGCTCATGGCCTCTTATTTATTCAGGAATAATTCCATATACGTATGTTTCAAACTCTGTAAAGTCTTTCAGAACTGATTCTTTATTAGCTTTGAATGCTTCACCATCTTGAATGGATTTGTTAATAGAAACGTCACCATTCTTACTTACAGATGCGTTTGCATAAGCGACATTCTTTTGATTTTCTGCTTCCCCAACATAAATATTTGCACTTACATTAGTTGTTGTATTAATTTTAATCATGCTAATTCCTCCAATTTTTGTTTTATGATTGCAATTTCTCCTTGCAATGAGAGAATAGTGTTTTTAAGTTTTTGATTTTCTTGAGATAATTCTTGAATAGCTTTTACTTCATAACCTTGAAGATACAAGGAATCCACAGATTTAATATTCATAGATCCATCTTCTTCATATCCTCCACCAAATGTAAAATGTTGATCAAGAGTTTCTAATTCATCTGCTATGAATCCAATATCTTGATGTTCTCCACTTCGTATCCAATCAAATTGACGAATTTTTATAGAATTAATAATATCTAAAGCTTTTCTATTTGAATTTGAAATATTTGTTTTTAATCTAATATCCGAATAATTTGATTTGAATCCATGTGTTTCCCACGATGATGAAGAACCCCATCTACCATTGACTTTTAATATATAATTGCTACTTTCATGATATGTTCCGATCCATGCAGTATAGGTATTGCTGCCCGCTGTTCCAGATGTAACAATAGGTCTAGTTGTGCCATCTTTCGCAACTGCTTCTGATGGAGTAGAATTTCCACCAGAACTTGTTGGTAATTGTACAGAGCTTAATTGATAACCGTTATTATTATATAAATATAGATATCCATTAGAAACATCTATTTTGCTTCCAAATGCACCTTCAACCCAACTTGTAGTAGCATATCCATAAAGAGATTGATGCTGAGTTAAATATCTTTTACCAGTCACCCAATCTTGCGTTGCAAGGTTATAATTCGTAAATCCAGAACTACGTGTAGCTCCATCAATTTTAAGACTAATTGAACCACCGCCTGTAGAAATCTTATTTCCATATTCATCATAGTAATTCTTAGCATATACAGCATTCCAAGGAGCATCTGTACTGCCGAGGTTACAAGTTCCGCCTTTTTCCAACGAATATGTATCAACATCTGTATAGCTAGTTGATGTTTTTAATTTATATGGAGTTAATGCGGGTGTACCATCGTTATTAATTGCAATCCACATATTATGATTACTATTCATAATTACGGTATGACAATGACCAAATCCTTTATAATCTACAGGAGAACTGTTATTCAACTTAGAATGAGAATGTGATCGTGCAGCGATCCCTAAATTAGATAATGTATTATTTCCACTTGTTAATTCAACATTATTAATTTTAGGTTTATTTGTAAGTCCATTATAATTAGTTGTACCACCATTGCCTAAATTAGCCAGTGAGGTATAAGCTTTTTTATCACCAGTAAGATAAATAGCATCTACATAAATACATGCATATGGATTAGCTGTTGCTCCAATGCTTATCTGAGAAGTAGTATCTTTAGTTTTACTTACTGTAATATTACCATATGCATCGGTTTCAGTTGATAACAAATATGGTAATAAACTAATAGATAACATTCCTGTAGTCGTACTTTCCATACCTACTGCAAAATTACCGTTTTTATAAGGAAGAATAGTGTGATGATGATTATAACCATTAAAGTCAAATGTGTCTGTTGGTTTCCACATAATTGATTTATATGGCACTCCTTTATACTGTCCTAATGAATCAGTAATATTAAGTTTATTAACATTTAACCATCCATTTGTATTAATATCATCTGCAATTAATGTTAGAACTCTTGCGCCTTGTTCTTTTATCAGAAGCATTCCATGCATTTTTGAAGAGTCTAAAGATGAATCTATCAACCCAAATCCAATTTGAGTTGTATTAGTTCCCCAGTCAAATGCAGTAATTACTTGTACTGAATCAGTTGGTTCACCAGTTCCAACATCGTTATAATAAATAGAATATGATTGCTTTGCAGTAATAGATGTAGCAATAACACTACCTGTAAAACTTCCAGTTGCACCAGAAAGTTCTCCTTTAAAACTACCTCTTGCAGCTTTTAATTCTCCAGAAAAGCTACCTGTTGCTGCAACTAATTCTCCAGAAAAGCTACCTGTTGCTGCAACTAATTCACCAGAAAAACTTCCGGTAGCAGCTGATAGTTTACCACCAAAAGTTGCATTCCCTTGATTATCTATATTTAACTGATTGCCAAGTTTTAAACCATCTGGATTCAAACTTATGGATCCATCTCTGTTACTTAATGAATTTGCAGATATATTCCAACCGCCAATGGTTCCTCCATCAGCGTAAATAGTTCCTGAAAATGTACCAGAGTTAGCATAAAGCTTACCATTTGGATCAACTCTGAAATTCCCACCGCCAAGAGCAATTCCGTCTGTACCAATATACACATTTTTATCTTTTGATATTGATGTTGGTTGTTCAGGAAAGGTATCCATACCAGAATATAGTTTTCCCGCTTCAATATGGAAACCGCCAATACCACCAATATAACCTTTATTAGCTATAATGGTTCCCTCAACAGTGCTGTCACCACGAATATAAGCATTACCATTAGAATCAACAGCAAAATTTTTACCTTTAATAGCACCGTTCTCTGATAAATCAAACCAGATACCTTTAAGTGAATAATTAGATGTCAGATCATCTTCAAATATTTTTGATCTGATTGCATCAACTTTAATAGAATCAGCAGTAATAGTATTGGTTTCAATAATACCACCGTCGATTTTAGTTTTACCTGGTCCAGTGTGTGTATTCATTGCAGTGATAATACCATTAATGTCAATGGTGCTGGCATCAATGCTAATATGGTCAGAAATCATCTGAATAAATTTATCAGTAACTGTGAACTCAGACTCTTTGTCACCAGTTACCATAAAACTGATTTTATCTGCATTCTGAGTAATAGAAGAGGTGTTTGCTTTAATTTTTTCTTGAGCTTCAGAAAGATCTGTTTGCATACTGCTTACAGTAGATGTAATCCCAGAAACATTTTGTTTGATATCAGAAAAATCTGTTCGGATAGATTCTTGATCTTTACGATATTGAGTATTACTAACCTTAGTTTCGATTTGTCCGGTCAGAGTATCTGTAACATTCTTAATCTGCTTTGTGTAGTCATCTGTAATAGTCGTCTTTTCTATTCCCCACCATTGATTTCCTTTGCCATCATAAATATTAGTGATGTCAATACCACCTTGTTCATTTGGTTCTATGATTTGGAATCCAAGTTTGTCTTTGGTAATGGTGGCGTTATTAATCATGTCTCCAAGAATTGTATTATCTGGAATACCTGTCTGGGTAATACCATTTTCATCAAATAAAGCGGCTCTGTCTCCATTTTTAACAATAAAGTTGAAATCCCCTTTACCGTCCATACCAATCTGCACACGAACATTTCCTTTGGAATCATAAAACTGTTGGGTACTTTCTTGAAATGCAATAGTAGGTTTATTGTCTTTAGAGATAAGTACAATTTGATTTGCAAGAGCATTTTGAGCCATTAAATCTCCAACTGCAATTTTCTTTGCGATGAGATTAGTAATAACAGCCTGATCAATTTCTGCATTTTCTACAGTAAGATGAATTGTATGTAATTCTCCAACTCCTGCATGACCTGCAAGAAGATTTTTTACATTAATCATATCAGCATTAATCTGATTAGATTCTATAATCTTAGCTGACAGCTTTTCAATATTTGCCTGTTCCGCTTCGAGAATACGAGTTGTGATTTTATCTGCGGAAATAAGTTTTACATCGAGATATTTCATGAAAGCAGTATCAACAGTAAGCTTATCAAATACACCTTCTTTTGCTTTCACGAGTTCTGCAATAATTATATCAGCGGTAATGGTTCCGCCAGACCCGGTTCCGCCAGATCCGGATCCTCCTGTAGTAGTCCCACCGAGCATTGAATTGAATAGAGGATTTGAAAAGATTTGCTTAATAGCTTCTGATGTAATGACATAATCAGAAGTAGAAGATTTGTTGATTGAATTAACACGACCACCGGTTCTGTCAGAGGTCTGATTTAATGCATTTGTTAAAAATTCGTTATCATTTGTTAATTTTGATTTATATTGAACCATGTTGGAAAAAGTAACTTCCATCGTTTCATCCATATCACAAGGATTATATCTGATTTCTACAACACGAAGTTTTACATATCGTGTATCAGATAGTCCTAATCGAACAAAATCATTTACTGCAAGCTGATCATGATATTCTCTGAATTCTGGAAGAGCATAAATATTTCCAATTTCATCTGTATAAGTATATTGTGGATGAGATTCTACATACAATTCTTCTACAGCATCTTTATATAATGTAATCGCTTTATCGACTGCATCAACTGTACTATCAAGAGTCGTAATAATAATATTTTCATTTGAATAAGTTGCTTGATTATACAGGCTCTTAATAATATACGTTTCCTTATCTGTAAACGCTGGATATTTTTCCTGTACTTTACCAAAATTTTCCATTAAAACATCTTTGGCAATCTGGTTTCGTTTTTCTTGAATTTCAGGTTTCTTAGCCGCATCATATTCAGCTTGACGTTCCTTTAATGCAGTCTCAGCCTGATCTTTTAAATTCAAATAATCCAGATATTTCTGATGCATTTGAGTGAAATATGCCTCTTCGTATCCAGAAAGAGGATTATATCCATCTGCATATCCATTCTTTTTTAGTTCCTTGATACATGAATCATATATGGCAATTTTAGTTTTTAATTCTGCAATGCCGTATAATTTCCAATCTGTTTCATACGCTTTCATGATTGTTTCAGACTGAGTAAAGTATCCAAATTGAGATGGGGCATCTCCCATTTCAAGCTGCATACCACAGACAGTAAAGTCAGAACTTCCTGTAAATGCCACATCAATAAGATGTGATGTTAGATTGAAAGAAGTATAAACTCTTGTCCAAGAAGATGTGATGTTATAAGAAATATTCTTTCTGTCCTCTCCGGTGTTATTATAACCAAGATAAAATGTACCGGATCCTTTTACAAAACAACTAAGAGTATATCTCTGAGATGGTTCGATACTGATATTGTGTTGATAGATACCACCATCTGTACCGGTTACTTTAACTCCACGAGTAATTCCGTATGCAGGTGCGTCATTAATTTGTACTGTTTGGAACGAAGAAGTTCCGGAACCTACCATATACCAATCTTGACCTAATACAACTGGATTTACACATGAGATGATGTTTCCTTTACCGAAACCCTCTATGGTTTCGTCTTGAGCTTGTAACGCAGCCACAATGGATGGAAGAGTATAGTTCATGATTGATTCGTACATAGGCCAATCGGATGAGTTTTTCAAATCTTCAAGATCAAAATTTCCTTCTTCATCAACATGAATAGACTCAAAACCTTTGATTATAGCCATGTTTGAATCATATGCATCTTTTAGATCTTCAACTTTTTGTCCGAACCAATTTGTCTGAGCAGTATCAATAGGGACTCTATTCATCAATTCAGCAAGAATGTCAAGATTTTTATTATACTCCCTAGATAAATTACAGTATTCATCTCTTCTTGATTCTATGTATTTTTGCCAAGCTGTATATTTTTCTTGTAGTATGATGTTCATATATGGTTCACGACAAAAATGAGAACAATCTGTAATTACAGAGTTTCCAAAATTTGCAAGATCGATATTGTAATCGTCAAGTCCATCAACATAAAATTGTGTTACCAAACTGTCGTCTCTTGATATTGTTACACTATCTTGAATATTACGAAAACCAAGTACTACATTTGTATCTTTACCTAAACTATCCGGCTTATATACATTAATTAATAAATTTTCGGTATCAAATTCAAAAACACATTTATATGCAGGAGCAGCAGTTTGGGTGAAAAATGCATATACATTTTGATCGTCCACATCGAAATTACAGATTTCATTTGGAAGTAATACCTTATCATCATCCGGAGTGATGTTGTCTACATATCCGATCTTCCATCCAGGTACATCTGCATGCTTCAGCACAATATGCAGAAAACTTAAATCTTCATTCTCTGGATTATAAAATTTAATTTGATAAAATTTACTTGTGTCATGATTTTTTTGGTACATCATTTCATAAGAATCTTCTTCGCCCATATTAATTTTAAAATTTTTCAATTTATACTGGGTAAGAGAGATTTCATATGATTCGGCGGTAATATCCTTTGTGCATTGTGTTCCGTCATTTGTCTCTGTTGGAGGATCCATAATTTTATACCAGATTCCGTCACAATACAATTCCATCATTTCATCAAGTTCTTCATATCCCTGAGATTCTACGCCATCTACATATTTATCAACTGTGAAAGTTAATTCTGCAGTATTATTAGTTCTTAGCGTAACAGAAACAGTAGAAGTATCAATTCCGCCTAATGCACAAAAGAATCGTTTCCCAGGTTTAGCCAAATAAATGATTGCAGATTCTGTATTTCCATAAACATCATAGTTATGAGTCATTCTCATGCAAAGGCACCAACCTTTCTTGGTTCTCTGTATGATATTTCAAATGTAGCATCACCTGTAAATTCAAAGATATTTTCTCCGTAAGCAAGACGAGGCCAATAAATGTCATCTATATTCTCAATGCCTAAGTCTTCAAATGATACAATAGAATTTGTGATGTCATAAATTTTTAAATTTCTACAATCTATATAGAAATCATCACTTTTTAATGCATTAATTTTCATTGTTCTATCATTATCGGTTTTATTCTTTATAGTAATTATCCCATGAGATTTTGGAGAAACTTTAATTGTGGGGTATACATAATCTTCCCAACAATCAGAATTGTTCTGGATAGAATATTCTCTAGGAAGAGTAGAAGAGGAAGTTGTTTTACATAAAATAAGAGGAGTATATCCCCATTGACTATCACAAGTTACTGTGTATGTTAGTTCATATGGAAGAGATGCATGTTCTGTAGATACCTCTGTAATTGTAGCAAAAAATTCGATTTCTTCTGAAAAATAATCGTCTCCAATAAATTTAAGAAGCCTTGGATATTGAGGGGATGTTAACCATGCATTAATGATTCTAATATTATTTGAAGTTAAATAATCAGAATCATTTGGAATAATAATTCCATTTTTTATATCAGCTGTATAATTCATAGAAAATTTTAAAATTCCATTATCTAAATATGGAGTATATGTTGAATCGTATTTTAAAATTCCATTTTTTAATTCTGGAACTACATTTTTGTTTCTGCATGGATTTCTCATTACGCCCATTTTGAATGAATAATTATCACCATATAATGTTCCGAACTGATTTTCTTTTGGTCGATATTTGTTCTTTTCTCCTAATTGCAAAGAACGATTTACAAGAGTATCATTTTCTTCTATTCTAGTCACAATCAATCCATATTCATCAGAAGTATGACCATTAAATTCAAATTGTAGCATTTTTTCACCTCTTTCATATATTTTAATATTAAAAGAGCTGTCTTAAAGACAGCCCTTTTAAATTAGCGAACTTTTTTCCAGTCACGTTTATTACGTTCAGTGATAATATCACCAATTTGATAAGCAAGTTTCTTAATATCTTGCTCACTATTGATTTTATCAACATTGATTGTAATATTGCACTCGCTATTCATACTTGTATTATTTGAAGATGATGGTAGAATAGGAGTGATAGGTTTCGCCATTCTAGCATTAAATTCATTCAGAGTAGCAACTGTAGGTTTCAGTTGATCTGTGAATTCTTTTGTCAGAACAGTTTCACCCGGATTTGCACCGATCAGCATAGAATCTCCACGCGGTATTAAAGCGTCCCCGCCGATTATATCAAGTATGCTGGCAGGAATACCTTTCCGTACAACACCACCTTTAGAGAATCCGTAGGATTTATATGCCTTCAGGATTTTATTTTTCAGAGTAGATCCCCAAGAATCATAGTTCTTAACACCCGGAGTATTGATCTGAAGAATATCTGCAAGCTGTTGCATTTCTTTTGGTCCGACTTTCTTACCTTTAGCATTAAAATATCCTATTAAAGGACTCACTCCGGCAGGAACGTCTGTTGCACCATCTGGACGATTACTCAGAGAATTTGTCCAATCTTTCAGATATGCTTTCTTAAATCCCTCAACTGCGGTATATGATTGATCGCTATGGTTTGCGCCATTTTTATAAGCATATTCCATAGCATCTCTCAGATTATTACCTGAAGTATCTTTAATGCCAGCTTTATCTGCATAATCCTTGATCTTCTCATAATGAGAATCCGGCATTACATGAACGGTACAAGTAGCTTTAGCAAGACCACCACCGCCAATAGCAGTAATGATACATTTTCTTGTTTTAGACTCATCACGCGCCATTAAACCGTTCTTATTAAGACCTGAAGACACACCACGAACTGTACCATCAGAAGAAACTTTCGCAATAGATTCATCAGAACTTTTCCACTCAATATCAGAGTGTTCCGGTTTCTTTGGTGACCATGTTGCTTTAAGCTGTTTCTTGATATGACTGTATGTCAGATAAATATCTGTATCACTCAGCTTCAGAGTGTAATCAGTATTAGGTTTAATATTTGTACTTCCAGCAGTCTGAGAAGATCCTGCATTATTCATTGCATTATTAAAGGCATTGTTACCGGCAGTTGAACCACCATAAGGCTTACTGGTGTCAATTTTTGTAACACCTTCCCATGCTTTTGTTGCATTTACAGCAGCAGTATTAAAGTCAGCTGCCTTTGTGATCATTTGACTATAAGTTTGAGAAACTTTCATGCCATACTGATCCATTACGTCGCCCAGATGTTTATAGGTGCTGTCGTAATTTGCTTTTACATTAGAAAGCATGCTGCCAATAATAGCTTCTTGGAAAGCTGCATTTTTCTTAACAGCATCAAGAGTATTGTCTAACGCCTTATTTGCCTCATCTGAAAAATTCTCATAGCCGGTATTTTTCATATCGACTTCATGCTGATGCATTGTATCGGCCATATCGTCTTCTGCATCTGCAAGTTCCGCACGTAATTTCTCAAGACGAGCTTTTGAGGCTGCATTTGATGTTCCTTCAAGTGCAGCAATCTGTGCCTTTAATGTATTGATATCCTTAGTTTTCTTCTTTAGAGTCTTATCATAATCATAATATTTCTCTTTAGCAGCAAGGGCATCTTTACGTTTTTCAATATTCTCCTGTAACAGATCGTTCTCTTTAGTAACCTGAGTAGTATACATATCAAGAAGGTTCTGTTTAAGATCGGCAAGAGTAGCAGACTCTTGTTGCAAACTCTTAAGCATTTCATCAGTTTTAGTCTTATAATATTCTGGACCAATTGCACCATTTTTATACATTTCGTCCAGCTTATTTAATCCCTCACGATAATTTGCTATTTTGTCCTTAGTAGCATCAATCTGTTCTTGAACCAATAAAATATTGGTTAAACCGTTTGTAGAGAAGGCTCCATCATCATTATAGAAACTCTCGGTATCGCCAAGTAATTTCTGAGCAGTCTGAAGTTCAGATACAAGATTTGAAAGTTTATTCTGCGCTTCATCAAGAGGTTTAAATCGAAAATCAATTTCTTCTTGAGCTAATTGCTGCATTGCTTCTTTAGATTGAATAATAGAAGTAGTAAGATTATCATATTCCTCAATCTTTTTCTGCATTTCTTCATTGCTCCAAGCTCCACCGTTAGCTTGATTTGCTGCAATTTCTTCTGCGAGAAGCTGTCTTTTCGCTTCATCAGCGCGAATAGTTTTATCATAAGTTTTCAAACGTTCTTCATAATCATTGGCTGAAAGCTGATAATTAATATCATCAGCATTCTTTTTATAACTAAGAGAAGCGTCCTGTTTATCACCAGCTCTTTCCCAACGATCAATTTGCCATTGCTTTAAGTTCTCTCTGGTTTCTTCAAGAGCAGCTTTAGCTTCTTGGATGTGTGTATCAGCCTCAACAATAGACGTGTTCAAATCAGTTAGATTTTTCTTCATTTCCTGATAAGCTTTATCTTTTTTGTTATGACCATTCACATTAAGATAATCTGTCATGCTTTGCTGAACTTTATCTCTTTCTTTTAACATCCAGTCTTTCTGATATTGAGCATAACTTACTTGTTTTTTAAGATCTTTCCAATATACCGAACCGACTTTTTGAGATTTTCCGCTCTTTATACGATTTTCAGCTTTAGCTGCATAATATTCCTCTTTAGCTTTACGCTTACTGATAATCAGATCATAGGAATCGTAAACATTATCAACTTTAGATTTAGCTAAATCAAGTTCCTGAGTTTTCTTATCTCTATATTTTTGAACGGCATCAAGATACTTGTCGTACCACTGTTTATATGCTTCTACGGCAGCTTTCTGATTTGCATCCAATGTTTCTATATTAATAGTGCCATCTTGAACTTTTTTCTTCAAAGCAGGAGTAAGATATTTGCTTACTTCGCCATTGTTTGCAACTTCTTCGGACTTCCTTTTATAAACAGAGATGCTTGCTTTAGCAGCCTTGATTTCTTTATCTGTATTTTCAAGAGCTTTATTATAATACTTTTGAGCTTTTGTATAATGACTATAATCACTTTCGGCAAGATCTGTATACCTAGAAGTTATACGATCAAGACGATCCATAGCAACTTCAACCCAATCCATAGAATTATCATTCAGCTTCTTGATTACATTTTGAAGAGCTTCGCTTACTTCATCAGCCGCGTCACTTGTATCATCACTATTGTTTGATACCGCATCTGTATTATCTTCGATTGCATGTTGAAGACCAGAATTACCGGAGTTACCAGAATTTCCAGATCCGGCAGGTTTAACAGTTGCAGCCCCGCCTTGGAAGTGGAATCCCGGAGTATTACCAGCAGCAGCATAGGCTTTCATAACGCCTGGAGAAGTAACAGTACCACTTGCATAAGCTCTGGCATGTCCTTGAATAGCTCCGTGTTTAAGAAGAGCATCAGTTTGAGTAGTAGAGAATATAATGTCGCCCTTTTTCAGGTTCTCTATATGAGCACCGCCAGGAATTAAACTCCAAACACCATCACGAACAATTGATTCAGCGTGACCGTTGACACCCACTTCATTTACAAGAGCTTGCTGATCTTGTTTAATAGCAACATTCGTACCACTTGCATGAGCCGGTGTAATATTTAAAACATTGTAAGCGCTTCCTGTAGACTCAGCTTTAAATGTACCAGTTGAACATGCAACTGTTTTACTCAAACCACCACTTGGTCCACCTGAATTTATCCAATTAACAGTTCCGGTAGCAGTGAATGAAGTCTGAACGGCAGAAATATCATTTCCCCAATGAACAGTACCATGAGAATAATGTTCGGTAGCAGCATAAACATCTACTAAACCTGTCTCATTAGACCATTTTACTTTTCCTTCGCTTTTTTTCTCTTCAGCAAGGTAGGCATCTACTTCGTGATGTTCTGGTTTGAAAGTTACAGTTCCTTGGCCTTGTTGTTCTTTTGTCAATGCTTGGAATTGAGTTTCGTCAATTTTAACCGATACAGCAGGTGTATCACCTGATAAAGATTCCAGACTTGAACGTAATTCATCGATTTTAGCTTTACCATCTTCGGTATTGACATCTACGTCCAATTCAGCTTTTTGAGCCAACTCTTCGTCGTTAAGAGATAATAATTTATCAATATCACCGGTTTTATCTACTGCAATTTGAACATGCATTTGCATTTCACGTTGATCAATCATAGATTGAATTGCTTTATATTCAGATGAATCTACGTCAAAATTTACTTTAATATGCTCTAATTCACCAATTTGTGATTGTAGTTTATCTACAGATAGTCCTTCTATACTACTATCCACATCAAATGAGAGTTTAATATCCCCATCTGCTTGCATCTGACGCAATGAAGCCATTCCGTCCTGAGTAGCTTGATCCAATTCATCAAGCCCGGTCATATCAACATTAGGATCAATATTAACAACACCTAAAGCTTCAAGAGCTGGTAGAAGAGCAGTCGCCTGTTCTTTAGTTAGTCCAAATTGATCTGAAAGTCCCTGAAGAGCATCTTCAACATTACGAATACCCTGATCTTCAGATTCATAAGCTCCATTGCCTAATTCAATCTGGTTTGCTTCATTCCATTGATCTTTATCCAATGAATTAACAGCGTCAATGACATTCTGCAATGTTTCACTTTTCTGTTCCTGAGCATCTTTAATCTTATTAACCAATTCAACATCAGAATCTGTATAATCTCCAGTGTTACCACTTTCAATTCCTTCGTTGACATCCTGGAAGTGTTTGATTTTTTGCCCTTTAGCCTTCGCTTCATAACTCTGGATCATTTCATTATAAGCAGCCTCATCAACTTCAAATTCACGTGTTAATTTAATGCCTGTCTTCTTAGCTTGTTCCTGAATTGATTCGATATATTTCTTGCCTAAATCAGAATCTTTATCAATACCATTATCTTTTATGTACTGATTCAATTCGTCAATAGAACCTTTGGCATCCTTGATATCCTGAATCTTACGATCAACAGTACCATCTTTGAAGTCAGATATAGCCTGAGTAATACCAGTTTTTTGTGCAATTAAATTGTCAATAACTGCTTGTTGATCGTCCAGAGCAGACTGATCTGCACCATTGGCTTTTAGTTTTCCCATTTTAATCTGAGCATCAATGAGTTTATCATCAATCTCTTCAGATTTCAGGGCGCCTTCTTCAAGAGAAGATACAAAATTATTTGTATCGCCGTAATCTTTCAATCTACCAAACATAGATTCGAATGATTCAAGACTCATACCCATAGCATCTGCAGCTTCTTGAGTATCAGTGAAAGAGTACATCCATTGCTGATTTCCATCCTCAAGAGTTTTGTAAGTAGCTAATCCCTTAGCCTCAAGATCGCTTAAAAATCTCTTTGGACCGGAAGCATCATCAGTATAATAATTCTTGAGTTTGTTGTAGTTCTCAATGAAATTATCAGCATCTTCAAAACCATTCTGAGAGAAATATTTTGCAGCTGCTTTAAACTGAGGAGTACCGACTAAGCCTTTATCATACAAATCTTTTGCATTATCCAGATAACTCTTAGCTGTAGTATATTCATTGCCTTCAGTAGAAAGATTGTCAGCATTAACCATTGCTTGGAAATCAGAGAACTGTTTTGCAGCCTCCTGATACTGAGCAAAATACTGTGCCTGCAGATTTTTAAGATTTTCTAATCCTTGCTGAGTATAATCTTTGTTACCTGCTGATAATTGATCCTGATAATCCTGAATCCGTTGGGCAAAATCAGAATTCATGAATTCATTCTGCTGTTCCAGATAATCCTTCATTCTTTCTGTGTTGATTTTCAAACCTTTTGCAGTGCGATCAAATACATTATCAACATGAGCATCTTTTAGATCACTAAATTGTGTTCTAAGACTATCCATAGTATCAGATGTAAGTCCTGTTTCTGTCTGCATTTCGCTAATAGCTGATGTAAGAGCAGTAACAGTGTTCTGCATATCAGTTACTGGAAGATTAAATGCTGTTTTTGTCCAATCGGCCTGAGAAGCCTTCATGTTCTCAATAGACATCTGAGAAGCTTGAATCTGATCTTGCCGCTGCTTAATTTGTTCGTTATCTTCATCAGAAAGAGGAGATAAGCCTTTGCTATTTTTCAAAGCATCGATATTATTCTGATATTCTTGAATCTGATTATTCAAATTCTCAATCTGCTTGTCTCCATTTTCGATTAAATTGGTGTAATCTGAAGCAGTAGCTTTCATATTATAAGCAGATTTATTATTTAATCTTGTCTGCTGATCGGAAGCATCAGTCTGAAGACGAGTTAGTTCTTTTGAGAGATTATCCAGATTTTTAGCTGAAGTATCCAACTGAATCTGTACTTTAGTATCTTCAATTTTGGATTTCCAAGTTTCCCAATCTGCATTCGCCATTGATGGATCAAGTGACAATTTCATAATTGCCTGGACTGCAACTTCATCATTTCCGTATTCTGACATTAACTGATTTACAAGGTTTGGAGTTGTAACAGAGGCCATATGTTTGTCTGCTAAATTCTTTGTTAAATTACCAAGAATTGTAGACTTAGCATTGCTTATGTCAAATCCGCTCAGATCCATAGTATCCATAATACTCTGAACATATTTATCTGCAGCAGCAAGCTGTTTCGGATCAGTTACATCTTTTACAGAGTCTCTGATTTTACCGATTGCATCGCTTGTTTTATCGAACGCCAGATTCTGTAATCCCTGTTGTAAATTATCAGTCTCTGTGGCAAGTTCCGGGGACTGCTGGATAAGATCAGTAATATCTGAATTCTGGAATGTACCGGATTTGATAGAATCCATTGAAGATTTGATATTTGACATATCTGTCTGGAAATTATCAGTTATTGTGTCAAGATCTGTTGCTGTATCTTCAGCAGAATTTTTGAAACGAGAAGAGAAGGTTTTTGATTCAGCTTCAATTTTTGCTTTTTCTTGTGATTTATTAAAATTGGAAGCAAGATCCATATAATTCCAATCAGAACCATCTAATCCTTGATCGCTATAATAATTCCAGAAATCTTCTATTTGCTTATCAGTTTTATCCTTAAAGAAATTATAAAGATTTCCTGATGGGCCAACAAAATTATCTCCTTCGTTTAAATCAGCGCTGATATCAAAAATATCTTTCAGATTTTCTTTTATACCTTCAAGATTTTTCTCATCTGGTCTAGCAATAGCCATAATGTTAGATGCAAGTGTATCAGCACTAATACCAGCATTATCTAAAGCTTCTTGTAATCCATCGATTTCTGAGATCTTGGCTTTAACAGCATCGGTACCACCAGATTTTCCAGCATTTACTAATTGATCTTCAACACCATCAAATTTTGCTTTGGCGAAAATATTGTTAATGCGATCTGTTTCTTCCTGAGCTGAATCTGTTACACGACCATATAATGAAAAAAGATCTTCTACAGATTTTGCAGTATCTTTTGTTTTAGGATTAATTAATGCACCTGTATCTTCATCAAATAGTCTATTATAATCATCAGATATTTCATCCATTGCGTCTGCAATTTCGCTCTGTTTCTTAGAAACACGATCATCCATTTGGTTCGCAATATTTTGCTGCTCGGTAAATCCTTCATCATCAGCACTCATTTGATCTAATTTTTGGTATGCAGCATCACGTTTTTTCTGTAATTCAGCTAACTCATTGACTTTTCTGGTAGTTTCTTCAACGATATCTTCTTGTTTAGCAACAACACTGTCACTATATTCATTTGCAACAGCTTGACTTGTTGTATATTTTTTATTCAGATTCATATCTGCGTCAATGGCCTGCTGTTGGGCTTTGGCATCAACAAGTTTTTTCTGTACAGAAACTTGTGTCCCAAGTAGAGAATTTTCTTTCGTTAGCTGAGAGAGTTCAGCATTTTCATCAGAAGTCCTATTCTGTGTAGCACGAAGCTCATGAATACGATCTTGATTAGTATCATACTGAGACTGCTTTGTACTAAGCTCTGTTTTTGCATTTTGATATGCTTGTGCCGACTCATCTGAGTGTTTTTTGGCTGTAGCTTTTGTAATAGTAAATTTATCATCTGCCCATTTCCATGCAGCTGTACCTGCTGCAATTCCGCCAACAACAGCTAATACAGGCCAAATTGATTTGAGAAATGTACCAAGACCTGCAAATGTAGATCCTACAGAGCTAAATTTAGAAGCATTTCCAACTTTACCCGCTCCGTTTGCAGTATACCCAATTTTAGCAAGCATATCTTCCGTTAATGATTCTTTCGGAAATGCTTGTTTAAGAGCTTGATATGCTATACCAGAATCCAAAACTTTCCCGTATTTAGAAATCCAATTAACTCCAGCCGACATATTCCCTGCCGCTCTTAATGAATTGGATAAACTAGAAATACCTGTTGCAATATCTCCGCTAGTAGCAGCAGTATTTAATAGTTTGACAGCATTACTTACTTTTCCGATTTTACTTAATGACATGAGTTGTCTTTAATGTTATAATCAAACTATAAATGTATTGGAGGTAATATTATGGCTCTTATTAAATGTCCTGAATGCGGGGGCCAGGTGTCTGATAAGGCTCCGGCCTGTATTCACTGTGGTTATCCGTTACAGGAAATTGTCTCAAAAAGTACATGTATAATCAATTACGCAGAACAAGATGTTACTGACATTAAAAAATATATTCTGTCTTTATCACCAGAAGATCAGCAATATTTCGCCCAATTTCTTCAATTACAATATGGATCATCTAAAACGCGTCCACCTATCAGTAGTGCGCAATATGCAGAGTTTCATGAAAAAATGGGAGAATGGGCCAATACATATAAACTGACAAACGAATTTGCCGCAAAGATGATTCTTGATTGTATGGCGCATAATTTTGAAAAGTTTACTTTTGAACAAGTACGTTATGTTCAACCCAAATCAAATTCCAATGTCGTCCGTTGTCCACGTTGTGGTTCTACATCTGTTACAACAGAAGAACAAGGTTACGGACTCTTTGGCTGGATTGGTGCATCTCAAAAGAAAAATCTCTGCCAGAAGTGCGGTCACAAATGGTGGCCAGGAAGGTGATTAGCAATATCCATCTATATGATTTAATGCAGTAATAACTTGATTATTTGCATTATGGGTTTTATGATTAGATAAATAATCATCTACTGTAGGATATTCTATATTTTCCTGCTGTTGTTTTAACTCATTTGTAACCATCTGTAATATTTTATATGATTCATTATATGTACAATTGTTTTCATGAAGCAATTGCGTAATATCTACAACAGTTGATAAAATTTTATAATTTGTATTCATTTTTAATCCTTTCTTATGGAGGTAATAAGTATGACGTTAAACGAAGAATGTGTAAGAGATGTTTTGCTTTATTGCAAAAACAATATTGATTATCGAGAATTGCAAGATGGTTCATTTTCTCTTATACCTGTAACTTTTAAACAATTATTAGCATCGCCATTAAATCAGACATATGACAGCAAAGATATTATGTATACCGTCATGAAACTTGAAGAAATTGGGTTTATTAAAATTTCTAATAGAAATCCTAAGGCTTCTCCGTATATTAATGAGTGTTTAATAAATGAAATTACATATGTAGGACATAAATTCATTGATGCTACTGAACCAGAACCTGTTTGGGATAAAACTAAAAATATTGTTGGTAAAGTAGGGAATCATACTCTTGAATTTGTTGAGGGTGTAGCGCATGATGTAGCTGTAGAATTTGCCAAAGTTGTAGCATTTAAACAAGGATAATTGTCAACAAAGTCGGCTACATTGGGTACAACCTAATCGTGTTTTACGGAGAGGACAGTTACGGCAAACCGCAGAAACTGATACAACATATAAATCAGTTGGATTTTCTCTTAAGCGCGCAGCCAAAGGAGATTCCAGAAGCCCCAAGACGGCAAATTGGTTTTCAAACTGAATCTGAGACGGAATAATAATGTTATTATTTTTTGTTAAGCTAATCATATAAACACCTACTTTCAGAATGGAGTACATATGTATACTGAAAATTATAGCCCAGAAGAAATCAATAGAATAAAAAAGATTATAGAAATCGGTGAATCTCAAAAACAAATTAAGCAATCATTTTGGGATGAAATTAATACTCCAGATGTTCTAAAATTAAAAGAAGAATCAAATACTCTCTGGGAAGATTATCGAATTGTCGATAAAAAACTTCTAAGGAAAATTCTGGTACATAATAATGGTTTATCAATATCTGATCCTGATTATATAAGCCTTAGTATAAGAATGATTGGACACATAAATTCAAATCTGCCAGACGATTTTTAAGAATTAATTTCTGTCTCACAAAGCAAATATGCAAAGTATAAACCGGTCAAAGATATTTATACGAAAGCGTTACATAAAAATATTGCAAATTTATCATTAACAGTTACTCCTGAAAATAGCATATCAATGAACTCATATGGAAGTACACGATGGGTATTCACAGAATTTTATTATTCCTGTAAACCATTTTTAATTCTTGACATATGTGGATGTGAAGTTATTGTCATTCAAGATATTTTTCCTGGCAAATATTGTCAAACAGAATATTCTATTACAATGTCAGATTTGAAGAATAGGTCAGATTATGAAATAGAAAATAAAAAACAGAATTTTCTTGACAATTTTAGGAAAGAATTTGATCCGTATAGAAAAAATTTATATTCATCTCCGTTTTATAAAAAACCTGTGCCACAACCTTTTGAAAATCTCTATACACTTTATGCACAAACTGATTCAGAAGAATACGGTAGAACAAGGCGATATTTAATCATCGGATGTATGACATATAAAAAAGAATGAACTTACGTTCTGACTTTACAACAATAAAGTCTAGTGATATATTTACTAATTGTAGGATAGCCGAGAGTGTGCCTCGGCTTTGCACACACCTACAATCATAAATATCAAAATCGGATGTTCTGTCCGAAATCAAAATCCACTTATATTTACTTTAGCCATATGGCAGAAGGGAGGTGGAACATGAAGAAAGAAGAACATCAATTTAAGCTTGCAAAGATAGCAATTAAAAGATTCTTTAAGGTTTTAGCATTACTTATAGCTTTATGGATGGTGTTACAGCACAATCCAACCAAACTCGTGACATCAATAAACCTGGAAGAACAAAGCATCGATATTAATTGCGAGTTTGCAAGCGAGACACCGGAGAAGTAGAAATACAACTCTGGTAGTGTGGGGTGAAACCCACGCAATTAAAGTTTTAAAGGTTAAATTTCAATAATTTAAAATTCAAAGCTTATCTTACAGACACTGCGCTTGATCACCGCGGTGTCTTTCTTTTATCAAATATAATTTCTCTCTTTCGCATAAAGCGATTCGGCAGAAGAGAAGTGCCGCTCATGGAACATTCATTAAAAGTATATATAATATACTCCGAGGAAGGGTGCTCTCTCTACTCCTCCTGATTATTTATATGTTTCCCTCGTCATTACTTGCGTAATTGTTACTAACGTTTCACATATGACTAAATCGTTAATCAGGTTGGCACGTGCGTTGTCACGAGCTTTCGCACACTTCACTATGTGATCAGCATAGAATAGTGAATTCGACGTGTTAATCCTCTATTTATTTTAAGTCGCTATTCTCCACACATTGATATGAATCTCTATGTAGATAGGCTCATTGTTAAAAATCGGAAAATAACGTGTAACCCTTAGATTTTTGGGTCAACCTACGACTGTTGCAAGACCTCCACCACTCAGGAATTTTAATCCTGCCAATGTTGCATTTTTTACTGTCATTGCTGCAAATACAGCAGTAAGTAATGCCGGTATTGGTCCAAGTGTTTTTTCAAGTGACGTAAATCCTTCTGTTAAACTATGTACAAATTCAAGAACACCATTTACACTACCTGAATTATAGAAATTAACCCAGAAATCCTGCATCTGTGTTTTGATTGCTTGTAGTTTACCAGCGGTTGATTCCATGTATTTTTCCTGGTTAGCTTCAGCATTACCATTTGCGGTTGTTGCTTCTTCTGCCAGTGACATGGAGTCTGTGAATGCATCCAGCATGGACTTAAACTTACTTGTCTGACGTGTCGTCGTATTAATGTAGTTCGCAACACTACATGATATTGTTAAAAATTTTCTCCTTTTATTCTTCTATTAGTGCTCCGTATTCAACCAATTTATCAAATAAAATATCTTCCATATAAATTTGATCCCAAAATGGAATACGGATTAAATTAATCTTATGATCTTGGCAATATGTGTCTTTGATATTATCTCTTTTTTGAGTATTTATCATATTTTCATATGCAGTTTTATATGTCAAAGTTTTGCCTAGCATAACTGGTTTATAATGAAACTCCCCATCATATTCAATTGCAATATTAAAATCTTCAATATAATAATCAAATGGGAGAGGGTTTTTATCTTTACAATCTGGAAATCTTTTTTGTGTTTCATAATTAATATGCCATTTATCTAATATATCACCAATCGCACTTTCAAAAAATGTCTTTTTGCAATATGGGCATCCGGGACATTTAGAAAGTGTATATCCTTCTTTTTCTTGAATTCCTTTATCCTTATGTTTATTGCAAATATACTTTATATATGTATAACCATTTTTATGCGAATGAGATATATAAATGAAATTATGTTTTTGACATTCATTTTTCCAATGTTCTGTATCAAAAACTTTGTCTTCCATGGTGCGCTCTCTGCCACAATAATAACACCCTCGATTACGTAATAAATCGCACAAATTAATTTCTTGAATGCCTTTTTCAGAATGCTTTTTACAGATATATTTCATTTTAGTAGTATAATTTTTATACCTGTTATCAATAAGGATATATCCCTTTTTAGAAAATTGGTCTTTTACTTCATTATATGAATAATTTTTAGTATTACGTAAAATCTTTTCTTTTCGAATTAAATTTAATCGTCTTCTTTTAGTTATGATTGCACCTTTTGTGGTGCCAATGTTTTCGGCTAATTCGTCATCAGATAGATGTTGCCAATTATTTATTAAATATTCTTCTTTTTCAGAAGTCCATTTCATATATTATCACTCCATTTATTATCAATTTTTTGCATAAAAAATCGCCAGTGCTTTAAATAACATTGACGTTTTTTCGTATTTATATGTAGTCACTTCATTTATTGTTTTTATAAATGAAGGCTTTATACCAATACTCCATAAATACTCCTTCTCAGGTGTATATTGAGTAGAATATTCTTTATCAAATTTTTTCATAATTTATTTTTTTTAACAATATCCTTATACTTTCATATAAGACCAGACTATTTCTTCACCTACCGACCTTTACGGTTTAGGGTGTCCTTTTCGATTTAAGGGGTTTTCACCCACGCCATTTGCGATTGCGCCCTACGATTGTTGCTATAGATATTCAGGATTTCCACCTTTATTCTCTTGTCTATAGCTCGACGAGAATCTAGTCGTTGAACGTTCACCCTCGACTCAAGTACCGTATGATCTACGGGATACGTTAGGGTGCTTCGCTGCATGAACAGCCAATCCTTGCGTTTTCAAACCATCATAATTTAGTTTCCCAATTATTGTGGTGCAAGGCTCTATATAATATTTATACTATATAGATAGGATTATCCTATTAAGGCATTACCTGCAATTAAAATCATTCCAGTATGAATTTCTTCATACACAGTCCACATTTAGGCTGCTACATCGAATGCGATCTTGGCTTGCTGTGCGTCAGTTAAATCGTCCCACTTATCTTTAAGCTCAGACATAACAGTAATGATACCACGGTCAGATCCATCCGGATTATAAACATCTACACCTATAGCATGCAGAGATGCAGAAGCATTAGATAAAGTTGCATTGTCAACTTCGTCGGCATATTGTGGCATTTTACCGACTTTTGTAGTTCTTGTGATAATTGTCTTCAAAGCATTACCAATTGAAGATCCATCTTCACGAGTTCTTTCTGACACTTTAGCAGTAATAGCTGCAAGCTGTTCATATGACATACCTGCATCATAAGCAACCTGACCGGAAGCCTGTACAGCATCAGAAATAATTTTGATACCTTTAGCGTAATCAATTCCGACACTTCCGGAAACTTTATCCAGAACATCGACAATATGCATAGAGGCATCAGCAGCAGTAGTAGATCCATCCTCTAACATATGGAACTGCTGTAAAATACCCTGTACCTGATCGGCAGCAGTAGAGGCATCAACGCCACTTAAGTTACTTAAGATAGCGGTTGGTTTAGCTGTCTGCTGAATTTCAGAAGCAGTAGTATTCATATTTGCATAGATTTTATAAATGTCCATAGTATTATCCAAGGACATCGATAGATCTTTTGCCATATCAATTGCAGAGGTACCAAGATTCTGTAATTGATCCGGCGATAAATTCATTGTGTAACTAATATTTGTTAAGTCTTTTTGGAAATTTAAGAAATCATTGAAGCCTTGTTTGGCCTGCTGAATTGCTTTCATGGTTACCTGGAAATAAGAAACATAACTTGCAATATCTGCAATAGCACCTTTAAAGTTTCCTGATACCATTCCTTTAATAGAAGTTCCGAATGAAGACATCCCGGTTGATGCTTTGGAGGCAGTACTAGAGATAATGCGCATTGCATTTCCTGCTTTTTCAAGATTACCAGTTAAAGTAACAACATTACCAGATATATCAGCAAATTGCATCTTTACTTGTCCGGTAGTTTCATTGATAGATGAAGAAATCTTAGATGTTAATCCGATAGAATTAGCGTATTCTGTAAGCATTGTTTCAACATCTTTTGTATCTTGTACCAGTCCTTTTGTTCCTTCTAAATAAGTTCCTTTGCTATTTGTTTTATCGTAATTTTTAGCAACTTTTTGAAAATCTTGCATTTTAGATGCTAATTCAGAAATTTCATCTTGAGCTTGGCTAGTATCAATTTCTTTATTATGGAACTTGGTTACAATATCATTATATGATTCAACAAAACCATTTAATTTATCCGTATATGCCGAAACCTTACCAGAAGAATTTTCTGCCTTAGTTAAACTATCAAAAGCTGTTCCAAATTCATTTGCAAATTGAATAAATGAACTTCCTTTAAGAGAATCAAAAGTTTGATAAAAATTTTGCATTCTATTTTTGAAATTGCCAAGATTATCGGCTCCATTCTCAAATGTAAATGCGCTTTCTAATTTCTCTTTTAATGAAGCAATACCATCCGGAAGATTCATAGTATTCTGCATATGCTTGAGAGAATTTTCAAAATCATTTATTTGACTAGATAATGACTCTTTTAAATTTCCTAGAATATTATTTCTGTCAAAATCGGAGGCATTTTTTATATCTGAAATTAAACTATCTGAATCAATATTTTTACCAGAATTTTTGATCTGTGCTTTTAATGCTTCATATGTAGCCTGAACACCATTACGCTGATTCATTTTTTCAGTATATTCTTGTTCAGAATAATTTTTATTGCCAGCCATTTTATATAAATCATTGCTAAGTTTTCTCTGACGAGAATATGCCTGAGTCATTAAAGTAGTGATTTTATTTTCATAATCTGACATACTCTGCTCAGAATCGGTAAATGCTTTCTCATAATTACCAAAAAGCAACTGATTCAGTACACTATCAGCATTATCCTTATTATTCTGGTATGTATTTTTCTTGAATTCGTCAACATCTTTTTTGAGATTTTTTATATTTTTAAATCTATCAGTAAATCCTGAGATAAAATCATCACTTGAAATTTGACCTTTTGCACCCTTTGCTTCAAAGCTATACAAATCCTGCATAGCAGATTTTAGTTCTTTTACTTTTTCAATAGCTTTGGTATACTGTTCTGTAAATGCTTCTTTATTATTAGCTTGGATAGTCTTTTCATCAAATCCAGATACGTCTGCCTGAGCTTGTTTCATCTCACGAACAACTTTGTCATAATCTTCAACATTTTTTCCAGCATTTTTTAATGCCTCAAAATTCTTTGACACAAAGTCATTTTGAGTTAACTTCTCAAATGCATCATTTGCTTTTTTGGCTGCCTCAGCTGTTTCAGTAATTCGATTTCCAATTTCTGTGTATGTATCGCTACCTTTAGAATATTGACTTTGTTTTTTTTTATATCCAAGCAATTCTGCATTAATGGATTTTACTTCTTTTGCCTTATCAATAGCATTGTCATATTGTTTTGCGATATCAGAATTTTTGATGGCATCAGCCTGCTTTTTAGATGCAGTAAGTTGAGTCTGAGTTACTTTCATATCGCCTTGGATTTGTTTTAATCCAGATTCTGTATAACATGTCTTAAGATTTTTTTTTAAAGTAGAAAATGAGTCAGCAGCTTTTTTACCAACGTCTCCAAGTTTTTGTGCATCAGCAATATATCCATCCAGTGTAGCAGAAGTAGATTCAAAATCTCTATTTAAACCAGCTAATGGACCAATCCATTTACCATCTTTAATACTTCCGGTAAAATTATCAGAAGCATTTTTAGTACCAATAACAACATTCTGCTTCCCGGTCAATCCCTGTTCCAAATTATGTACATAATTCAAAGCAGATTCACGAGCCTTATTTGAATCAAACTGCTCGTTAATATCTGTGATTTGCTTCTGAACATTCTCTAACCCAGCAGGAGTAGTAATAGTAGATAAACTTTTCTGTATACCCTGAAGTTTTCCAGCAGCAATAGTACCAGCCTGTCCAAGAGATTCTATATCTGAAATCTGTTTAGAAAGATCTTCGTTAATAGTATCTTTTTGAGCATTGAATTTATCACGATTTGTTTTACGAGTTGCAGATAATGATCTGGCAGATTCAGCAGATCCTTTTCGAAGTGCTTGAGTAAAGTTCTGATACATATAATCGTTATCAGGAAGAGATGCATTTAATCTTGCAATTCTATGTAATTCAGATAAGTCTTGTTGATCAGATTTGATATCATCTTGCAACTTCTTAAGAAGATTAGGATTCTGTTTATCAGTGGATTTATATTTCTCCGTATCAAGCTTCGCATAATTAGAGTTAATCTTTTTACTTAATTTAACAGCTTCTCCCTCAAGTTTCTCATAACTATCATAATATGCAATAGCATTTTCATATCCCTCAGCTAAGAGATTACCATTAGCATCAAACTGTTTTTTATATGTCTGAGTGAGGGTATATATAGTTCTGTTGGTATCTTCATACACCTTAATATATTTCTGAGCGTCGCCAAATTCCCTTTGAGAAAGTTGTTTTAAACCATCTAATTCTGGAGGAGTAACAGGAGTTTCTGTTAAATTAGAATTACTATTCTTTAATCCAGATACAGTCTTGATTGCGACTTTTTCTTCGGACTTAGCAATCTTATCATTACTATTTACAACAGCATCCGATTCTTTTTTCTTCGCTTCTATAACAGCGTCAGCTGATTGATTCATAGCATCTGCAGTATTTTTAGTCTCATCTATAACATCATTATTTTTAACAGGAGCCAATTTAGGAGCAGAAACAACTTTATATTTAGGAGAGATAGGAGTTTCTGGAACTTTTGACTTACCAACTTCTTCTGATGATTGTTTCTTTCGATCCACTTCAAGAGTTGGTTGGGATTTTGCTTTAGATTTTTTTTTCTCAGAAGGTTCCTGAATGGACGGAATTCCTTTTAAAGTAAACCCTGAATGTCCATCTGCGCGAACCATATCCTCAAGTTGAGTTGCTTGATTTTCAACATCTTTGATGATTTGTGCAATTTCATCAGTATCTCCATTTGATTTGTTACGATTATTATATCGCATATTATTTACAGTAATAATATTTCGAGCCATTCCATCAAGTAAATCAAACATTTCAGAATGTGTGTCTCTTTCATAACCTAAATCATGTAGGGAATCCTTAATTCCAAAAATTTGCCTACTTGTATTATGTGCATGATCATATATTGATTTAGCTTTTAATATACTAAAAGGATCCTTACCAGTGATGTCTTTAAAACTTGATGCAGGAAGAAGTTGCGATTCAAGTATTTTCATATAAGTCGTTCTATATTTTTCACGTGCATCAGCATATTGAAAAGGAGACCCTCCATTTTTATACGCTTCTTTTTTATTAATATATTTATTGTATACAAGCTTAAGTAATTCGTTAGCTGCTTCTTCTTTCTCTTTTGATCTTGCAGATTTAGATGTTGCTGCCTTTGCAGGTTTAGATTTAGACTCAATAGCAGAAGCAGGAATAGATGCGGAAGCATCTTTCTCTTCAACATCTGTCTGAGCAGGAATAGACTCTTTCTTTTTAACAGTTCTTTTTCTTGTTGTCTTCTTAGGAACTGATTTTTCTTCTTTGTTTTCTGCAGCTTTCTGTTCCGTTAATTGTTTCTGGACGGCCTGCTCAATTGCTTTTTGTTTTCCCTCTGCATCAATATCTTTATCATATTCTGATATATCAGATAGAAGAGCTTTATAAAATTCCTCATTGTTTATACCAGATCCGCCTTTAGCAAGATATGTTGACATAAGGCCAATGAATTTATTTTTTCTTCGTGTCTTTAATGAATCGTTAAGAGTTTCTGCTCTTTTCTTAATATCAGATATACTTCCTAATGCAATCTCACCAAATTGATCATCTGCTAAAATATCTTTTTCAAGTTCTGCAAGATTCTTATTTATATATCTATTTACTAATTCAGAATAATCTTTTTTAGAAAGCCCTTCATTTTGTGATTTTTTAAATATGGCATCAAGATGGCTACTTGTAACACTAAGTTCTATCTTATGTGTTTGATTTGCAACGATTTTATCAATATTATCAGAAAATCCTGCTTTATTTAATGATTGATTTAACAAATATTGAGCATAGTTATTTGGATCATAATCTGGATCATTTTTTTTGATACCCATTCCTAATAATCTACGCATTGTTTTAGAAGAGACATTCTGTTCAACAGGAATATTCCGTCCGTTTGTCTCTAATTGTTTATTTAACTGTCCAAATAAATCTGAGGCAATAATAATATTCTTACTTGTTTTTATTAATCCATTAAGTGCTTTATTATAATCTTCTAAAGATAATGAAGCATCAGGAGCAACAAGATTCCCAGATGGAGTAATAAATTTTCCACTTTTAGACATTTCTTTTTTACTGTCTAATAAATAACTACGAAGTCTATATGCACTTTCAATTTGAGCACGTTCATTTTGAGCTATATCGGATAATCCTTTTTTTTTAAGCTCGGTCATCATTGCACTATGTTTACTAGAAGATAATTCAGGGATATTTGGTAAAAATTTATCCAAACTTGCAAGCGATGCCATTGATTTGGAAGTAATTCCCTGAAGCTTGCTATTCATTTTTGTAGCTGCTTTATTAATAACATTATTTAAATCTTTCGCTACAATATCATTAACAGCTTTGTTATCTATTAAGAACTTTACTTTTGCTTTTGCTGTCGGAAGGTTCTGAAGTTCTTTTATTTCAGAGGCATCAAGTTTTAATTTAACTGGGGTCTCGATTGGTTTTGCCGCTTCCTTTTTTGCAGCTTCAACTTCTGACATATCGACTTTACCTTTAACTGTCAGTGTAACTTCCTTTCCGTTAAGTTTATCAAGTCCTTTTTTTAAATCCGCAACATCTTTTATTAAATCTTTTGTGCCTTTCTGTATTCCGTTAGCCATAAGTGTTACATCGGTATCTGTTTTTAATATAATATGATCGCCCATTAATTATCACCTCGTCCCATAAAGCAATCTAAAAAGTTCGTATTTACTTAAATATTTCTTAACAATTTGCACAACATGTTTTTCTTTTTCGTGAGGACTACTATAAGATTTTGCCCAATTTTGCATTGCACATACTGGAGAGAAAGTTTTTACAGCAGGTCTAGTTTCGTGACTCCATTTATTAAGTGGACCGCGATATTTTGAACCGCCATGATATCCTTGTCTCATTGTTAAATTATATAATCCTGCATTATTTAAATGATGACCTCCTAAATGATCCTCGTTTAAATATATATCTATAGTATGTTCATCTAACATAGTAATATCGGCAGCTGATTTTAAACTATATAATCTATTATAATATAATGGTGAATATGAATTATACCAATTATTAATAATTTGACTATATGCACGTTTAGCGTCTTCGTATATTTTTTTTGTTTTTAAAGCAGAAAGCTCTTTTGCAATTTCTTTTTCTGAAGATTTTAAGCCATTTAAAAGTTCGTCTACAATAGCATTATAATGTTCTAATGTCATAGTAATTGTGGCCATACACATTCACCCCTATATAATTTAATTTATTTTAAGTCAAGTTTAATTCCATTTTCAGTTATATATTTCATTAATTCAGAAATACCTTCATTGACAAATACACCAACAATGGTAGCAAATGCTTCTGTATATTTTGCGATATATGCATCAATAGTTTTATTTTCATCATGAAAATTATCCATAAGTAAACCGTTAATAGTCATAAGTTCATTTAATTCATGCTCACCAACAATGGCACAAATTTGATCTAATAAACCATTTTCAAATAATAAATCATAATCTTGAAATGCATTTGTAGTACTATCATCAGTTTTTACTATGTTCAATTTTGTATATAAAATAAGGATAGTAGTAGTCATATTGATTTTAGATAAAAACATATCAATATACTTAACCCCGTTTTTTCCAGTGGTAATAGACTTATCAAGTATTGTCTGAAGAACAAGTTTCTTTTCTAAAACAGGGCAATATGTTCTCCAAATAATATTTCTAACAAATTCATCTCGCTGTTCATCTGTTTTCAAGAGATTATATCGTCTGATAAACTCTGGAACATCAATTTTTCTTTCAATTGTATCTGAATTAACTTTATTTATTTCGCTCATAATAAATCTCCTTTTATTCCTTATTTTCTGTATGTTTATGTATGATAAATTCAAATTCTGTTCTTGGATTTTCCTTGTCGTATCCGGTTTTTAGAGTGAGAGAGTGCAGATGTTTTTCATCATCATCTACAATAGCCCCAGCCTCAGTCAACCCATCTAAAATAAACTTAGGAATTTGATTATCTACGTCATGTCGTCTTTTTGTATTAAAAAAGACAGTTACGATAAGATCAAAATCATCTAACTGCCTATTATCCATTTTATTTATTTTTACCCAGAATTTTACGAATTCCTTCCACTTTTGTTTTAACGCATTCATCTGTATACGTGGTAAGATCATCCAAGTATTAATCGAAGGGTGCCAAGGTTTTTCAATAGGAATTTTCTTGGCTCTTGGATGTTCTAAAAAATAATACTTTGTATACAAATCTAATGTCTTTTGATCAATTGTCAATATAATTGATTTATCCATATATTTAAACCTCTTTTACTAATTCATAACTGATAACAACCGGAATAATAATCAATCCTGCATTAGTATCATGAGTGTCATGTTCGTAGTATTTTATTACAGTCTCTGCAATAGCATAAGATGAGCATTTAGTAGCGTTGTCAATATCTGTTACAAAACTGTATTCAATTTTTTGCAATTTTTTTTTAAGATATGTTGGTTTGCCAGAAACAGTAGTGGCGATAACATATCTTAAAACCTGTTTATCTAAAATTTTTTCTTTCATGTAGAGTTTCTCCTTATTCAAGTGTATGATTAAGCCATTGCTGAAACAGTTCTTTGGTTTCTTCAATTAAAAAGATGTAAACAATAATGTCTTTTCCGTCATCCGTAACACTTGGATACATATCTATCGGAAATACTCTATGTTTAATATATAAATCACGCTGCTTCGGATTTATAATCCTGCAGACTTCTTTCTCCGTATAATCACGCGGCTTCAAATTTGATTGTATTCTCATAATCCTTTTACTCCTTAAAAGTGAAAAAAGGGGTAGTCTCGAATAGTGAGACATACCCCTAAAAAATCACTATTCAAATACTATTTACGTTTTCTTGTACGCACTGGTTTACGAGTTTCAATTTCCTCGCTGTTTTCTTCGTCAACTACAGAATCCGGATCAACAATATCTTTTTCTGAGATCTTCTGTAATTTAATATCAGCAGTTTCTTTCTGAATTTTTGCAATCATTTTCTGATTTACTTCATGAAATTTACTGACATCAGACATATCACAATCTTTCATTCTTTCAGCAGCTTCTCTAGCTGTAATGTTTTCAGCATTATATTCTGTTAATGTATTAAAGATTGTTCTGCAATTATCGCTGCAATAAATCTCCATCCATCTTGGAAGATGGTCGAATTCTTCACAGCGACTACAATATGTATATGTTTTTCCGCATAAAATGCATTTCTTGTTATTTTTCTTAACCATGTTTTCCTCCTTGAATATGGATAGTAAAACAGCCGGTATGCTATGACACATACCGACCGTAATTAGAATAATATTATATTATCTAATGATTATTCTTCGTCTTCATCAGCCCAATAAATGTGATAAAGAGCTTTATCAGCAGAGCAGTAATCTACCTGAAGAGATCCAGAGTAAGCAAGCTGTCCGTCAGTTGTCAGAGAGATTTCAATTTCAGGAGACACCTGGAATGATGGAAGTACAATATACACTCCTTTAAGAACGTCAGAATGACATGGATCAACAGCAAGAGCCTTTAAAGTAAGCTTTACTGTCTGTGGGAACTTATCTGCCTTATTAGTAATAGCAACACCAGATTCAACTTCTCTTTCATACATAACGATGTAAGTATCTACGCCTGCAGCTGTAGGTGGTGTAAATTCTCCCCCTTCTGTAAGAGCGTATTTGTCTGTTGCAGCAGCAGTATCTTTCTCAAATGCAGTACCCATGGAACCATTTGCGCTGAAAGCATTTACTTTTACAGTACCATCAACAACTCCTGTTAATGTTGCTTTTGCACCAGCTTTTACAGTAATAATTTTTGGCATTTTAATTTTATTAGTAGAAGAAGCAGTTCTTTTACCTTCACCAGACGCAGCGCCAATAACGTTCAGGTTAATCATTGCATTATTTGCAGTAAACTCACCTGTTTTGGCCTTCCAGAAACGTTTGATCAGGTTACCCTGATTATCTGTTGCATCTGTTGACTCAGCACTGATATTAATAGTTGCATCCTGAAGCTGAGTTAATGCATATAATGGATTTCCGCTAAGATCTTCAGCATATCCATACTGAACACGGTCGATTACGATATCATCTAATGTAAATCCCATTATGATTTCCTCCTTTAAATTTTTTGTATATAGAAATTAATTTTTGAGAGAAATTTCTCTCATGAAATTAAGTTCATTCTTATCAATCTTTGAAGCGTCAACAAAGCCGCTATAAATACCCTTAAGTAGAGCAGTAGAAGATTCATAAACTTGTAATCTTTGAACACTGTCCATAAATTCAACAATGCCAACTTCACGTAATTCATTTTTTTTATATTTGAAACCGGGATGATTAAGACAAGTAGATATGAGTGGTAGAAGAGTGGATTTGTAAACATCATTTTTGTGTTGTTCGAAGCTCATGCGATCTTCTTCAATCATCCATTCTTTTGTAGATTTTCCCCTGGCTTTTTCCACTTTTGGGTAAGTGTTGAACATAGCTCTTAAATACGAAGCCATCTGTAGATATGCGGCTTCATCTATCTGAACATTTTGTTCTTCATTAAGTAAATAAAAAAACGGTTCCCCGTCTTCTGTTTGTGTTTGTTGCAATTGAAACAATTGGAAATTCAAATCACCGAATAGTAATTTTGTAGATTTTGAGTCTATACTTGGAACAAGCATACAAAATAAAGAAAAATCAGACATTTTATTCCAATCAATACCAAGATCCCATAATTGCATGCGATACATAGTAGGATTAGCAATAAAAATATTTATAGTAGAATAAATCTTTTTCTCACCACTTTTTATGATATCTCCTATTGTAGGTTGATTAATTATAATGTCATTATATGTATCATTTTCGATAACAAATGGTTCACCAAAATATAATTTCAGTGCATCAATTTCAGATTCTTTGGAAATTGTCATATTTGTTATTCATTCCTGCATATAAATTATTAGGACATTCAATTTCAAATTTCAACGTTCTACAATAATACCTAGAGTCAATAATATCTCCATAATCATCTATACATTTAAGTTGATTTCCCAAAGAATTCGTCCAACATAAAAGATCTTTTACGATATAACTCAATAAGTCTGTTCGTACAATCCCATATTCTGTATCAAGATCATCTTCATGAACTAAACACATAACTATAAGTGTTTGTATTTTCATAGCCTTATTGTAATATGATGTATCAGTATCATTTATATCAAACATAATAAAATTTAATACTTCTTTATTAATACCATTCAGTTTTAATATAGGAAGAATTTGCTTCTTATCAACTCGTTTATTATATTCAATGATTAAATTTCGCTCATTTAGTTCTTGAGCTGTGGGATTATTTTTATCTGTATATTTATTCAACGGGCGTTTATCTTTTTTTCCTAAAATTTCATTAAGATCAGGATCCTCATTGAATAGTTTTAACAGTTTATCTTTTTTATAAATGATGTCGTTATTTTTCTTATTTTCAAGATCTCGTGTAATATGTGATATATCTCTATTCATCTAATTGCACCTCCACTTCAATAGAAGAATGATTGTCTCCGTTATTATCTGTGGCCGATAAATTAAATCTCTTGCCTATTAAACTATGAGCTTTTCCAGGCTTAAGTGATATAGTGACATTATCCATTACAGTCAATTTTATTAATCCTTCATAATATGATTTTTCTTCTTCTGTATATTCGGAATTTTTGTCAACAAGACTAATATTCCATTCAGAAGTAAGATCGGCATAAGGAAGTTTATATTCAAAATATGAATTTTTTCCAATATAAAGAAACTGTTTTGAACGGTCCAATAATGGCTCGATTTCACCATCGTCATTTAGATACATCCATTCAATTTGTGAACTTGTAATCATTGTTTGAGGTTTCTGAATAATCTCTGTTTTTTGATCACCAGAACCTTTATAATAATTGCAAATTCTAAGTTGAACATTATCAACTTTTTTATTCAATTCATCTTGTTTTATGGAAAGTTTAATTACTCCAGAAGGATTAAGATCTATTATTTTTGTGACCTGATAGACTTTTGGGTCAAGAATGTTATTCGTAAGCATAAAACGTTGTTCGTGCATAATAGTACGATCGTCACTAAGTCCTAAATCATATAAATTATTACCATACGCATAATAAATATCTGGAAGCCATGCAGCTGTCAGATTATCAAGCGAAGATGTATATTGATCATCCCAACGACCGCTTGTGTAGCTATTAGCTGATCTATTTGAACCCCAACATTTATATAATTTGTTATCGTAAATCCATTGAAATTTCCAATTACATTTTAATATATTATATCTAACAAAAGCATTCGCATCATCTCTACCGACAATAAACCACAGTTGTGTAATTCTTTCGTCTGGAAGTGAGAACGGATTATCAAGTTCGTGCCCAGATATGTTAATATCGAAGTCAGTATCATCAGGAACAAACACATAACTTCCTATTGGATAATGTACTTTAGGCCGAAATTGTAAATAATAATCCACTGCATCTTTAAGAATGGAAAGCTTGGCATGACGTTGATATTTAGCATCTTCCCATTTCCATCCATTTTTTGTTAAAATATAAACTCTTTTATATTGTGCATCGGCAGTAAAAGAATTATTCATAATTGCATCAGACTGATTTTTCTTTACCTGAGCTAGATTACCGCCATATGATGACAAATAATTTTTGTACATTTCTGCAGTAACCATAGAATCAACTCCTAGAATTAATTTTGTCTACTAACGAATGCGCATCTAGTATCAATTTTCGGTAAGAACGATAATTAAAATCATCACTTCTTGTCTCATTGAGAGCCGCCTGTAATAAACTCATAATTGCTATAATTTCTACAGGATAGAAGAGAAGAGTATTCAAACCATCGATTTTCTTCATTAAATTGATAAAATATTTTTCAAAGTCAACATTTTTAAATTCATCTTTTGTTTTTGGATCCTTATATAAAAGAAGCCAAAACATTTCTTTGTGTAATTTTTCCTTATATTCTTCAATTTGTAAATCATCAAAATGTCCGTAAATTGTATCCATTATGTATTACTTCCATCCAGATAACTATTCCATATATAACCTCTATCTTTAATCAAGTTCTTCTGTTCCTTGATTAATGATTTTTTTAAATCTTTTAAACCATTTAAATGATTAGTCTGAGAATAAAATTTTTCCTCAGAAGATCCAAATACCTGCTGAATATTATTCAGGCTGTTAATTTTGGGTGTAATCCATTCAATTACCATACCTATACCTAAGATATCAGTTATAAATTCTGCATCAAAATCATCATCAACAGAATATTTCATTATATATGTCAATTCCTGAACTGTATCTCCAAGTTTCAATTCAGAAAAAAGTCTTCGAATATAAGGTTTATTTATTGATGCATGTAAATATTCCGGCATAAAAACCGCACTTACATCATCTTCACGATATTGTAAAATATCATAAGCTTCTGCTTTTAATCGAAATTTTGAGTATATTTCTTCGTAATTTAGAGAAGGCATAATATACCTCCTTATTTTTAATTAAATAGTCCTGTCATAATACTCATTTCTGTATCAAAGATTTCGTCAAGCACTTTAATTTTTCTTACACTATCAAGTCTACCGTCACTTACCATTTTTGAAGCAAGATGTTTAATAGAGTCCTGTGCCCCTTTCGGAAGTGAAAGAATAGTAGCCTTCATATCTCCGGGAGAAAGTTCTGTAATTACATCTTCAAGATCACCTACAGAATATAATGTATTATAAATTTTCTTAAGCTGTGGAAACTGTGCAACAAGTTCTTCATCCTCAATAACAAAAAATGGATTCATAACATAACCATTATTTGATCTGATTGCTGCCTGCAGATCCTGATATTCAACTTCAATTACATCTCCGGCATCAATCCATGTGTATAAAATATTTGACTTAAGCCCTGGCATATAAAGTCCACCATTAGTAATAGATTTACATGGAATCCCATCAGTAGGGGCATAAGTTTTCTTTTCTTTTTTTACTTCTACTGTTTTTGCTGATTCAGATGTAACAGGTTCCGTAACAGATGCTGCAACAGATTCAGTAGCAGTTTCAGTAGTCTTTGTCTTTTTCACTGCAGTAGTTGCCATGAAAAGTTCCTCCTTTTATTCGTATAGTCGTGCATCTATATGACACACGACTATAATATTAATTTACAATAAAAAAAATTAGGCTAAAGTCCAAACGCCAAAATAACGTCCGATTTGTGTTCCTACGCCCATTGATCTCTGTACTTCGTATTTCATTGTATCATCCATACGATCACCCTTATCAGTGATTTCATAGATTTCTGTTTCACCAACATCAACGAATTTAATGAATTTATCTTCAACCTGTGGCATAATAAACAGAGTCTTAGGATCCATTAATTTCTTAGTTGTATCATTCAGAGCAAATCTCTGTGGGATTTCAACTAATGTATATGGACCATAGTATCCAAGACGTCCCATTGTAGCAACATCTTTCTTCTGATCGTCTGTGATCCAATCAACATCCATCAGTTTCTGGAACTGCTGTAATCCAGTTCTTGTACCCATAATAACTACCTGAGCACCATCATTTGCGAGAGATACATCCTCAAGCAGTTCATCCAGCTTGTCCTTAGTAGCATTTGAAAGAGCACCTGTGCCCTGGAACTGAGCTGGAAGTTTCTTTCCTGCGTTCATCATTTCAGCATAAATATCATTCTGAATCTGTCTAACGAAAGCAGCAGCACACTGATCTGTGAATTTAGACCAATCAAGTCTTCCTGCCAAATACAGATCAATATCAGCACCAACAGCAATACCGTATACACTTGTGGTTACAGTATAACTTTCTCCAGAACCAAGTCTCTGAAGTGTAAAGTCATGATGATCGCCCGCAATTTTTGTTGTAGATAAAACAACTTTATCATCTGTCCAGAATTCCTGGCGATCTCCGCGGGAAAGGTTTCTTGTCTCTACATAGTTATTGAAGAATTCTGATTCTTTAAAGCCTGTTTCAACTTTAATATCAATTTCTTCTTCCATAACTTCGAACAGTTCAATACCATGTTTCTTCATAGCACGATTTCTGTCACGTTTTGTAGAATTCTCGTTTAGTCCCATAATTGCATATACAAATTTACGAACCGCATCTTCTGCGTCTCGTTTGGTCTTTTTATTTCCATTTTCATCAAACATTTCGTTTGGATTATGATTCAGATCATATGTAAGCTTTTTGAAGCCTTCATAATTTTCCTCTGGTGTAACACCATCTTTACACATGCTAGCAAATACTTCCTGAACATGTGCACTTAAATCAGCAAAAGTCATTTTACGTCTCATTATATTTTTTCCTCCTTTCCCTTAAATTAACCAATTTTTAATTTCTTGTTTTCGCAAGTAACTGTCGCTTTTTCAGCTGGCTGTCCATCGAATCCCTCAACAGATACCTCAAATACATCACCTTTATGAAGAGCATAACCTCTTACAACGTCTCCTTTTGCGTTATAGAAGTTAGACTCCTTCTTCCATGTATTTGTCCAATCCTCTGCGATAAATGCCTGCATGTAAACAAACAGAGCATCTCCTGGATCAACAACCTCTACATACCAATTACCATTAGCAGCCTGTTTCTGAATTTTACCTTCAAATGTAGTAACAGCAGCTTCTGTGTAACGGTCAAGATCTTCAAAATCGCCTCTTGCTACAAGATTTCCATTATCTGTATCAGAGGTCAGTGTAATGTTATAAATGTGTTCTCCGCCATTCTGTGCAACAAGCTTAGAAGGGAAGGCCACAGCATGCTTTTCAATACTGTACTTAATCATGTTGTTCTCCTTTCATAAATTTTGGCAAAAAAATAAGACCGTATTTACGGTCTGATTTATAAAACAAATATGTTATTTTGCATTATGCAAATAAAGATCCATATCTATTTTTCTTTTTCGTCTGTGATGGATTTCCAAAAGTCTTTTTACTTACTGTTTTTTTTCCGGCGTTATCATCATGCACATCACCATCTTCAACAGCAAAATTTAACTTGCCAGACTTAGCATATGACAGCAATATAGTATCAAGTTTAGACTTTAATTCATCAACTGAAAATTCTGTATGATTTTCTTTTAAACCCTTGAATTCTTCTGATTCATAAATTCCTTTATAATCATCTGACTCAAAAAGTGCATTTTTAGCTTCGTCAGCCTCTTTCTTTTCATAAGAAGCAAGTTTATCTGAAATTGCAGCATAATTTGATCTCATATTCTGAAGTTCAGAATATTCAGAATCAGTCAGTAATTCACGATGAAGATTATATCTTTCACCATCAAATGAAACATTGTCGCCATCTTTTTTATATGCCTGTCCAAAGATTTTATCTCCATCCCAATTCTCATATGTAAAATGAGAATCATATACAGAATTAATAAAATACCAATCATTATCTGCTTCTTCATATGCGTTTAATAAGTTATAAAGTGCACAACGAATATCACTGTGAGAAAGTTCAAATGATTTTACGAATTTTTCTGGTTCTGTAGGAGCAGGATCACCTGCCGGATCAGTATTAAACGCCTTAGCAAAGGCAGCCTCCAGTTCTTCATCTGAAAGACCTTCATATATAAAAGTAATATCATCTACAGTTTTTTCGTATTTCTTTAAAAGTTCTTCAAATTTGTTCACCTGATTGTCCTCCTTTCCATCAGCATTTTTTTTATTGAAATTAGAGAGAGTAGCATTGATCTTCTCTAACATTTCAAGCATTTTAGTATTTACATCAAAATTAGAATATACAGAATTTTTTGATTCAAAATCGGCAAGCTGAACATTACTTCCAGCCATACCTGGACCAACATTTTCATTTAGTAAAGTCAATCCACTAACATAATAATCATCCAGATTTAACACTTTATCCTTAGCATTAAATGATAATTCTCTAATACTCAATTCAACACTACAATCAACCTGTTGTCTACGCTGCATAATATCAATTGCGTCCTGACAATATCCTTCCCAGAGATATCCCTGAATTACAGCTCTGTTAACTCCGGCTTCTTTATCATATTCAATTGTATAATCTTTTTTGATTACACCAACTGGACGTTCCTGATAAGTGATTTTTTCTTCTCCATTTTCATCAGTTTCCACTGTAAAATCATGTGATCCAAAATCTTTATTACCATCAGAATTTTCAACGATATTTGCCAGAATAGGGCGATATGGTATAGATTGTGTATTTTCCTGAAATGTATCTTCGTTGATATTAGATTTGTTTAAGTTGACATGATCATGATATGCAGTAGCGTTAAAAGGACATAATCCTTCTGTATGCTTATTATCATCAGATTTTCCAAATGTAGCGACTGCTGGCATTTGGACGCTAATTTCTGCATTAGATTCTTTGCTGCTGAATTTAGAAAAATTATTCTTCATACAAAATTCAATCAAATCGTCAATAGTTAAGAATTTCTTCAAGATTTTCCTCCTTTCTTTGAGTAATTCTCCTCAAATAGAAGAGGAGTAATCAAATAAATAATTTATCTGAATAGACAACATCGCTTAAATTGTTAAACAGCATTTTGTTGTCATTTAAAAAAGTCCACTGTTTACCATTCTGGCTTACAAGATGAAAACCAGTCTGAATAAGCAATGAAGCTGATTCATCGTTTGTTGTAATTATAAATTTCTTATTATCCATAATTATTATCCTCTTATTTAGCTTTATGCCGCTATTATTCTAGTTTTATCAGGTTGATTAATATCATCTGCGTAATACCATTTAAAACCTCCCGAATAATTTCTTTTATATCGACAACATGGAATAATCGTTGTTTCACATGCTCCCGTTTCTTTTGAAGCTTCTTTTATAGAAGAGTATGTTTTTATAAATACATTGCTTTTTGAATATTGATTAATCTTTTTACAGTTTTTTTTCGGAATAATTGAATATTTATCAAAAGGTTCACTGTGATATCGCCATACATAGCCATACGCTTTATTTCTTTTTCCAGTACAACAACTTACAATATGTCCAGACTGTCCTTTGCCTGATTTTGTTATTTTATTTAATGATTTAGCGGCATCTGAGGCCGAATCAAATGTTTTCATTAAATTTCCGTTAATATCATATTGATCTACTTTTATTTTGTTATAATTATTTTCATGTATAGGATATTTATCAAATGGTTCTCCATGATATCTCCAAATATATCCATAAGCAGACATTGAATCTCCTTTGCATGCAGCTCCTATATTAGTAGAGGATATTGCTGTTGGTGATATTGTGTTTTTAGCGTCTTCTAATGAATCATAAGTAAAAATTAAATTTCCTTGATAATCATATTGATCAACCTTAGACATTGTTGTTGGAGATGCATAATTCCCACCTTTTGTTATATTGTATCCATTAGGGCGTAGAGAATTATAATATGCTATATAATAAATCTCTTTAGTATTTAATAAATTTTGCAATTCTTCTTGTGAATCACATATGACTTTTTCTACTTCAGAAATAGAAAAAGATTCTTCTCCATATTTATTTATTGCATGTATAATTATCATAGAGCTACTTTTCATTGTTCTGGCAGCGGATAAATGATCATTAAATCTTTTTTCTATACTTGAGGTTGTCTGACCTATATATAATTTATCATTAATTGTATTTGAAATTTTGTAAATATATCCAATATATTTTCCATCTTTATGCATAATAATCACTCCATTAAAATAGGAGAGCATGAAGCTCTCCATAATATTTCAACAGATAATTATTATCGGTTAGCGGTATTAACATTTTAAATACCGGTATGAATTTATCCATTTGCTTTGTCAACTTTATCTCTTGAAGCTTCCCCATCATCGGTGATTTCGGTTGAACTTTTTTGAGGGGCGCCGCCATTATTCGAACTATTACTTTGTGTATAGGATGTCTGAAGAGGAACAAACAAATTGGATAAACCAAGCACTTGTTCTTCTAAATAATTTAAAGCCATAGTTTCTTTCTCAGAGAATTGATTTAATGTATTATAGGCTAATTTTGTAGGTAAGCCATTAGTTGCTCCCTCCAAAAGTTCTTTTTTAAATTCATCTTTTGTATAAGCAGAAACTTCAAAGAATTTTACCTTGGCTGGGTTAGAGACCCAATATGTAAGGAAGCGGTTAACCCATCCCTGAGTCTGTGGTAGAAGCATAGAAATAGCTAATTCTGTATCGGCACGAATTGCTGCTCCAAAGGCTGTTGTACCTGAGATGGTAGCACTATTAAGAATTTGAGCGCCACCAGAAGAATTGAAAAGAGTTTCTGTAGCTTTTGCTATTTTGTTCGTATCTGTTGCTTTATCATTATTAAACGAAATCTGATCTAATTTTCCTGGCACAATAGCAGCAGAAGTATAGTCAGGGAGGCATTCATTAATCATCCTGTTAAAATACTCAATAACAATATCCGGATTAACTTTCCAATCGTCTGGATCCTCACTACCAGTTATCGTTTCAAGTTCTAACCAGATCATTTTATAAATATCCTGAGCGTCAGCAATAGCCTGTAGATCGTCTAAATCAATAAGATTGATAATTCCAGATAATAAACCAGAGAATGGTGGAACTACAGTTTCCCAATCTTCAGCTCTGGCTTTTAAGCAAATAGCATATTCATCTGGCATAGGCTGCCACTTTCCATTTGTAGTATCACTTTCATAGGCACGATACATTGACTGGAAGGGTTCACCCCATAATTCCAACATAGTCTGTCTGGATCTGAAATAACTCATATCCATTACAAACGCGAAATCACCGGTATTGTATATACCAGAAATTTTACAATAATCTGGATCAAGCGGAAGAATAAACATTCCTATTTCATCATAATAAGCGCATCCATAAAAAACATCTTCTCGAAAACAAATAGTATAAGCTTTTAAAAACTCATACTGAAGATTTAACTTATCCAACACATTTAATGTGTCCTGATAAGAACTAAGCATGGCATTCGTATCTACGCCTGCAACCATATCATATTCCGGAATAACAGATCTTGCATCTAAACAAAACATGTTTGCATTATATGCAATTAATCTATAATAAGCATGACATCGATAATAAAGATATCTTGATAAATTTCTTAAATTCTTTTCATTACTTCCAATATTTTGCAGGTAAGTACGAAGACTGTCCTTACTATAAGCTGTCACTGCTTTAGTGCTTGTCTTAGTGATATCACGAAGAGATTTTGCTCCTTCCATAGCAGCAGCATAATTTTCAATATTTTTTTTATTTTTTTGATACCAATCACGCATTTCAGCCGTATTATTCAGCTGAGAAGGTGCTGGATCAATTTTTTTTGCAGTAGAAACTTTTTTTGCAGAAATATTTCCTTGTTGTCTAGCCAAGTAACAGCACCTCCTTTGAAATATCATATAATTATATTAAGTTTCGAACATAGAATGTACAACGCCTTTTCTAATCGTAAGTTTTTGAACTAACGATTTGTCAACTTTAGGTTTACGTTTTGCAGTAATATTTTTCCGGCGTTCAGTTTGAAGAGCATAAGAACACATACATGTAACGTAAGCTCTATCGTCATGAAGACGGTTAGCTTTTTCAGGACACAATTCAAATGAATCTTTTCCTGATTGTCGTGGAATACGGATCATATTTACAAGTTCCTCTTTTAATGCATCGATACTTGAAAGAGAAGCTTCTTCTTGCCAATTTAATTTTTCAATATGGCTCTTAACATTTTGAAGTTTATCTAATTCTTTTTGAACATTGTAATCAATTTCTTCATCTGTCATTTTCTGTTTTTTATATTTGGCAATTAGATCTTTTTTAGTTTTTTCGTATTTATCCTTATCAATATCAAATATTGTAAGATATCCTTTGTTATCGTATGTGGCCGTAAACTCAATTTTATCCTGATTCATCATCTCAATCATGGCTTCATACATTTCTGATTTGTATTTAGTTGGTTCCATTAAATGAAGCTTATTGACTGCATTTGGGAATTTTTTAACATATTCTTCTGAATATTCTTTGTCAATCAGTCCTCTATGAGTTTTACCGGATTTATCTTTCCAATCAGGCATTAAATAGTCAGCAATATTAACACCACCACCACCAGAACCGGCATCAATATAAACTCCGAGAATATTGCTGTAGTTTTCATCCCCACCCTGGTTATAATCGAGAATAACTTGTTTCAAATATTCAATCTGGGCTGGTGTTTGCATAGGTTTCTTTTTCTTTTTATTGCTTATATCAATAAGATTTATACAATTTAAAAGTCTCATTTTATATTCAAGATCCCCATCTTGATTTTTTTCAGAGTAAATTTCACAAACCAAAATTACTGAATTATCTCGACTTCGAGCCGGGTCATATGCAATAACAATTTTTCTTTTACCAGTATCGTTATATAACACTGGTTTACGAATCACTTCATTACGCGCAATAACGCCTCTACGAATAATCGCATTAGCACCTGCATCAGAAGTAAATTCACAATAATACTCTCTACGCGCTTTTTCTGGATTAGAACGCATTTCTGCAGCTACTGTACCGGGTGTTAACAAAGGCTCCATTGTTTCTCCACGAATAGTTGGTTTAAATGCAACTTCACAATCAATATGAGCTACAAAATAATCAGGATCTCCCATGAGTTGTCTTTTGCTAAAATCTCTATATAACTTATAGAATTTTGTATCTGTAGAAGAAGCAGAAGAAATATAAAATAATTGGTTCGGAATATTTGATGGAATACATCTTAGACGGTTACGATCGATTGATTTGCCATCACGATCCTTACCAGACTTAAAGCTTTTATTTACAATTGCAAAAGCTGCATATACCGACATCATTTCTTCATCAAGGAATCCACATTCATCAAATACAACACTACCACGCATACCTCTTTTTTTATCTACATTACTGTTAAGTGTTTGAGTAAATGAGCCATTATAAAGGGAATATGAGAATCCATTAGAAGAGTGACTGAAGCCATCTCCAGCAGCATTTTTAATTTCAATTTCTGCCTTAAAAATATAACCTGTAGAACCAAGCATAGTATCTATATTATCATTCGCAAGCCTTTCAAGTGTTGTGAACGTTTGTTCAGCCTGCGATCCAGAACCGGAAGCAATATATGTCCAATAGTTATTAAATAGCATATCTTTTGCCATGATCATAATATCTATCAATGTAGATTTACCAAATCCACGGGTGCACACTAACAAAACATTCGGACAGTTCCAGGCTCTCTGAATTACCCATGCTTGTGCATCAAGTAATTCTATATTAAAAAAATCATTTATAAATCTTACAGGATTGCATTGATAATATTTCTGAAGATTTGCAATTTTCATAAAACCTTCAAGTTTGCGTGAAGATAATGGGTAAACTCCAGGCTTTACAAAAATCTTATTTCCCTGTTCACAATAATTAAGCTTCGGAAGCTCTTGAATCAGATCCGGATTCATCATCACCAGTCACCTCCGTTTCTTCCTCTTCATCAGAGGAGAAGCAGGAGAATAGTTCATTCAAATCAACTAAATTATCCGGCTCTATTAAATTATGTTCTTCCATATAATCTTTAAGATCAATATTTTCACGTAATAAAATACGAGAAATTTCTTTGTAATTGTCCAAATCATCACGAAGCTTTGTTATCATTTCTCTTTGTTCTGCTAGCATATCAGAATATTCTGATTCATCCAGTCGGAGCTGCTTCAATATAGAAGCATTACTCATATCCATAACCTGACGCATACCACGACAAGTTCCGATATCGAATCCGTTTACTTCACCTTCACGCAAATTCATTTCTTTGATTTTACGTATTTTACCAGTCCAAGTATTTTCACCTTTTTTAGCATTTTTATTATTCTTTAAAGAAATACAACTTTCAGCAGCGAGATCCTTAATAATGGCAGTAAGATCTTTTTTACTCGCCTGTAGTGTTTTTATTGTAGCGGAATTTGTTCTAAGTTTTTGAACGTCAGACATATAAGTAGCAATAGCATTATCAATTTTTGATTGCTGTAAAAATGCTCTTACAATAGAAATAGCAGAAGCAGTACGCATCATATCGTCATTTGCGTCTTCACTAGAATCAAGCAACCCAATTAATTGAGAGTATAGAAATGGTTGATCAGACAATGCTTCTTGTTCAAATGGATCATATCCAATCAACCTAATTACATCAGCTTTATTCTTTTCAAAACCTTCATAATTATCCTGGGACTCCTTGCCTTTTATAACATCTGCAGGAGTTTTTTCATCTTCATATATAATTTTTTGTTTAAAAAAATCAGAATCCTTGAATTGTTTTCCAGAATATTGCTGCATTGCAATGGTTCTTATATATGTACTCCATGCATTTTGTTTTGCTCCTGGAATACCAGCATTTCTTTCAGCTGCTTGAACACTACTATTATAGACATTTTCTAAAAACGGTTTATTCAGATACTGCAGAGCAAGAATAATTGATTCTTTTGTCGGTTTATGTTCTTCTCCATTTTCATCTGTTCTTAATGCAATCTTTCTAGCGCATTCAGAACAAATAGCTGCATATCCAGACTTTACTAAAGGATCCGTATTTTTATAAAAATTTTCTCTATTTTTCTTTTTAGGTTTTCCGCACATATAACACCATGCGGTATCTTCTTTATATACTCGAATTTCTTCTTCGAGCGCCTCTATTTTTTTCTTCATCTGAGTCGGAGTCATTTTTACCGGCTCAATTTTCTTAGTTGTTGCCATAAACAACTCCTCCTTGTACTCATAATAAAAAAATGGGCGTAGTAGGATTCGAACCTACAAAAACCTGATCCTAAGTCAGGCGCGTCTGCCAGTTGCGCCATACGCCCAGAAAATAGGAGAGCAAGAACGCTCTCCTGAAATGTATAATATAAGCAGCAACGCCACTCATACTATTCTTTAAGTTCAGTAGCAATACCAGATTTAATTAAAAATCTCGTTTCTGCATCAAGCACTTTTTCAATAACTTCTTTATCAAATCCAGTATTCTCATGTATAAAATTTAATATTTCGTCGAACTCGACAAACTGTTCTTCATTATTTGTTTCCATAAATATTTTCCTTTACAATTTATAATGATGTTCATCTACAAGACCATTTCCTTGTTCAAATACAAACATAGAGGCTCCTGCATTTGACACCTTATTAATTGAATAGCTATACGGATTTACACCAATAATCGAACGTACAGAAATATATTCTGAATTAATCCCAACATCTCCAGTAGCCAAACTATGCCAATGACCTGAAATAATATAATCCAAAGGCACTTGATATGTTTTTGAAAAATCTTTCAAAGAATCACCTAGATTTTTTGTCTCAAAATGTCCTCCAAGAATTGTATATGTTGCAAGTTGTGCATATACAAGACCGGTTGGATTTTCTATAATTTCAACATTACGATTATCCTTCAAACGTTCTTTTATAAAAACTAATATGGATTTACTCATATCTTCATCTGGAAAAGCATTTTTAGGCTGTCCTACTAATCTCAGCTGATTGTGATTCGAACGTTTTACCATTTGAAATTTAATTCGAACATGATTACTTAATTCATTAAGCCATGTAGATAAAAAATCAGCATATAATATGGCAGAGTCAATTATTCCATATCTCAACTGCATAAGCTGAGAATTTGCACGAAGAATTCCATCTAAGGCATCGCCTAGTTCAAAAATATTTAAAACTTGAATATGATCTTTTTGAATTTGCTCAATAACTTTATTGTATAAATCCCACATACGATTCTTGAATATTTCCGGACTATATGCATTTAAAATATTTCCATATAAATCTTTAATCTTAAACTCAACTCCAAAATGAGCATCCGAAATTGTAAGAAGATATTCTTTATTCATATGTACTGGAGGAATGTACCCTGGTACATTTAATGGCTGTAATTGATTAACAGCATTTACAATATGTTCGGCAATTAGTTCATCCCTAGAATACTCACGAATCCATTTATTAAATTCTTGCTTTTCAGTCTGTAATTTAATACGTTCTTTTTTTAAAGCTATCTCATCAGAAAATCGTCCTAATTGAATAGAAGAGGATGGGAATAAATCCCATCCTGCATCTATATATTCTAAAAGCAATTTAGACCCTTTACGAATTGTATCGCGGTGCTCTGGCTCTTTACCATGACTAGAACGAAAATCTGCAACATCTTGCCACTCAATAGATGTATCTATTTGTTTTTTCTTAATAAGATCAAGCTGTTCTTTTAGAAATTCGTTATTATCCATATAAAATACCTTAATCTAATTCATCAAGATTGATGATTTCCTCAGTCTTAGTAGTAGTAGACATGTCAAAAGGTTTATCACCATATGCCTTTTCAAAGATATCTAAAATATCAATGATTTCACCATCCATATCTACAAGTTGTTCGTCTACCATATGAAGACCTTTGAGTTTACCATCATATTTAACAGTTTTTTTTAATTCCATGTTATTTTCTCATTATTCTCCTTGACATATTGAACGTATAATAGTAAAATGATATTTGTGAAAGTTTAAATTAATATTCAGTATTAAAGAATATCTGATAACTCACAATCAATACCAATAATCTTATCTACAATTCCTTTTTCTTTTGCTTCATCTGGGAACATATAATATTCGCGATCCTTGATTTCCTCAAGATATTCTGCAGTCATATTTGTATGTTCTACCATAAAATCATTCAGATGTTGCTCTAATTTATCATAAAATTTCTGAATATCTTTACCTTTATTAGATGAACTTACATATCCAGTCTGTCCATCATGATAAAGAACTACTGTATTTGGGAAGCAGTAACGTTTATGTCCTGCGGCCAGAATATAACATGCCATAGAAGCACATTTGGCAAATCCCACTGTAATAATTGGAGTAACAGACGTCTTAATAGAGCTTAATACCTGGTACCCGGAAATAACATCACCACCATCTGAATTGAGATAGAGATAAATTGGTTTCCTACATGATGCCGGAAGTGCCTTATCCTCTTTATTCCATTTCATGATCATTAAACATATATTTTCAATAACATTGTCATCAATAGTTTCGTTGACAATAATTTTTCTTTCTTTTAAATGCTCCTTGATAGTGCTCTGATAAAGACTATCGTCTTCTAAAATGTCTAAAAATTCCATATTCCTTGTTCTCCTATAAATAAATAACCATATCTTTTGATGAAGCAATCACTTTAAATGATTTGTTTTCTTTAGATATGGCTTCTTTTAAGTCTTCCTTTATACTGTTTTTCGCGACAACAGATCCGTGAACTAAAACTAATTTTTCTGTATTTACCTTCGATCCAAATTCAATTAGTTCATTTCTATTGGCATGACTTGAAAATGTACCTAAAGAAATACAGTCAGCTTTATTTTCGACTTTATCGCCACTAATTTTTATAAATTTATTTTCCTTATAATTTTTAATACGATAGGATAAATAAGAGTTGTCTGCTCCGGTATATCCACTAAAAATTATCATGCTTTTTTCATCACTTAAATACTCATGTAAATAGGAAAGGATTCTACCATTCGTACAGAATCCTGAACTACTTAATATAATTTTTGGTGAATGATTTTTTACACATGCTAAGGAATCTTCTTTTTCTTTTATAAACTTCACATTCTCCCAATTGCATACACTATTCCATAATTTCAAATCGTCTTCAGATAGAAGAGTAGTATATAGATCACAAATATCACATGATAATATTGAATCAACTACAATGTCATATTTGAAATTTATATCATCATGAAAAATGTTATATAAATTGGTAAGAATTTCTTGTGTACGGCTGAAACTAAAACATGGCATGATTACTGTTCCTCCACGTTCTGTAACCGTATCAACTGCTGCTTTTAAATGTTCTAAATCAAATTTTCTTGTCTTTTTATTAATTCTGCCTGGTTCTCCATACGTACATTCCATAATAGTTACTTTATTAAAAGTATCTGGGATTTCAGTATTTGGAACATAATAATTTTTTGTATTAAGGGATCCAATGTCAGAAGTGTATAATATAGAATTTGATACACCATTTTGATCTTTAAGAATTAATTGAAGCTGTCTAGCTCCGAGACAATGGCTATTTTCAAACCATTTAAAAGAAACTATTTCATCAAGAACATATAATTCATGTACATTATCATATTCATATATATAATTTAAAGTAGTAGCTACATCCTCTTCTGTGTAAATAGGAGAGTAGTTACGTTTATATTTAAATGATAAAGCATTTGCTTCACTCAACAATATAAAAGCACAATTATATAATAATGGTTTCATTAATTGAGCAGTTGCATGTGAAGCGATAATTTTTCCATTAAAACCTTCTTTTATTAACCTTGGAAGTAAACCAATATGATCAACATGTGTATGTCCTACAAAAACATAGTCGATCTCTGAAGGTTTAAATGGAAATTTCTGAGAATTGATATTATATGAATCCAGATAATTATTGTTTTGAAATAATCCGCATTCAAGTAATATTTTTTTTCCATTATATTTTATATAAGTGCAGCTACCTGTAACATCGTCAGCATTTTGACCTATAAAGTAAATGCCATCTTCTTTTTTCTTCCTGCCTATGTCAAACACCAACTTTCAAATTATTTTACTGCTTAAAATCGAAAATCTTTATCTCTCGGTTTTACAGTAAGAAAATCGGTCTGATTGATTGATTCTCTGTATCTGTTTAACATCTCGACACTACGAACATGCTCTACAAGAAAATAGCTTTTTGCTTTACTTTTATGGTGTTTATTACGTACACGCACATCAAAAGCTCTTCCATGATTACGTAAGTATTCTGCTTCTTTTTGACTGATATTAACCAATTAAGTTTCCTCACTTTTATTTATTTGTAGACTCAAAGGCTCATTATCTGTTGCAATCAGAGACAAAAACCTTTAATAAACCCAATCAAAGTGCAAGCACTTTCCATGGTAAAACTTATCTACTTGTTTTATGGAATTTTGATTTAATTTGTCAACCTCATGGGAGAAGAAGGACTCGAACCTTCGATGTTTCTTTGTGGGGGATTTACAGTCCCTTGCCTTCGCCGCTAGGCTACTCTCCCTTGTGTTAAGATGGGCAGCTACCCTTATCGAATATATAACCATAAGTGGAGGTCATATATTCTGTTGGAACCTTAACTTTCCATATAATTTTCGGTAAAATTATTAAAAAACTTAGCCGCGTCTCGTCCTGACTAAATCCCGCCAGATTTTTTCGCTACAAGGTATCTGGAACTTACCTAACACGCCCCCAAAGACTCGAACTCTGACTAACCGGGTTGGAGCCGGTTGTACTACCAATTATACGAAAGGCGCAAATAAAGGTGACTAATGGGATTCGAACCCATATAAGGCGGAACCACAATCCGCTGCATTGCCAAGTCTGCCATAGTCACAGTATCCTAACAATGATTCGAACATTGAACTTCTAAATATAAAGTTAGATATTTTACCAGTTAAACTATAAGGATAAAACCCGCTAAGATGCTTTAGCGGAATATTTTTCATTGTAATTATGTCTAAAATTTCTAGCAGAATTTTTATTTTTTGATTTATATGTATCTAATTGACTGTCGCAATTAGGACAAATTAATCTCATATTGGATCTATCATTATTTGCTGCGTTACCATCAATATGATCTAAAATAAAATTAATTTTTTTACCATTCCATATATCGTCCATATTACAAATTGCGCATTTTCCATTCTGCTCATCATATATATATTTTCTTATACACCCACGTATCGTAGAAGAAATCGAATATCCGGTATCTCCTGTTTGTAACCATTTGTCAATTTGTTCTTTATCTTGTTTTTCTTTCAAACATTTTGGACACATACCCGATTTGTTGTAATAAGATATTTGAGTGTCACATCCCGTACAAGTCCTGCTACTTTTATTGGGCTTATATATAATTTTAGGGTTCTGAGATAATTTTGGTAATGAATTGATATCTATACCAATCGAACTAAGTCTGTTAATTACAGATGTATAAGAAGATGTTAGTTCTGTTTTATATCCTAACTTTTTCGAAAATTCAAGTAAATTGGAGGAACTTGTATACAATTCAATAATTTCTTTATCAGTAAAGTTATCAATCAAACACTTCTTCCCCATATGTTTAAAATTTTCTGGATTTCCTTTAGGATTTCTAACAATATTTTTATTGTTGTATGAAGCAGCACAACTAGAATTACAAAATATCTTCTTCTTAACCTGTGATAGTTTAGAAGAATCAGTACATAGAATAGGCTTATTACATTGTTTACAATAATGTGGATTTTGATTATATTCATTTATATTTTTCATTTATATCACCTCGTATTTTAGAGGCAGAGACAAGGAATATCCTTATAATTCTCTTTATCAATTTAACTAATTGACCACAATTAAATGAATAAACGACAACGGTAGGTCTCGATCCCACATACCCTTTCGGATTCACTGATTTCAAGTCAGGAGCATTTGCCAATTCTGCCACGTTGCCTTAAATATCTGTCTTTCCAGATTGTCAGACCGGGTACCAGTCAATAAAAAATAAAAGGCAGGAAATTGATCCTGCCTTTCAACCGGAATCAATCCGGTTATCTTTATATTCATGATATGCTACAATCACATAACCAAGAGTTACATGGTAGGATTTTCACCTACGAATTCCCACAGGAGGTGGGCTGTAATCTACATATCTTGTAACGCAAAGCAGAGTAATCGAAACTCAATCCCAATATAGGATCACATGACTTAGCAGGTCAGTTCCACACCTAGTGAATTTACTTTGCAAAATAACGACTCTACCGGGGTTCGAACCCGGAATCTTCTGATAGACAGTCAGACGGAATAGCCGTTATCCTATAGAGTCAAATTGACTACGTTCTTTTTCGTTTTCACTTTCAGGTACAGGTGCAGACTTCCTGAATAAATCCCCGCTTAACGCCTCTTCTTGTATACCTGATATAACAAGCGTCTTGGGAAATGTCACAAATTAATTGTAAACTTAGAGATGGAGGAGAGGATAATCTGTCCTCTCCATAAAAAAGAACACCAATTCAAAAGACTAAATTTTAAAATCCAAAACTTTTGAGAGTATCCCCATAACTCCCAAATACTACTTCTGGGACTCGAACCCAGACTCCATTATTGGAAGCAGATCTTAAGTCTGCTGCGCCTGCCAATTACGCCAAAGTAGCAAAAAATGTCCGGTACGGGATTTGAACCCATGTTACCGCCTTGAAAGGGCAGTGTCATATACCGCTAGACTAACCGGACATATTCATCTGGGAAGCAGAGGTGCTGCCCCTCTTTTTATTTTATTACCTACTAAAACACAATTATCCGCGGCTCGTGTTCTTTCAGACCTATTCAAAAAATGCCGCATTTCTATCATAAGTAGCCTCGTATTGGCACTTCCCATATATTTAAGCTGGAAAAGCAGGAGTTGAACCTACATTTGATTCGCGAGATCATGTTTTGCCAGTTAAACTATTTTCCAATATTTTTTATTTATGCTGAGATTACACATAAATATAGAAGCTCTTTCGAAACATTATGGTTTCTTTTCTTATCCACTATACGCCGCTTCGCGCACATATAGTAAGCTTCAACAACCGCCTTGTTTAAGAGTGGCACTTCTCTTTAACCACATAACTACTCTGTTGTCATCATTCCATTGACGCTGCCGCGCCACAAAGTTCCGCTAAGAACACTGTGCAGAATCGGACAAACATATCAGAGTCTTGCGAGACTCATCAATGACCATATTGCATAAAATATACTATGGTATTAGGCTGCTTTCGTTATGCAGAGGTGTAGACTTTCGCTGTATAATATAATATTCTATTTTGTAGTTTCTATTAAATCTTTTAACCTTTTAAAATTCAATAAGTATAAGTAATTATTATCTGAAAAGTCTTCTCTACTGAAGATGTGCTACACCAGACGCTCCGATCCCTTTTGAGGATAAGAATACATCACACCTTCATATCGTTCGGTTATTATCCCTACTAAATGTCCATACAAGCTAATTTGGCACATACCAATTCACTTATACAAATGGCTATCACCTTTGCTTAATAAATGCTCAGATTGAATAGCCTCCTGATTCACCATCATATCTTCACAGTTTGCATGAACTATCCAGTTTGCGGCCGGAAAGTGTTCCTCAGCAGTCGCCCTTGGACCACCTTATCGTTCCCTGTTTCATGATACTATTTCCGCATAGGATTTAATCTTTTCACTTACCTATACGAAACGAGACCTTTTGAGTCTCTGGCATGTCAGTTTTGCTTAGATTGACTGCAATATAATTGCTTATACCGCAGCGACAGTGTGTAAATCTGCCTTTATACGCCTCACAGCGCACTATCGGAGCCAAGCCTCCATAATGTAATTAATTAAACAGAAAGGGTTGGCATATACATTTGTATATACCAAATAGCGGGAGATGGATTCGAACCATCGTCTCTAGGGTATGAACCTAGCAAGGATCCACTCCTCTATCCCGCAGTTGGAATGACACGATTTGAACGTGCGATGTCCTGGTCCCAAACCAGGCGGATTGCCAAACTATCCTACATTCCAATATAGAGCCTGTATTTCTACAGGCTCAAAGTATTATTTACGCATTAACAGCGTCTTTAATTGCCTTACCAAATTTGCATTTTACTGCGTTCTTTGCATCGACCTCAACAGATTCACCTGTTCTTGGGTTACGTGCAATACGTGCATCCTTATGTACAACAGAAAGAGTAACACCATCCATCAGTTTTACCTCGTCGCCTTCAACCAGCGCACCATATGTTACGTCCTGCACAGCTTCCATAATTACTTTAATATCTTTCTGTGTATTATTTGTTGCTTCTGCAACAGCCTTAATTAATTCAACTTTATTCATTGTTAGTTCTCCTTTTTCTCATAAAAATAATAGTTATATAAAGCAAAAGCAGTGTACTGACCAGCACACTGCCTTGAATTATCAATATTTAATTTTCAATTATTCGCTGAAAATGTTTGATGCAATTTCAGCTCCAAGATCGTCTAAAGTACAGAAGGAATTGATATATGATACCATTTCATTACCGTCTTTATCTTCGCGCTTGATTTCAATCCCTTTACATTCAGGATTTTTACAAGCCATAACATTACCATGTATATATGTCATTGGGGTGCCACATGCTTTACACTTATGTTTGCTAAGAAATCTTTCCTGTTGTTCTTTTAATTTCTTCTTATCAGAAGTTTTCTTTGTCACGGGCTTCATTCCCCATGCAGTTCTCATTTCTTCAAGTGATGTAAAGTGTTCTGTTGTCCCTTTGGACATTCTATAATTACTCATGATCTTTCTCCTTGTAGTCAAATATATTTGATTTTTTTAGCCGTGTATTTAACGCCCACGGCAGGCTACTACACAAAAAAATTCGAATCCCATATTTAAACACGCATTGGAGACAGCGCGGAGAGTTTCGCTTTTCTTCAAACAGCTGTCTGCATACATGTACACATATCCTGCGCAAAATATGTGCCTGAAGATGCAACGAAGCGAAAAGTTATTCCCCTCATATACCACATGAATTTGCATTTGTGATTTTTGTTATTTTTAAAGGGTTTTATGCCGATTTTTTTTCAGATATTCTGCAATTTTTGGCGAAATTTTGTAAGAAAGCCTCTCTATTCATTCTGTATAATAAATTAAGAAGATTTCTTGTATAGCGCGAATAATCCTTTTTTCTTCCCCTATTACTTGTATTAAGAGCAATTTCAATCAATCTACTCATGGTTTTTGGATTTGTAATTTTCATTTTTCTTAATTCCGCTAAAATCTGATCGAATCTCTCGGTATATGCAAGAATTTCATCATCAGACATATTATCTTTACTTAAAAGTTCAAGTTCTTTTGCATATCCTAAAATTTTATCCATCTGTCTAGCATTTGCTTTGCCATTTACTTTTACGATAAAATTTTTAGTAGGAATAGTATTGGTGGAACGTATTGGCTTAATATCATCCATAACAATCTGTAAGCTATTCATTGGACATATATAAAAAGAAGAAATTCTTCCAGATAATTTTTCTTTCTGTTGATTAACCAATTCTCTTTCTACCTCTTTACCGTTCTTTGTGTACTGAATTTTACGCGTATATCTCATGAATTCTGGGAAATCCCTGCGAACCTGTTTCTTGTTTCCTAACTCATCTTCAATTTCCTCTAACTGTTGCATGCAAGGAAGCTTTTTAATACGTTTTATTTCTTCTATAGCATCTACTTCGTACTCACGTTTACATCCGTCAATAATAACCTGAGCCAGTACCGAAAGAATAACAAAGTTGTCATACAACTCACGGCTTGGATTAGTCCAATAATAAGTCATTGCAAGCTGTGCGAGATTACTAGATTCCCCAATCCCAATACGTGATTTAGAGAATTTATTATCCATACGAGCGTATTCTTTCATTGTATTCTTATATGTAAGGCCACTTTCTTTGAGTTTATTAACAATAGTAGGATACTGTTCATATGCAGCCTTAGCACTTTTAACCATTACTTCATTATTTGTCACAAAAAAGAAATCTGAATCAAAGTCACAACCGTTTGCACGATCCTGAATATCTGTATGAATACAATTCACTGCCATAATGTTATTACTGAATACAAAATATCGCTGCATTTCGTCACTATATGTGTTATGTAAATAACAAATGTTATTTGGACTGTTATGTGGATTTCTAATACCACAAAGATATTCTCCGTCCTGAAAACGTTTTGTATAGCACTGAATAGTTCCTGGCTCTACATTAATCGTAGGATCTGTTTCCGGATCTTCTCCGACCGACTTAAGTAGGAGAGCATAAGGATTGCCAAATATTGTAAGATTATCTCCGTCGATAGTGATTTTTCCAGTTCGTAATCGATTTACATATGATCCCATAACTTGACATTTTTCATATCTGAACCATGTACTATTTCCAAAATCCTCATTCCAATCATATAAATCTGCCAACATTTCATAATGATTAATTATCGTAGCATTCTTCCTGAGATATTGAACATAAAGACTGTTATCATCTTTCATACCTTCTACATAATCTACGCTGGTTCTTGCTAGTTTCCGAACATCATCGGTAGAGCATGGAGATGGAATCTCTATATTATAGGAAGGAAGAGTATTAACCATCTGATAACTCATCTGCTGTACGCTGCCTAATTTACTTGGATGATCAGTTTTTACTATCCCCCAGTAAGAACCAGTCTCATTGACACGATCACACCAATACTGATAAGCTTCTGCAGGTGTATTACCCATCAGATTCATGAATTTCTTCCATTTAATAGCATTATCAGTTGTAATCATGCGAATATCCTTGAGCTTATGACAAACTCCGAACATATCCTGTACTTCATAAGTTTCATAATCATGTCCAGTTTTTTCACACCAATCCTTAAAAAATAACTGAATATGAGTACGAATTCCGCATGCCTTAAAGAAATGCTGTCTTAAAAGAGCCATACCATTAACCCATTCCGGCAAAATATCAGATTCAATCAGCATTTCTCCATCCCAGAGAGTATTTTTTACCTCGGTTTCTTCATCATGAACGACACATTTCTTTTTTATAACATTTACTCGTTTATATCTTTTAGTATATTTCGGAGTAACACCGTCTTTTAAAAATTTTCCTTCAGCAATAGCTCTTTGCTTTGCAATTTCTGTAGCAGTTTCATCCAAAACTTTTTCCTGAACTACATAATCCTCAGCTTTTACGATCTTGGCTATTGTCTTGTAGAAACTATCCGTATCTTTAATAATAAGAATGGCTTCTACAGGACAATAGAACTTTCCAACTATTGTACTGGTTGTAAGAGGAGCATATGCCGACATCTCTACAATCTTAGCATTTTCCATCGGCATTTTCTTTCCAAGACCCATCGTCAGCCAGTTATATGCTTTTTTATAAAGCTTTGAGTTAATAAACATCACCTGTCCGACTTTTGCCTTAGAAGAGTTGCGGTATAGCATTTTATAATTAATAACAGTCTTTTTTTCACCTTCTTTCTTTGTATATGAAGAAATGTATTCAACATTTATACCGTTTTCATAGAATATTTCCCGGATTTCATCTTTGGAACATTTCATATAATTGTCTTTATTATCAATCACATTTCGAAATATTGCTCGAATACGTTCCTTGGATTCCTCAGATAAAGATTTATCATGTTCAAATGGTCCAAACTGCTTTAGCAAGTGATCCATTTCTTCCTCGTAACTACGACTCCCAAAATCAAAATCAAGACAAATAATGTCTCGTGTACTGGTATCATTCCAAACATTAAGTCCATTCTGTATAATATAATCACTGAATAGACTGTTACTGAACATTGCTTCAGTATAATCGTACCGGTTTCTGACTCCCTGGTTATATCCAAAGAGAGTACCGGCCTTTATATTTTTTATTTTTAATCCGAATTCAGACAAATGATATTTCTCCTTCCTCTATGTTGTATTGCATCAATAACATTTCCAATAGTAGGATATGGTTTTGTATATTTCTGCATAATAGTAATCCTTTCGTATTTTATTTAAATTATAGGATTTAGATTTCTAGTACTGACTGTTCCATAATTATTATTAGAAATTGCAGGTATACAGATAGAAGTTGTTTCAGATTCTACAATTCTACGTTTCATTTTTATAAGTTTCTTCTCTTTTTTATTTAATTCTTTATATTCTCTCTTCAAATTACAATACTCCTGCTGTAACTTAGTTTTTTAGAAGAAATTTTTACTATTTTTTAATTCTGACTTTAATTTAGAGATTCGTTTACGAATTTGTTTCACAGTCAATCCGTTTATATCTTTTACTTTTTTCTGATACCTAAATTCATAATACTTACGTAATTCAGAAGAAAAACAATTCATCAGATCAGACCATTTTGCTAATTCAATCTCTTCAATATCAACAGACTTAGCATAATCAATAATATCCTTTACAAACTCTAATGTAAGAATAAATGTTTCATATTTTAAAGTGCTTTTAAACATACGAAATTCAATGGTATCCTTATGCTGTAAATTCAATGCAGCACGTTTACCTTTATCCTTATACTTACCATACAGTTCAACTATTGAATCTTCATTTTGCTTTTCACCGGCAAATTCACTATAGTCATTGTCGCGCCTTGCAATCACACAAATTTCATCATTAAATTTTTCAAGAATATAAAGGATCTTAGATATAACTAACTCTTGTGATATTCTTGATTTCCCTAAATAGCTACGATTCGCATGAATATGTAATCCGGCAGTTTCACAATCATGACCTTTATATCCTTCTTTATCAAGATATTCGAACATTTCACGGTAGTTCATTTTGTTCTTATGAAATTCCAAACTGCATGGCATAGTGTCAAATTCAATCTGTACAGTGCTATCATGTGTACTGTAAATAAGATTTTCTTCATCACTATCAGATCCATTCATAATCTGAATACATTTTTTTACTGTGGAATTTTTGTCATTATCAGAAGAGATATTATTATTTCCACCTACTTCAATCTCTGCTCCGAGCAGGAGAGTAGTATCTTCTGATTCTCCAGGCATAAAATGTTTTATGTATTTTGGTACATAATTAAATTGATGAATGTATGTTTTGAATCGGCTTGAGACAAAACTACGAAAGTATCCTCTCTCAAATTCATAACTATTAGAAGATGCCCTTACATTATCTATCAGCCTATTAAAATTGTTAATATTGTTAATATTAAGTTCCTCTTCAAAAGTAGATGTTACTTCAGACCTACGACCTCTTTGCGTAGATGATGGTTCAAGGTGACACAAACGTATAGCACAAAGTATGGTTCCATCACAGTTATATACATATGCTTTATTGCACGTAGTATCGTATAAGATTCTGCCATGAATACAATTGCTGTTTCTACTTTGTTCTGCCAATACACTATTAAGTAATTCAAAATCATTCCCGCCATATTCACGTCTATTCATATTTTCGAGTTTTGTTATTATTTGACGTCTATGTGAATTTGTGTCACATTCATGATAGATATTGCTATGTAATTTTAATGCATCATTAATAATTTCAGCGTAATCATGAGGAAGATAATATGTATTATATTCATTATCAACAATATAACAGGCATCACCTCTATATCCTAAATGAGTATAATTAATAATTTTCCCATTTACTGAATATGGATAATGTAAATTTAAATCGAATGTTTGCCATCTATTTTTAAATCTTATGATTGGTAAATAACTCATATTTTTAATAGGTAAGAGCACCGGCAGGCACTCTTACCATTCCCTCCTTATCTTAAAGTACACGTTTCCAGTATTCTTCGTCTTCATATTCTTCATCAGTCATACGTAATAAATGCATTTCCTGCATAAGCTGTGTAAAATCAGATTCGAAAAGTTTTACTGCCAAGTCATATAATTCATCAAGCATATTAAGTACTTTTTCAATAAAATCAAGAATAGAATAGCATTTTCTATGTCCTGGTTCTGCATTATAATTTTTCATGCGGATCTTAACATTTTTATGATAAATCTCGTCAAACCTTGCGTATAAGTAAGACCATCGACTCTGGGCCAGCTCTGGGGATCGTCGTCTCATTACTCTGTTCAGCATCATACGTTTTGTTGGAGCCGGTACATTTCTGGAAATAGCATTAATGACATCCTGTTTTTCAGCTATTGTCTGAGTCAGCCTGCCACAACGATTATTTAAATGTACAATTTCTTTCTCCCTTTCTTCAATAATTTTCTGAGCAGCAATAAGACCACGAGCCACGATCTCTGCCGGGGTCATATTTTCCTGATTACGGATGTAAGCACCATTCTTGCGGATAGAGGGGAGCACTTCTGAAGTAACCCAGTGCTTGAACTCTTTTGCTGATGGAAGCTTGCTGCTGAGGATGAGAAAGTAGAGACCGGATTCGTTAATGAGTGTTGTTTTGCTCTTATAATTAGAACCACTGTCGGGAATCACGACACTGGTTTTATCCTCATTATCTATATGGCGACTTAATGCATCTCTAGTATTAGAATATCCCAATGCAGTAGCTACATCTTTACCAACGAACCAAGGTTCACCATCAATCTCAACAGTTCTCAGCTCACCGAATTCTGGATGAACTAGATTCTTGAAAACTGTCACCTCTGGGGCAGCAGTGGTAGTAGTAGAAGAAGATGTAGAAGAGTTGTTTTTGTTCTGCATATAATCAAACATTGAAATCTGCTTATCATCATCCACCGGAGTATTCATCCCTGGGATAGGATCCATTCCAAGTGCTGTTCTCATTGTTGGGTCTGTAAGAACTTCTTCTGGTACGTCTTCAAATTTGGATTCTGGTTTTGTGTTTGTTGTGTAAGTACTCATTTTGCTTTTCTCCTTTATTGTTTAATTAAATTTGTTATCATCATTTTGATCATATTTAATTTCTTCATCATCATATTCATCAGTATCAGATGCAGCACATAAAGCCCAACATCCAATACCGGTTAATACAAATAAAAGAATACATATAAGTATTACCATGATTTATCCCCCTATTGTGGTATATTACATATTGAAATTTCTTTTTCTCCTATAATATTGAAGAAATCAGGTTCATTATGAGTTTCTTCCAGCCAAGTTTTAATTACCCCCGTCAAACGTTCGGAAAGATCAGCCAATTGTTCGGTAGTATAAGCTGTTCTACTATCTAGCCAGTCATCTACAAGATCACCAACGTTTGCCTCTGCTTCCTCCCAGATAACTTCAAGAACTCTTTCTGCATCAACAGAGATTTCATATGGTCTAAGTTCCTGAATTGTAATTGATTTGATCTTTACATTTTCTTCTGCAAAGTAGTCTTGAGCATCTGCAATGCATTCTTCTATGGAGTCAAATGCTATAGCAGAAGTGTAATCACTGTCACGTTCTAGCTGCCAAGCATATTTTTTATCTTTATTTTCTTTGTTCTGCATAATTTAATTATTTCCGTCCTTTCGAGAGATAATATTCGGATCATCCGGATACAGATATCTTTCTATATAATCGCGACCTTCACCTGTGAATCGTGGAATATCAAGGTCATGAGACCATGTATCTGTTGTAATTCGTTTACCATTTAATAGGAAGGAACTATGAGCAGATCTGATAATACAGGTTCCACGCTGTTTGTAAATTTCAAGTTTGTTCCAGTCAATATCTTTCTGCTGGATAAGCATTTCTATAATTTCTTGATTACATTTACCATTTAGTTCGGTCTGAGAAAAATGTGCTTGACCAACCATTTGGATAGAATTACGAATTGCATCCTGCTGTCTCCAGTTAAAGTAGTTTGTAACTTCTTCTCGTGGGAGATTGAATGCACATGCAGCGAATTCTGCTCCTTTAAGTAATGTACGATCATAGCTATGGTTTGGAGAATGATGTCTTCTGCCAATAATTTTTACTAATTCTTTAAATTTTTGATTGAAATAATTAGTGGCCATAGATGCTGCTATAGAAGCAAGTTTCTGGACCCGGTTATCAAACCATGGTGAAGTTTCAAGTTTCTCATAATCAATAAGAAGAAGATTAATTTCATCTGATTGAGTATAAGCCAGAACACAGCCCTGGATATTTCTACAGAGGTATTCTGCAGTATAGCGCATAGCAGCCATAAGTACCGGGTCAAATGGTTTTTCGAACCCCCTGGTAAAAGTATGGAATGCACGACCATCGATTTGGATGATCACTGGGGTACGATGGATTAGATGAGCATCTGTAATTGATTTGTAGGATCTCATTCTGAGATCGTATTCTGTTTGATGTGACATTTTGGTTTGTCCTCCTGTTATTTATTGCTAAGATTTACGAGTTATTGATGTGTTATTTAATGTTATTGAATGATCAAAACAAGTTGTGGATATTTGGATTTTGTAGATTTTCTTTGCACACTGAGTTAATTTAGCTTGTTTTGATAATGAGATAATAGCACAGGAAGATGGATTTGTCAAGAAAAGAAGCTAAATTAACTGAAATATTTGAGATTATGCGTTTGAAAATATGGACGGTAGATAGGGTTTGGAGGGTAGTGTGAGGTGAGATTTGAGGAGTGTGGAACAATATGGGCGGTGATTATAGGAGTTTGGCGATGTGGGGGAGCGTTACATTTTAATAGGAAGAGAGGGCGTATTTTTCAAGCCAGTGTGGAAGTTAACCGGCTTAGGTCTTTCTGGGTAATTTTAGCCCATTTTGGCGTTAAAAGTACCCCCTTTTTGAGTAATTCCAATTACTATAAATAGTATGCAAAAATAGTGCATAAAACCATGAAAAAAGTGTATTTTATGCACTTTTATACACTGATTCTGCATAAAATTTCATAAACTTTTTTTATAAAACTTCACTATTAAATTATACATATGCTATAGTATTAATTGAACAAGGAAAGGAGCGTTGCCCGACGTGTTGAAAGTCCTTGTGAGTACCTTGAAACTGAATATATTGAAATATCGAGAACGCGCGGTTGCGGTTCGGACGTGAAAAAGCCACGGTTTACCTATAGAACGCGATTCTCAAGTATTCCATAGTATTCAAGCAAAGTCTATCATTTTCGACAGACGTCCCCCACAAGGGGAAATTGCACCTTGAAAACTTTCACATATATATCACGCAACTTTCCAGTTAAGGTTGTGCGTTTTACTCCCAGCGGGTAACTTGATTTATACGTGATAATAATATGCAAATTTGTGAGTACATCTCACACAACTATTTTTATTGTGCTTTCAGTGCGCTTTTATGAGATTGATTTTATTAAATTGACCTTGTAAAAGCACACTGAAAAGGTGTGACTATTATAGAAAAGAAAGAGGTAGTTTACTATGATGGAAAACACAATCACAATTAAAACAGGGAACACAAGAACCAATAAAGAGGGCAATACCGTATTTACAGAATGTGTGTATTTAATTCCAAAGAACGTCGTAAATGCTAGCTATTTCCAGTTAGCTGTACAATATCATACCTATAAACATTTTGAATTAAAACTTTTAGGTGATATTGAAAAGATGAAGTTAACATTGGAATCACTCCCAGAGGACTCCATTGACTATAAAACTTTAGACAATAGTATTAACGAACTTGTTGACATGCAAGATTCTTATTCTAAAGAATTTACAGAGTTCAAAACTAATGTCAATGAAGAACTTATGAGCATATTTGAAGACGATATTTTTGCCGAAATGTATGCTATTCTTAAAGGTGATATTAAGTCATATTCTGGAACAAAACGTATAACAGACAAAAAGGGCAATGTATCAATCAAGACTATTACGCCGAAATTATACGACAATTTCCATGAAACTATTGAAACACGTACTAAAGCGTTATTTGATGTATTTAATCCAGATGCGCCTTGCAATAAAGAAAAACGTGAAAAAGTATTTAATAATTTACGTAGTATTGCCAACTATTACATGCCTAACAGAGAAAATAGCGTATTATCTAAAATGTATAAAAACATTAAAATGGATAAACTTAACGGCAAATACTTTTCTGAATATTTCAGCGGTTGCGCTAAATTGAAAAATGGTAAAAATGGTGGAAGTGTTAACACTATCCAAAAATCAATGAATTTACATATTCAATTATGGCACACAATGGCACGTTATTTAGGATGTGAAGAAAATCTTCAGAAAGTAGAAAATGCAAGAAACGCCAATGATAGTGCTATACAGGCGTTAAATGATTTAATTAATAGTTCCCGCGCTGAAAACACAACAAAATAGAAAATTTATATAAGAGACCTGTCGTCTGATAGGTCTCTTTTTTTATTCTAAATTTTAAAGAAAGAGGTATAACAGAATGAATAAAAACACTATTACTATGTATAAACCCTTTAAAATCGCACAGGATTTTACTGTGCAGTATTTTGGAATTTGCATTCCTAAAAATGCAATATATGGACGTTTAACAAAAAATATCTACATTTTTATTGACGATTTCCGTCAATTCCGTCCTAATATGCATAATTGCACTATATCCGTACACTTATTAGATGTGCGCAAGGATAGTAAATTCAAAAAATATATCGTAAAAGATAGCAATATTATATTCAAATTATGCTATGATTTTATAGCTAAAAATAAGTTATGGGATACTATATGTGAAAATAACTTATGCTATCGTAAATCCGGAGTACGTCCATCATGGTATGTAGCGCCACGTCGTCCATCTCAAAGAGCATTTAAAGACCCGTCACGTTTTATAGGCATTAACGATGATATGAAGTTCAAAGAACTTACTGTTTCCGCACATTATCAATATGAAACCGCCTCGATGGTAGGCGTTTCAATCAAAGATGCTAAAAGAGTAAACGTTGATTTAAACGAAATGACACGTCGATATAGCAAATAATCATTAAATTCATTCTGTTTTACCTCTACATCTATGTCTAAAGGTGGTGATGAAATTGAGGACTAAATAAAATCAGTCCCAGAAAAGAGGACAAAATATGTATAAAGTAATAACAAAAACAATGTCAATGTTAAAAAATAATACTGTTTTGGCGGTTAATGAAAAAATTTTTGTTAAAAAAGAAAACGCACAAAAATACGCCAATATTTGGAAGAAATTCTCTAATATGCAGGTATTTATTGAAGAAATTAACAATTGATTTAAGGCATAGTGTATCTCTATGCCCTTTTTAGTGCAAAAATTCAGAGCAGGAGGAACAACAAATGTTATCACACATAATATCAAACCCACAACCACATCCCAAGTACCAGATTTGTCTCATTACACAGTCGGGCAGATCCGGTACAATATTACGTCACTTATACACATCACCACGTACAGGTGCGACATATTTCAGTCGCCATCATGCTAATAACTACACACATGAACAGGCGACAGCAGTATTACAAAATCTGCCGTATCCAGACGCGTTCATCCAGTCTGAATACGACTGCCACTACCGCGAGACAGACGAACGCGGTAACATCAAGGATTATATGTGCGCATAAACCCGTACATTTAATCATAAAATAATCAGAGGAAGGAGAAGAAGATATGGACAACCGTTATTTCACAGTTCAGGAACTCCAGACACTCAAGTTCTACGAGCTTCCGAATACCATTTACAGTCATATTCTGTCAGACCTCGTTCATCTCTTTGGGGTCATGACAGAACGAATGCTAAATGCATTCAATAATGCCAGCGTTGAACAGCTGGACCAGTATGTAGATATATACAAATATATTTACATATTATAACTAATTAACCATTAAACTTGCTATCCCTTATTCCTGTGAGGAGCAGACTTTTTCCTATCGGAAATTGCAAGGTCGAACCTTGATAAGGGATTTTTCTATGCCCTTCTATAATGCCCATGAAGAGTATAGATTTTACCAACGGAAACAAAATATAAGGTTATGCCTAAACCAAAAGGCAAGAAGGAGAATTATCATGACAACAAAAATTAATTCAGCACTCAACGAAGCAAAAGAAATTATCAACGCACTTATGAACTCAGAAGAAATCTTCTATGACCGCACAGAGGGTAATGAGTTATCCGGACGCTTTAGTGTCCAGATGACATTTGCAGAAGCGATCTGCTATCGTCCACAGTACACAGTGCGCAAGCTCCGTAATCTTGTTCTTAACAGACATGGTTCCCTTTCAATTCGTACCAGAATTGCACTTGCAGCAGTACTGTCTCAGTGTGAATTCGACACACACGAGAATGCACTTATTCCGGTGCTGTTCACAAGTAACGAAAAACTTATTCCAGTCTACAAACAGTTCGAGAAGAACTGGGGTAAGTTCAACTTCAAAGTATCATTCATACAGGATGATGACTACGAAGATTTAGCTCCACGTTATGAAATCAACTTCATGACCGGTGAGTGGACAGACATCTATGAGGAGGTAAGATAATGAAGAAATTAAAGAAATTTTTCACAGAAGAAAGAGTTGACGAAATTTATGAAACCATGTTTGATTTAGCCATGGGACTGGGACCAGTACTCATGGTAGTAATCCCAATCCTTTACGATGCGTTTAAATAATAATAATTTAAGGTTATGCTTCAGCCTTAAAAGCACAGGAGGAAATCATATGAAAAAATCAGAAATAATCAAAGCTTTTAATGAATTCGTATCCCGTAACTTCTTCGGATACAGTGCCCATACACTGTATTGGGTGTATGTCAATATATGGCACACATTCATTGATAATGATACACCGGAAGATATTGATATAGCTCGTCGTGTAGCTTGCATTATCATTGGTGATCCGAACTTTGAAATCCGAGCACCTGATGCTCGTGATTACATTGATTACTGCATGGCTACTCATGAATATGAGCGCCTTGCAGTTCTTGCAAATGATGCACTTGACTTGTATATCAAAGGCGTTATTAGTCTGCATGAATTCAAGCTTATCATTGCAGCTAACAAAAACTAATTAAATTATCTGCCGGTTTATATGATTTTCCTTGACTGGCGGATTTGAAAAACGGAAACAAATTTAGAATTGATTTTTCTGGACGGGATACCCCCATGTACAGGGAAATTGATTCTAATATACAGGGAAATAAAAATAAATCAGCTGTCCTATCGGCATACGGGGAGAATGGAGAATAGCCATGACAACAACAACTAATAATTTCAACTTCGTAACATTCTCAAATAACGTAACAGTAGTGAATACCACTCCACATCCTGTAACAATACAGGATGTAAACGGAAATCTTATTTCGGTGCCGACTAGCGTGTTGATTAACGCTAAGGCAATTGAAAAACAGGTATCACCTCTGTTTGTAAAAACAGAGTTTGTAGGCACTGATGAAGGAAGGGAAATCATTTCTTCCATCAAAGAGTCTTTCAACCAGAACGCTGTGGCCGGGGAGACTTTAGTAATCATTGGTAGCATTATTGCTGCTCAGGCATATCCGGGAGAAGTATTTGGACTCACTCCAGTCCCAGGTTACGAAAGAGTGGCACCAGATGACAAGAGAATGCGTTGTGACAAGTTCACAACTTTCGCGTAAGGGAGGGAAATAGCCATGACTAAAACAACAAAAACTATCGTTACTGCAATCGTAGTAACAACAACATTATTCTCAAGCTGTACTCCGGTATCAGCAAGAGAAATCACTTCCGTTAATCGTACAGAAACCGGAACTCTTTATGGTTTCAGTGACGGAACCGGATATTATACAGAGGATATTGAGGGAATCAGCACCCTTGATAATCTTTACCCTCTTACCGGAATTGTTACAGAAATCGAATACGATGTAGAACCGGAAGTTGATCTTGTAACAATCACCTGTTCAAACGGAAATCTTTTCTCATGGTACGCAGATACTGGAAATTATGAAATCAATGACCTTGCATCCTGTATCATGGATAGCAAGGGAACTAAATATGTAGATGATGACGAGGTGTTACTGGCCCATTATGCCGGTGGATTAAAACACCTCGAACAGTATGCAAAATAAATTAAATTAAATTAAACAGAAGGGAAATAAATCATGACAAGAGAAGAATACAACAAGAGGGCAGCAGCTAGAAAAAAGAAATCAATCATTATTAAAAGCAGCTTAGGTTTAGCTGCTTTTTTCATATTTGCCGGAATTATTGGCAAGATAGATCAAGACGTATATGCCGGAATCCATTCTGTCAAGGGAACTGTTTCCGCATCAGGAAACTATATCCTTGATGAGAATGGAAAAGCATATGATGTATCCGGATTCCAGAGCGGATCCGAAGTAACAGTAAAACTTGACAAACAGGGAAACATCCTGTCTGTTGTAAGTAAATAAGTGAGGTAGTGAATCACATGGAACGCAACTATAAACTCCGGATCTATTACAAGTCCGGCTTCCAGAAGGGAAACTTAAAAAGAGAAGAGTTCTTTTCAACCAAAGAATCCATGCAGCAGAGATACAGAGAACTCTTCAAACCAAAAGAATATGCTTTGAATCCCACGGCCTGGGAAAGAATAAATGGAGAATGGCTGAGAATGTTTATTACATCAGCCGCATAAGAAGGGAGAAAAATATGAGTTCTAAATATTGCACACAGATTACAACAGGACAATTTATGAAGGCAGCCATGGTCGGTAAACCTGCAAAAGCAGAAGAAATTGCCGACTGGAAAAAGGAATTAAATGAAATCATGATAGATTTCTGTATTCCTAAAAAGGTCAGAAATGACATTATTTCCAAAACGGAAAAAGAAAACCCAAACGATAGTACGTTAATGCTTTACAACAAAGCATGGCGTAAGTTTATGTCAACAATGTAACATTAAAATATAATATAAAAATTAAATTAAACAAAAAAAGAGGTAGATTAAAATGATGAACTACAAAGCAATCGAAAAATTACTTACAGGAGAAACAGAGAAAGAAAGCAAAGTAATCAGACCGGAAGTATTCAAAGATCAGACAGCATACAACACGGTGATGAATAACTGCCAGAGAATCGGAGGCAAAAGATTCTGCTGTATTCCATTGGAGCTTCTGGAAATTGATGAAGATTACCAAAGAGTATATTGTATTAACATGGAGAAAGTATACTCTCTGGTACGCAAATGGGACTTCAATAAATGCGAACCAATTCTGGTATCTCCACATCCAGAAACAGCAACATTCGCAGTAATTGATGGATCTCATAGAATGCTGGCAGCAGGCATTCGGGAAGAGAAATATGTTATTGCGGTACTTACAGAAGGATTACCTGTGGATCCTATGGAAAGGAAAATGAAAGAAGCCGCATTATTTTCCGAACAGGGAGATGATGTTGATAAATTATCGCTTGCTCAGAAACACAGAGCAAATGTCACTATGGGTGTCAAAAAATATTGCGTTCTTGACAATTGCCTTAAAGGAAGAAAATTACTTTTAAGTGTGCATGAACTGAAGAATCTTCCAAAAGAGAAACGAGATGCATTAAAAGCAGCTGATTACAAAGTCCTCACAGGATATGCAGCAGCAAGAGATGCAGCAGCTCTTACTAATGGTGAAGAGACTCTCAATAATATCTTCGATATTATCGAAAAAGCTGGATGGCATACAGAGCCAAATGGATATGCAGCAAATGTTATTCGCCCAGTAAAAAGTGTTTTGAACATGCATGATAATGATCCACGAGTTGTTAATGCAATTATTGGAATATTTGAGCCAATCAAACCGAACACATTTTTCGCTGATGCACTTTCGAAATATCATGGCAGAAGACCAGCGGAATACCTCACAATGCATCTGGAAAAAGAAGTTGCTAAGAAATTAGGGATTCAACCTTTATATACCGGCGGTGACTTAAGAAAAGTTACTTCTGTAATCAATAGTCAGCGCTATTACGGAGCAACTGGAACAGAAAACAAATAAAACAAATTAAATTATACAGAATATAGCACTTGCATTTTAGTACCGTAAGTGCTATACTCTGCTCAAAGACAAACGAATGTTCGATATCATAATTCAGCTTCGGCATATGCGGCGTGAAATTTAGAGCCGCTCTCCTTCTAAATCGTAGCTGAATTATGCTATTGAGCATAAGAATAGGAGAGAAAGCAAATGAATAAAGCAGAAGCAAAAGCAACAACAGTCACAATTCCAATGAAGGGAAGATACTTTCTTCATAAGAACGGAAGTATCATCCCAGTAACTGACCTGATTAATGCAATCTATCTCATGACCGGAGATGAGAAAATTAATGAATGGGATCCGGATCTTGAGTTCTATATTCGTACATTCTTTGGGAATATCGTAAGAGAAATGTCCCCAACAGAAATAACAGTCAAGAACTTTCTGAAGCATGAGGAGAAAGTAAAGGCAATTAAATTATACTATCACATGCACAATACGGAATCTAATAAATGCACACTGGTAGAAGCCAGAGATTATGTGGAACAGCTTAAAACACAGATGAAAGAGAGAGGCGAACTGTAATGGAAAAAATTAAAAATGCAGTAAAAACAAAAGAATATGCAAAATTTCATATGGAAACCATCGTAGCGCATAACGGTATCCTAGTTGATATCGTCGTGTCTGAGTCCTATGAAGAAACCGAATTTGACAAAATCATGGCCGACTGCAAACGCCAGGAAGAAGAACGTGAGCGTGAACGACGTAGAACCGAAAAAATTAAATTAATCAACCTGTTTACAGGAAAAAGAGTAAGGAGGGAGATCGCATGAATATAATAATAAGTAAAAAAATGCCAGAGTTAGCAGCTACAGATATTGTAAAGTTAAGAAATGGAAAAATTGGGATTGTGCTAGGAAATAAGCATTCTGATAATCATCTTGCTATTTACACAAATAATACTACATGTGTATCTTGTGAAGACTATTTAAGTCATTATGAATTAAATATTCATAATAACGATCACGGTCTCGATATAATTAAAGTATGGAAATCAAATTTTGAAAGGCAATGTGCTTTAATTGATGAATTCTATACAAAAAACAATGCTCCAACATACATGGATCCTGATTGGGAAGAACCAACTACAATGACTGTAAAAGAAATTGAAAAAATTATCGGTCATCCGTTCACGGTCATTGAGGAAGAGGTGGGCGAAGATGAATGAAACACTGTCATTCGCAGGATGGAGACCAGGCAATCCGGATCAAATCATCCCATGGAAAAGAGAAATTCGATGAAGAATATAGCGGCGGAGGCCAGTTAACATTACTGTCAAAAGAAATCTATCAGGCAGAAGCAGATGAAGATATGCCGGCTTTCGAATATCGCTATATTATTAAAGCAATGGATCTGCAGGCATTTGGATCAGATCAGAAAACAATTTGTATCCGTTTATACATATGTCCGTTACCACAGTATTGGAAGCCAGAAGTATTAAAGGATCTTTCGGAAGATAACAGCGCAGATTGGTTCTTCGAAGACGCGGTAAATTCAGATGTCCTTCCATATATAGGAGAAGAGTATTTGAATTATACAGATAATGATGTTTTGCCGGATGAGAACGGTAATAAATGGTACGATTACTTTTATCACATCACTGATTGGGCCAAAGCAAATGAATTATTCAACATTATTGCAACAGTTCTGTATCCGATGGACAGTACACGCGGTCACGGTCTTGACCAGGCATGGAACCAACTGGGAAACACCGGTTGGGATTTGCTTGAACACATTCTGAATGGAAAAGATTATATTAAGGCAGCATTATCAAGATTAAATAACTGCAATAATTAACTTTACAATACGAGAGAAGAATGATATATTAATCATAACAAGTTAAATTAACTATATATAAGGAGAAAAATACAATGAAGACAAAGGCAGTCCGCAGCCAGAGAATCGCATGGCTGTTGAGGAAAGAGGGATTTAAAATTCTTGGCATCACGCCAAATAGAAGACGTCCAAATCTGGATGTTTATATATTTGAAGCAACACCAGAGTTATGTGCTTCACTGGATACTCATATCCAAAATAAAGACAACAGAAGAGATTAACGAAAGCAAATCGGAGGAAAAATCATGAGTGAAAAAGAATTTGACCGAGGGAAATGCTTTACCTTCTTTTCTTCATATAGAAAACAGGGAGAACGAATAAAAGAAATTCTTGGGCCGGAGAAAGCTCTGGAATATTATGAGGCGGTCATAGATTATGGACTGTATGCCAAACCAATAGACAAAGAACTTCTATTATATGTAGGAGACACCTTACTTGAGACAATCGACTCGTCCCAAGAAAAGCGGTCACGAGCATTCGGTGAGAACATGACCGTCACTTTATCCATCTTGGAATTGAAGCGTGATCATCCAGAATATTCTCAGAATCAGATTGCGCAAGAGCTGAAGACGAGCAAAGGCAAAGTCAATAAAGTGCTTACAAAATACAGAGATGGCGGGTATGCAGGTTTTGTTGACTTTAACTTGCTCATAAATGAAATTGAATATGATCCTACGGGGCAAGTGATATGGCCATCTGGTTCCGGTACTGGTACTAATTATAATACTAATAATAATTATAATAATAATAATAATAGTACCGACCGGTACCGTGACCACCAGCGTGACCGCTTGGATGGTCTGGTAGCCGGATCGCTCGTAGAGGTCGCTGGCGCTCCAGATGTCGTCGCTTCCGCTCCTAACTCCGCTGACGCTGCGCGCTTACGCTTGCCGGATGATCTGCCGGAAGATATTCGCAATATAAAATTCGAAGCGAGAATAGATGACAAATCTATGTTAGAGGTTATGGATCGTGATTATCGTGATTATTTAGATGATGGTTGGGAGACTCACGAGGATATTAGAGATAAGCTTATCGAGAAGTTTACTACCGGATTCTATTGTGGTGATAAGGATAAAGTAACTGCTTATGCAGAGTTCTTGATGGAACACTATAAAATTTAATTAAACAAACAGGAGGAAGATATGAAAGTATTTTTATTATGTAGTCTTAATGATGAAGATTACAGACGTCCATGCTTTGAATTCTTTAAGAGTCTTTCTGAAGCTCACCAATCTGTCATAGATTATATTGCGAATGATATTAAAGATGATAAATATGGTGCGGATAGAGAAATTAAATATGTTATGGATATAAGTTTTCCCAAAAATCGCAGAATGCGTATAGATTATTCTTATGGAAATGAACATTTCTTAGTATTTGAAGTCTTCGAAATTCAAGTATCTGATGGAGATTTTCTATGCATTTTTCATCATGCTTATGATGGCGTTGGTTTTTGCATTGAGAAAATTGGAACATTTGAAGAATGTAGAAACCAAATGTTAGATTCAGCAGCTCAGACGGCAAATGATTTTGATATAGATATAACAAATGATGATGTGTTTGAAGTAAATGAAGGTGATTCATGTGTAGATACCGGTGAAGAATGGCACATGTGTAATGTTGTTCAATTTAATTTAAATGATATTCAGGACGAGCAAGATAAACAGAAATATGATGAAAACGTATATCGTGACATGGAAGAAATATGTAGTCCTATATATCCCAACCCTGTTCATACAGAAACAGAAAAAATAACAGACGATTTCATCAAAGAAGTCGATAAAATGGAATCACATGAAGTATTTAAAGAGTTATGTGAATACCATGGAGTAACACCTGGGCTGGTAGAATATTTATATGAATCAGTGTACGGACGACCAAAAGAGAAAACGAAAGGATGTTATATAGAATAAGAAAGGAGAATAATATGAGTGCAACAGTACCTATGTCTGTATGGAATAATATACAGAAGTATTTCAAAGAATCTCTGGATGACAAATATGATCTTCAGGATGTAATCCGTTATCAAAATCCAATGGACTCATACCTGTATATGGTAATTGCAAAACATAAGAATTATTCAGCAATTAAGGCATCTATAGGTGGTGGACCATGGGTTGTATGGACTACTTGGAATGAATCTACACAATCACTGAATGGTGGACATTATGATATCAAAACATATGAAGACGCTTTGTCAATCTGTGAAGCGAGAAGAAAATAAAGAAAAGTGAGGGATAAGAAATGTCAGCATTAAATAATTATAAGGAAGTAAAACAGAAACTTGATGAAGTGAGGATGATTACGGGAGACTTGGAATTTAATACTGCCGTCACATTCTTAATGCAGATCGGATGGAGTAATAAGAGAGATGTTATCTCCTTATGCAATAAATATAATACCGAGCCGGAAGAGAATGTAAATAAAAAAGTTGCAAATGCAGCTTTAATGATTAGCAATATCGCACAGCCAATCGAAATCCTTACATATGTAAAGCTTGAGTGCCCACTTTGGACTGAGGGAATTGAATCGAAGCGTCTCAAGAAAATCGCAGAAGATGTAATCAACGCCGGATATAAATACTGCAAGGATCCGCGAGTTGACACTTTTGAAGACTGGAAAGAGCTTCTGGAACAACAGTATGGAATTACGCATGAAGAGTTACAAAAAATTCTGTATCTGAACGAGAGAGGAGAAATGTAAAATGGTAGATTACAAAGAGAAAATCAAAAAACTTTTATCATTAAGTAAAAGTCCGAATGAACATGAAGCACAGTCAGCTCTTGCAAAGGCACAGCAGCTTATGGCAGAACATAAAATCTCTATGGCAGAAGTCGAAGATAAAGAAAAAAGAAAGGCAAATGAACATTCAGCTGGAATTACTTATTCGACTAGAAGAGATCCCTGGGTACTGAGATTGTCTAAAGTTATTAGTAAGAATTACTGCTGTGAAAGTTTTTCTCGTAGAGAAAAAGGTAAACAAACGTATAAATTATATTTTTGTGGGTTAAATGAAGACGTTGAAATTTGTATGATTGCATTCAAATATGCAACTGATTGTATTCAATCAGAAATTAAAAAGAGAAAACAAAAAGGTAAGCTATTTAATTATACAAACGAACTGGTTACATCCATGTGTAATGGATATGCTTATGGTTTCATTAAAGGACTTGATGAAGCGTTTGAAGAACAAAAAAGAGCAGCCGCACAGTCAGAAGCAAATTGGGGCTTAGTGTTATCTACTCCTCCAGAAGTAAAGCAAAGAATGTCTGAGCTTGGATTAAAGACAACTACGTTCCGGTCTAAGCAAGCTGCAAAAGTATCAAAATCAGATTATGAAGCTGGTAAGAAGGACGGAAGAGATTTTGATATTACTAAAAGAGTGGCCGGTGAGTAAAGTAAATAAATAAAACAGAATAAAAATTTAATTAAACAAAGGAGATGTATATTATGATGGACAATACAATTGAAAGAAGAACAAATAACCTTACACATGTAGAAACGATGTTTGATGCAAGAAGAACTCCATGGGACGGACTTGGAAAGAAAATTGCCGGAGCAGTTACATCAAGAGATGCAATCAGATTAGCAGGTCTGGACTGGAATGTAGTTCCGACAGATATTATTTCTGAAGCTACAGGATTAAAGATTCCTGGTTATAAGGCAAATGTAAGAGATTTGGATGATAAAGTGCTTGGCGTTGTTACAGATCGTTATAAGGTAGTGCAGAATGATGAAGCCTTTGCTTTTACAGATGGATTACTTGGAGAAGGAGTGACATATGAGACTGCAGGTGCTCTTCAGAGCGGTAAGAAAGTATGGATGCTTGCAAGACTGGAAGGCAGAATGATTACTGATGAAAAGATTGATCCGTTCTTGGTGTTTACGAACAGTCATGATGGAAAAGGATCAGTCAGAGTAGCTATCACACCGGTACGTGTATGGTGCCAGAATACGCTTAATCTTGCCCTTAAAGAGGCTGAAAGACAGTGGGTATGCAAACATACCGGACGCATTGATGAGAAACTTGTAGAGGCGAAATACACACTCATGAACACTGAACACTATCTTGAAGCTTTGGAAACAGAATTCGGAAAGATGAAGATGAAAAAGCTTGATGTTGATAAGGTACATAAGTTTGTTAAGATGTTACTTCCTATCAATGAAAAAGATGGAGATCGTAAGGTAGCAAACATTCAGGAAATGCGAAATGAACTTATGATGAGATATCTTAATGCTCCAGATCTGCAGGTGCTTGAGCCATCTGTTTATAGATTTGTGAATGCTGTTTCTGACTTTTCTACACATAGAAAACCGTCCAGAGGAAGCGAATACTATCAGGAAAACATGTTCATGAAAGTAGTAGACGGAGATGAACTTATCGATAAGGCTTACGCAATTTGTGATGCTGAGGTTTGATACCTCGGTATCACGGAAGGGAGTAATGCAATGGAGGCAGTAAATAAAACTAATGGAAATATTTACCGTATTCAGCAAGATACAAATGGTAAATGGTTTGGTTATTGTGATCGGACAAAAGAATACACTCCGGCGTTTGTAAAATTGAAAGGATTGATAGGATTGTTTGAATTGAAAGGATATGAGGTGGTTGAAGAATGTTAAAAGAAAAATTAGTTATTGAAAGAAAAGCAGCTACATTGATCACAGTAGATTTTACAGCGCCGGAGATTGTGGGATATGCTATGGCGTGGCTGAAGCTGTGTAATGTTGCAAGAGAATTAAAACGTCATATTTGGAAAATAGAAAATGATCGATCAAATAAAGTATATGTTTGGTGCGATCCACATTATAAAGATGAAATGATAGATTTCCTTACAGGTATTGTATATTTCCATAAAGACGAAAAACCTATCCCAATAGGTAAAGTTTTAAATATATCTGATGACACAATTGGCGTTCCAGTATATGAGTATGAAAGTACTTGCGACTCAAATGATGAACAATGGTATGAGGATATTGATCATGCTATTTCAAATTGGACTGCGATACAAGAAGTTTTTGATTAAAAGGAGGATTAGGTCATGAAAAAAATCATTAACGGAAGAAAATATGATACAGAAACGGCAAAAGAAATTGGTTATTGGAGCAATGGATATCCATGTTCTGACTTCAATCATTGCGAGGAAACCTTATATCTTAAGAAAACAGGAGAATATTTTCTGTACGGAGAAGGTGGTGCTTTAACTGAATATGCAAGAAGTGTATGTGGCGGAAGCACTGGTGGATCTCGAATTATTCCTATGACTGAAGAAGGGGCAAAGAACTGGGCTATGGATCATCTGGAATGTGATGAATATGAAGCGTTGTTTGGAGAGGTAGAAGAATGAAATTTAATGGAAAATGTAAGATTCGATTACTTAGAGATTTTCCAACAATCAATTTGAGAATGGGTGACAGCCTTACTGTTTATAAATATAAGTATAAAAAGTGTTCCGATGAAATTACATATGTTCATCCAAGAACATATCTTAGATTTACCCCAGAAGATGTGAAGGAACTGTCGGATGATGCAAAAGAATATGAATTCAAAGTGTTTATGGGACCAGACGGAATAGATGGTCCGTGTCTTGGGAAAATGTGTGTAACTGAAAATTCTTCTGACGAAGCTTATAATGTAATGCTTGATATTATCGGTTGTAGATTGGTAGAGTCGTTTCCGGAACTTGATATTCCGTATTCTATTGAATTGGTCGAAGAAAGTGAGGATGAATAATTATGCAAAACGTGTATATTACCAGAAATGGAAAGCAGATTCAGCTCACAGTGGATGAAATTAAGGCAGCTTGGGCTGCCTGGGATGCAGAATTGAGAGAGGAGCAGTTGGATATTTACAAAGAAGAAGTAAAACGAACATTGTTGAAATTAAGTAAGGAAAATGACAAACCTGAATATGAAAAGGCTGCGGATAATGACGACATTGTAGATGAAATTGCTAGAGATATTAGAAGAGCCATTGAAAATGGATGTGATTATGATTGGTGTTTTGATACCAGTAAGTATGGAGGTTTTATGGATAGTTATAATACTGCGATAGTAGTTTGGGGAAAGGCGGATGACATAGATGAGACTAATTATTGAAGGTAAAACAAATAGAGATGACGTAATGGTAAATACAGCGAAAGTAACATTACCATCTGGAGATGTGTATACGATTGACAGGGATTGTACTGAATACACTATTGATACAGTAACCGGGTATTTATCAATGACTTGGGATATGTGTTATCTACATATGATTAACGATATTTTATTATTTGATAATACCGCTTATCTCTCAAGCGATGATGGATTTCAGGATATTCTTAATGAAGGGACATTGGAACTTGAACTTGAGGATGATGCTGGTTCAGATTATGTTGTTGAAGTTGCTAAATGGAGCTTTTGTTGAAAGGAGTTAAATTATGGGATCAGTATATTCTATATATTCACAGATGAAATTCAAAGATAAGAACAAAGCAATTAAAATACTGCAAGCAAAAATCAGCAGAGGAAAAGAAGAGCATACTGATTATGGACTGGATACATATAGAAAATCAGAGAACTTAGACATTAACGATATTGATGATTTGATTGCTGTGTTTATTGGTATAGGAAGAATGTTCGATGTTGCTAATGATGATAATGGTTGGACTACTTACTCTAATGGATTTGACGCCACTTATGGATGGGAATCTGTCATGATGGAAATGTTTGAAGAACTTGCACCAGTGTTAGAAGATGGATCAGACCTTTTCATTAATTGTGATGATGGAGTAGATGTGTTAGTTATTAAGGATGGAAAATGTATTCAAGAGAAATGAGGTGATGAGATGAAGGATATTTTGCTAGAGAAAGTGTTTGAAGCAGAAAGATGGGAAGCAGCAATTAATAAAGGGTTTTTCAAGGGAATTGA